TTGCCAAGTGTAACATGGCCACTGGCGTCTATTTGAAAATCGTTTGCTGTTTCAAATGCATTGTCAGTGTTGATTGCAAATACGTCACTGCTATCATCGATGCCAACTGTTGTCTTCAACGTGGAGTGGCCAAAAGTAATCGTTCTATCGGTCCCATCGGAGTCAGCGCCAATAACAAGGTTACCGTTGCCAAGCGTAATGTGTCCGCTTGCATCTATTTGAAAGTCGTTAGCTGCTTCAAATGCATTATCGGTGTTGATGGCAAATACATCGCCACTATCGTCAATGCCGATTGTTGTTTTCAAGGTCGAATGCCCGAATGTAATTGTGCGGTCAGTTCCATCGGAGTCCGGACCAATGATGAGGTTGCCATTACCCAACGTAACATGACCACTAGCATCTATTTGAAGATCATTGGCTGCTTCAAATGCGTTATCGGTATTTATAGCGAACACGTCACCACTGTCGTCGATACCAATTACTGACTTGAGTGTTGAGTGTCCAAATGTTATTTTTCTGTCTGTACCATCCGCATCAGAACCAATTACAAATTCTGTGCCAGCGGTAAACGTACCAGAGACTAAAAGATCTGTCTCCACCAAAAGAGAACCTTCAAAATTATTTGTACCAGCATAGGAACTTGAAAGTTTTCCAGTAATAGTTACCGATCCTGCAGATGCATTTCCAGTAATAATGGCTGACGCTGCAGATACAGAGCCAGTGGCTGCAAGATTATCTGCTGTAACAATGTCGCCCTCAAATATTGCCTTTGTGGATCCGGAAACTCGGCCGGCACTATTAATAACAAAAGTGTTTGAAGCTCCAGAACCTAATGTTGCACTACCTGAAACTTTTAAATCATCAGCAATCTCAACATCTTTCTCAAAATAACCCTTGCCAGATCCTGAAATATTTCCAACCGAAACTAAAGAACCAACATCCACGGTGCCCTTGTTTCCAGAAAAGACCTCTGAAGAATTTGTGGCATCGGGAATAAAAGTAAAATTTCCCGTTGAATCGTCGAATCCAAAAAAGCCAACTTTTGCGGAGGAACCATCGTGCCAGCGAAACTCTATGCCTCTATCTTTATTATCGTCTGAGCCTGGGGCTGTGTCACCCCCTAGGGTCATGATTGGGTCATCAATAGTTGTGACGGTTGAATTGACTGTTGTTGTTGTTCCATCGACAGTTAAGTTACCAGAAATATTAAGAGAACCCTCAACAATAAGATCTCCTTCAAAATTGTTCGAACCAGCGTAGGAGCTTGAAAGCTTTCCAGTTATATTAGATAAATCTGTTGATCCACCGCCGCCTCCACCGCCTCCGAAAATAGTAGAACCCTCCGGAGTTTCTGAAAACCTCTTTATTCTAGCTCTGAGGTCACCTTCGCTATAGGCCCATGGCTTTACTTGTTTGATGCCCTTTGCCATTCATGTGGTCCTCCTACTTGGTTGCGTACACAACTCCAACAGTAATTAGGGCGCCGGTTAAGATACCTCCAAGAAACCACCACTCGGAATGGCTTTTTGGCCTCTCTAGTGCTAAGTTTTGAAGTCGTTCAATCTGACCATTCTTTATGCCTAGCATATGGTTATATTTATCGTTACATACGTCGACTTCTGCGGAAAGATTTTCGACTTGCAGATCACAATTTGCCTGCATCTGTTTTTCAAATTGTTCTATAAACAATTGATGTTGTTTAATTAAAGCTTCCCGCTGGGCTACCAATTCAGCTACTGCTGTTGGATTGTAAAGCACCCCTGAGAAAGGGGCTTTATCATTTTTACTTAGTGGGGAAATTTGTGGAGTTTCTGCGTATCCTATTACTGGAATTATTAAAATAAGAATTATTGAAATTATTTTGGTCATTTATTACCTTGTAGGCATTCCCCCGATTTTGTAAGTGACTTTTTTACCAATATCGATCATCTTCAAAAGATACTCGGCTGCTTCTTGATCTCTTTCTGCACCACCTGCGCCTTTCGCAAGTCGGAACAGACCTTCTAAAGTTTCATTTTGGGCCTTTGCTAGCTGGCCGAATTCTGTTTTCATCTGTGAGAGGTCAACCACTTCTTTTGATTTCTGGATTTTATCAATCAGAGCCATGGCTTTTGTTTTTGCACTACCCGATGCATCACTCTCATGCACCAACCCTCTGAGGGCCTCGTATGCTCCTGAAGAAATGCCACCGCCTTTACCTGTTGGGACAGCTGTCTCCTCGCCTCCTGCCGGCATGATTGCGGCTTGAGCCTCTGGTGAGTCCAGCACTGCCATCAAAGCAAACATTCCCGCACTCAAAACAATCACTGATACAACTTTAAAGATGAGAGGGTGCGACTCCTTAAACCTTCCGACAACGGATAATAGTTTCTTGCCTAGTTTGGCGGCGAGTCCAACCCCTCTTTTAGCCATCTCAACAAGTTGGATCGAGCTTTTTAGCATCCAATCTGCGACTTTTTCCTTTATCTTTCCTGCGAGAGCGCCGGCTTTCTTAAGAGCTTCAATCTCATTCAAAAGTTGCTCATGCTCATAATCAAATGAGGCTTCCCACAGACTGACCAACTGTTCTTCTGTAATGCTTTTATCATCATATTGCTCTAACAAGACATTAAAATTTGTCTTGACAGGCTCACTGTTCTCAAATAAGAAAACATGAGTTTCTTTATCCTTGGCTGTGTCTTCAAACTTTCTCCAAGTTTCCATTATTAATTTCATATCTTTCATTTTTTACAATCCTTTGGTAAATATGATTTTGGGTTCTTTTTATAAGTAGTCAGCGGGGGCTGGTTCCAGTCAATTTCTGGACAATATTCTTTATGATCTTTCTTATCTTGTAAATAGTGCATTAAAGCCTTTGTATCCTTCTTTAATCCTCCGATATCTTCTTGCGGAGGACCCATTGGAGCGAATACGAAAGCGGTTAAGAATGTTATGATTGAAAACTTCATGCTATCCTCCAACAATCTCCAACTGGACATCGTAGTTGTATGTCATTTCCAACTCTTCTGCTTCTTCTGAAAATGCCCAATCTTCAACTTCAACCGGCGTGATGCCTGAGACGTGGACCTTGATATCAATGTCTCGTTCTTCTTGTTCTTCGCCGTGCTTTTCTATATCTTGTCTTGCTCTATCTTCTGGATCCATAGCAGAAGACCCTATCAATTTCATACCTCTAATTTTGGCGTGCGGAAGTAGAGATAAAATTGATGCCTTGATTGCCTCCTCATCAATTTCTACGTTCTCTTTCAAATACTTGCGCCAATTTTCAAATAGTAGTTTCATTGTACTAAACCATACTCCATAAGATATATTGCATATCCAAGTAGGCTCACGAACACAACAAAAATAATTTCTGGTGCTCTGTTTTGTATTTTCTTTATAATGTTGTAGAGAGTGATCATTTTAGCTTTTTGCCCTTGTCCTTGTCCTTATATTCGTTGTGTCAGTGACCTCTCTACCTTTGGGACCGACTTGTCCGGGTTCAATTAATTCGGGTTGTCCAGGATCAACAGAGCCTGCTCTAGAAACATACGTGCGACTTGCGACGTCGCCAGACATAGCCTTCGTCCCGGTGTAGGATATTTCGTCTTTCACTATCTCGCCACTGACTTTTGCGAACTCTCTGGTTTGTTGAGAGAAAACTGCGATATCGCTTTTTAATGATGAATTCGAAAGAACATTAATCTCTGTAACAAATTTTGATGCACCTTTGCATGCAGCTGGATCATCTTCGCAATGAAACTTCGCAGCTGCCAACGTATTTCTAACGATATTGTCCATGGCATCCATTGAAGAGTCAAGTCCGAGAGGTATGACACTTATAGCCTTATCATATTTTCTATGAAGTGCCAATTGTTTTAACTCTTCTAGTGCGCGCAGCTGCTGAGCGACCAGTTCATTGCTATTGCCAATCCAGACTTTATTTGAATAGTCTACTACTTCTGTTCCATCAGGACTGATAACAACATTTTCTATAGTTGATCGGATGACTCTTTTGTCGACAGTTGCATCGCCAATTTGCGTAGCCAATATATCCATTGCTTTCCCTATTTCGTCTAAGGACATTTGATCGTAAATTTGCTCTGTGAACTCTCCAATTGTAAATCCCCACCCAATTGCTGCCTCGCCAAGATCACCAACGTCCTCATCGAGTGACTCTTCCTGCTCTTCAAGGCCAATAGCTTTTTTGGCTGTGGCGACGGCAACGCGTCGGGTGGCCATGGGTACCAAAAACGCCGGCGCTGCAACAAGGGCAGTTGGCATTACCATTGAAACGATGAGCACAGCAACACAGGCCACCATGAGAGCGTTTTTGACGACTGGGTTACTTAATAATTTAACAACTGGCTTCACAATAGCGCCTAAAGCTTTTGCGGCACCTTTCAACACTTTCCCAACATATCCCGCCAATTTGAGAGCCTGCTTAAGTAATTTTACAGCAACCGATTGTTTGGGTGGATTCTTCGTGAGCGGGAATACCTTTTTAAGATAGCCACCCACAGTTCCTACAAGCTTTTTAATTACACCTCTGACGAATCTTATAGCTTTGGCTGCTGCTCCGTATGTAAATACATACAAAGCTTGGCGCGCACGCCATTGAGCCTTTGCAATTTTGCCTAGCTCTTCAGGTGGTGCATCTTTCTTCCACTCAGCCCATGACTTTTTCAAAACATCCAGCACTCCCTCATTAAGAAGCTTCTGGCGTTCGTATTCAACAGACTCCTCTAATATTTTGCCTAATTTTTCAGTGGAGATCTCATCCCTATCATACTTTTCCATCAATAGTGAAAACGAAGTTTCCTTGATTTTGTTTTCTTTAATCAAATATATTGTATCTGATTTTGCATCATCGCACTCAAGTTCGGCTTGCTGCAAGGAACTATCTAGAACATTTACATAACCTCTCCAGTTCTCCATTATCAATTTCATGTCGCTCATTTTAGCTTCTCCAGTGCTAGCCTAACTGTATCTTTTAATCCGGGCGTTGTATCATAATTGTCTAATTCATCATAGGGTGCCCATGCCCAATCGGTATGTTCAAAGTCTATTTCGACATCTCCAGCATATGAGTTCGAACAATAGATCATTGCCTGACCGCGTTGCACAAGTTGCTTTAAATTGCTTAAAGACAAATTCGTCTCTTCTTTAGTCTCTCGCGCAGCTGCGTCTTCGGATAATTCTCCTTTCTCAATGTGGCCACCTGGAAGTCCCCATTTGCCAGGCATCCATCCGGCGGCTTCCATCCTTTTTAATATTAACACATCTTTCTTATCATTTAAAACTACCGCCATCGCTGCTCTTAAATCTTTTTCCATTAAATAATTTCTCCAATTATGAATTATTTTGTTCACCGATAATCTTCTAACTTCCTTGTCTTTTTTACCGAGAAGCCCACAACTCCTTTTACTCTCTTAAATTTTGAAAGTATAATCGCGAGGCGTTGTTTTACTGAATATGCGCCCTTAACAAATTTAATTTTAACATCAAGAGTTTCGAGATCTCTTCCGATACTCTTACCTCCTCCAGGCATGATGTTGACGATTGTAACACTCTCCACTGCGCGCATTTTAGTGAGGATGTCTGTAACATTTTCATTAAGCGGAACTGTCAAAACACATTCAGACTCAAAGACACTCGGTGCCACAGCTTCTCGAAGATTGCTTTTATCAAGCGCCTCTCGAATGATTTTTCTTAATCTTTCTTCTGATATTTTATTTTTCATTTACAGTTCTCGCAAAAAACATAACTTCATTTATAAATAGTCAATTTATCCATTAATAGAACAAAAAAAGGGAGGCACTTTCGTGCCTCCCATAGTCACAAAATAATGAAGCAGGTATTAAGTGATATCAATCTCTTGTGCAGGAATTTTTTGGACTTCAGGTTTCTTAACTGTAACAGAAAGAATTCCATCCTTATATTCAGCACTAACGTCTCCAGCAACAGTCCCTTCCGGTACCGTCCAAGATCGCTTAAATGAGCTAAAAGAATGCTTACGATAATCTCCTTCTTCTTCTTTTTGATCGTTTGTGTACGACAATGTTAAAACCCCTTCTTCCAGAGATGCTTTGAGCTTTTCTCTGTTCAAGCCTGGAGCTGCAACTTCGATCATGTGAGCTTCATCAGTATCGTAAACCTCCACAGAGGGCGCAGTCTTATTAAAGATCTGCGGATGAAAAAAGTCTCTATCAAACGTGCTCCTTGTTGGTGTCAAGAAGTCGTCAAATAGTTTAGTGAAATCCGAAAACGGATCTGAAAAACGAACAAGTGATGCCATGGTATATTCCTCCTATGTTAGCTTTGTTCAAGTATAGTATAATAACTATAAAAAGAAAGTCAACCCCTATTGCATAAATAAATGGACTCTGTAGTTATGTTTTAGTTCCATTTCGTCTGAAATCATAAGCTTGGAATAAGATGTCAACAAGGCGTACTTTTGACCCTCTACGAGAACTACTTCTTCTCCAGTCTTTTCGCTTGTAGAAGTTGGAGTCAGTATTATTTCATTCATAACTTCTAAATATCTAGAGTTTATGGCGTAGTATTCACACAACAACGTCATTAAATCTGAATTCCAGGACTCATCATCATCGGCTCTATCTTTTATATAAGTCTTTAACATTTTACTTATATCATAGCATTCTTCAATTCTTTCGAAGCATTGCTCCAGAGGCAAAGAATAATACTTTTTTCTGTCACTCATGACTTACCCGCATTTTTTCACTCCTATAAAATATGCAGCCTCGACGTGTTCTATAGTCGGATCCGAGTAGCCATTTCGAACCCCATCAATCATAATTTCTATAAAGTGATCAACAAAATCGTCAATTTGCTGATCACTCATGTTTTTTAAAATTATTTCTGATCTGTTATAAAATTTACTTTGCTTGAGACTGGGGAACTCTCCTGAGATTGCAGGCACAACTAAAGATCTATATATACTGCCTTCAAAACCAGCGTCTTTCAACATTTTATTGAATGTTGAGACAGAATAAAGTCTTTCTACGTTAAAAACAACTCTTTCTCTGGATCTAGTAGTTACTGGGACGCCAAATAATGCTATTCCACCTGGCTTAAGTACTCTATGCATTTCTTTTAACCCCTTGATATCTCCTAGGGGGTCGATAGTGTCTCCATACCTCCCTAATCCAAAATGCTCAATTGCGTGAAGACTGGTAACGATAGGAAAATAATTATTTTTGAAAGGTATTTTTTGTGCCTCGCCACGAAAAAAAGATATCCCCAAATCTTCAAAAGTCTTGTTATCGTTAACTACAGGATCTAAACAAAAACAATTGAAAAATGTTGTGCAAGCAAGAACATGTTTAAAATCAGACCCCACATCTAAAATATTATCAATCTTTTCCACTTCTTTATTTATTTCTAGAGTTTTAATATTTGAAAGAATTTTTTGTGCAGTACGGGTCAATTGTGCGTATATGACATCAAAATCATCGACGCCGCCGTTTAGGTAGAAAGAAGCATCATCATTTTTAACAACTTTCAAAATACTTGCTTGGTCGTTACATGAATCTAACAATTCTACAAAAGATTCAAAATTCGTTTTGTATCTTTCTTTATCTTTCACGGACTATTGCTCTTAGTTTTTTTATTCCTCTTCTTTTTAAACGCTCTGCCTTCGCTCCAAAAATTCTTATTTTTTCTCTGGTTTGTTGTGAGGTATGCCTCTATATAAGGCCCTTGTTCGTCCTTCTTGAAAAAAACTCTATGTGGAGCCAATTCACCATAAAGAGGTTTTGGCGTCTTCTTGGCGTACTTTTTGCGAGGAGGTGCCTGATTCAGATGCTCGATACAGCCGCTTACTATTTCATCTTTAGTTAAACCTTCAGATAGATACATTTCGTGATCAACGTCGATATGTACAATTACAACCCACTTCTCTCTACCATACCCTTTTATACTGAAAAAATTACTGTTAGAATATAAACCTTTTCTCAGCTTTTTCGAACCGTAGCTAGTCAGTGCGGAATGAAATTCTCGCATCTGCCTCAAATCACACTTAATCATTGCCCAACCTTTCTTTCAGATCTGAATAACCGCCAATGAACTCGTTTGACATAACCTGTTGTGCCGGATTGCTCCAATCTACAAGCTGTTCCCAAATCATAGGAACTGTTTGCCAATCGCTCTGCTTCTTAGTCTCTTCTAATACTTGCGTTGCGTGTTCCATGTCGGTGTAAATAAATGACTTATTTTTATCTTTCAAAAGCTCTATAGATTCCTGACAATATTCGCAGGAACTTTTTACCACTAAAACGTAATGTTTTTCAACCATTTTTAACCTCTTAATAATTGTTTTGTAGCTAGGCCTAATCTCTCTTGTATGTGTGACGGTTCGCCAACAACTACAACATCAATACCAGACTGGCCCCTGTTCATGTATACTCTAGTAAATGTCTGGTTTTTATTCAAATCCCCTAATTGGTTCTCCAATAAAAGTCTTTTATATTTTTCATCTTCCCTTAGACACACTATGTGTTCAGGGTTAACGAAGATCTCTCTAAAGGAATATTCAGTTCCTTCCCAACCTCTTCCTGTTTCATATACCTCTGTTAATTTAACAATCATTGCCTACACTCATACACGTTATTTTTATTGACAAACCAGTATTGACCTTCATAAAGTACTTTATAATAAGTCCCATCTTCATTCTTAGCCAACAAAGCATGGCCAGGTTTCTCAGTCTTCATAAATTTATTAGGGTGTTCAAAACTATGTCGGAATTGCAAGAGAGTGACCTCTGAAGGTATAAAAACTAAATCGCCTTTCATGAAATCAAGTGCCATTAACGATCTGTCTCCAAGGGTACCGTAGGAGGCTCCTGTGGCCCCATCCTTTCGAGGTACGCTGCTTTTTGCTGCAGCATAACTTCATTATAAGAAGTTATAACTTCGGAACAATCTTGAAGGACCTGTTCAAATTTCGATAACTCCTTTTTAATAGAGTTTATTTCAGTAATAACCCCTGGATCGATAACTCTTTGTTTCAAGCTGTTTTTCAAATTTTCCGACTTTGCCAAAAGATTATCTTCAGCATCTGAAAGATATTCAATTAACTTCTCTGGAACTTCTTCAAGTTCCATGGAGATTCCCATTTTTATGTACATTGTGACTCCCTATTCTTTCTCTTCTTTGTCAGCCTCTGGCTCTTCGTTTGCGTTATTAGCTGTTAAAAAGCTTACTGCGGAAGATAGCAGAGAAGCCTCTTCTAGACTATACGCTCCGCGTTTTTGTGCAACTTGTACTCCTTGAAGCAAGAGATTAACTGCTTGTGATGGTGATTCAATTTGTGACATTATTTACTCCTTTTTTGTCTATATGTGAAAATTATACACTAATTGTATATATTTGTCAAGTTATTTTTTGCGCCTTTTTCAAAAACCTCTCTTCACAGTTTACAACCTGTGTCTTACCTAGAGGCAACAATGTATACACCTTCGCTCCCTTAGCCGCGCTTATAACTGGTTCTGCTCCGGTTTCGATAACTGAAAAATAAGAATCTCTTATTTTAATTGGTGCATTCTTTCTACCCTGGACGAGTTGGCCAACTTTAAATTTTGGCTCTGATCTTGTTTCTCGGATCACCTTTTCAGTGAATTTGTTTTTACACATGGAATTAAATTGTTTTTCCGTTGGAACAAAATCCGGGTCGCTCAATATTTTCTCTGACAGTTCCTTGAAATAAGGAGGGTTGTTCTTATAATAAAAGGCGCAAATTTGTGCGACTTCTTTCTTTTCTTCGTCGTACTCTCCTTTCCATCTATCATAATCCACTACCGTCTCCTCAGAATACTTTTTGTCTATTTTATTTACAGCGTTTAATTGAGCCTCTGTCAAACTTCCATTCTTATTGTATTGCTCGTAGATTGATTCTAGAAACTGTTTCGTGCTTCCAAATACGAATGGAATTTTTAAAATGTTCTCGATGCGTTCTAAAATAGAATCATCTTTTACTTTTGGTTTCTTTATTTTTTTGTACTTACTATAGTACCTGCGAATAGTCATTTTCCTAACCCATTTGCGCGCTTAAAACTTGATGCATTCCCAGACCAATTAATGTGGTTACAACAATCCACAAAACTTTCGAGACCTGCCTCTTGAAACTTTCAAGCTCTCTAATTCTAGCATATATGCCAGAGTCAGGATTATAAACAGCCTCCTTGATTTTAGCAATATCTTCGGCCATTTCTTCCTGCTTTTCCTTAACTATTTCAATATTATCCAACATCCGTTCAAATTTCCCATTCAGTTCAAGAAGAGCTGTTTCAGCTTGAGAATCCATTTATACCTTTCTCCTTCGAAAATAAATAGTTCGGCTGCTGACTAATCGTTCTCGATAATTGCATAATTTGTAGTAATTAATGTCGATACAGCGGAGACAGCATTTTGAATCGCTGCTTTAGTAACTTTTGCGGGGTCAATGATGCCCACTTCTAACATATCTACAATTTCTCCAGTCGTAAAGTCTCTACCATCGTTACCATGCAGTGACAAAACTTCATACAAAATAAGATCCTGAGACTCACCTGCGTTTTTAGCCATCTGTTTAATTGGAGACTTCACAGCTTCGGATACAATTTTTGCTCCAATCTCCTGATCCTCGTTATCAAGCTCAAGTTCCAGATTGGCAGAAGCTCTAACTATAGCTACACCACCACCGGGAACAATTCCCTCTTGCTGTGCTGAATGAACAGCTTCTAGAGCATCTTCAACTCTATGTCTCTTCTCGATCATTTCGATTTCCGTAGCGCCACCAACTCGAATAATTGCAATCCCGCTAGCTAGTCTTGTGATTCTATCTTGAATCCTTTCACACTCATACAGGGAATCTGTCTGTTCTAGTTCAACTTTCAAAGCCTCAATCTTCTTATCAATCTCTTCGAAGTCGCCCTTCCCTCCAACGAAAGTAGTTCCATTTTTTACTATATCCACAGTCTTTGCAGTTCCAAGATGAGACAGTTTTGTGTCTCTCAACTGCAACCCTGAATCTCTGGAAACAAAAGCCGCGCCAACAGACAATGCCAAATCCTTAAGAATATTTCTTCTCTCCTCTCCATAACGTGGAGCCTTTACAGCTGTCACCTTCATTGTTCCCCTAATGGCGTTCATGATAACTGCAGCCAAAGCTTGTCCTTCAATGTTCTCACAAACAATAACCAATGGCCTGTTCTCTCTAGCAACGAACTCCAACACCGGGAGGAGTTGATCAACAGCCTCGATGTCATAATCTGTCACCAGAACCAAAGGTTCGTTATATTTTACAGCGCCTCTACGCTCATCTGTGATAAATTGAGAAGACACATAGCCGGAATCAAATCTGAATCCTTCGACAAGATCCAGGCTCGTCTCTACAGAGCGCGCTTCTTCAATACTTATAGAACCGTCTTTGCCGGCAGCTTCAACTGCGCTAGCGATCAATTTGCCAATTGTCTTATCCCCGTTTGCAGAGATAGTCGCAATGTGTTCGATGTCCTCCACACTAGAAATAGGCTTTGACATCTCCTCTAATCGCCCTACAATGGCCAAAACAGCCTTGTCCATGCCTCTCTTCATCTCTACAGGAGAAGAGCCAGCTACGATGTATTTCTGTGTCTCTCGCAACAATGCCCGGGCCAACACTGTGGAGGTTGTTGTGCCATCCCCACACTCATCTGCTGTTCGCGCAGCGACTTGTTTGATAATTTGCGCTCCTACATTTTCAAAAGGATCTTCAAGATCAACAAACTTTGAAATAGTCACGCCATCCTTTGTGATAATCGGATTGGAGCCCTTCTTGTGTAAGATAACATTCCGACCTCTAGGCCCGAGCGTAGACGCTACGTTGTCAGCCAGAGTGTCAATACCTTTCAGAATCTTCTCTTGCAGAGAAGGGCCTGAGTCATATTTCTTTGTCATGTTTAACCTCTATTTTGTTATATACATTATAAGGCATTATACACTAAATGTCAAGTGTTTTTAATTGTATCTTGGATCTTTTTCCATACCTGTGCGAATTTCTTCTGCATCAGACTTTGCTATCTCAGCGGCAGCGTTAGCCTTGTTTCTTCTTTCCTCACGGAAGTATGAGCCAATGTTTTCAGCCAAACTCTTTGTCTTCTCAAGAAGCATCATAACACTGCCTTGAAGCTTTGCGATATAAACCTCTGCTACCTGATCTATTCTTGATTGAGATAAATCGATTACACCATAAGAGTCGAGCTTTATCACGGAGCCTAAATCTCCGAGCTGTTTCATGGTCGCCTTCCATTGTGTAGCTCCGTCTGAACCTTCAAGAAGTAACGCCTCCTGCAACAATCTTTTTTCTCTTTGGTGAAATGATTCATTTATTTCTAGCTCACCTGTTTGTTCTTCTTCCGGCTTTGCCAATGCCATAGTTTTCGCAGTGCCGCGTTCAATATCTCTTTCTCTTTTCTTTTGTTTTTTCTCTTGAGATTTTCTATAGGCATCCCATTGTTCATCAGACCAAGTATCCATTTCTTCTTCAGGGGTAAGCCCGCCTGTTTTGAGGAAGTCTTCGATCAGCCCTCCGGTGTATCCATTCGTTTGTAATAATGCCTGAGCCAACTCTAGTTGATCGGATTTGTCATTACTTTGACCATAATTGGCTGCAAGTTGCTTAAGTAACGATCTTTCAACACCTTTTAAAAGCTTTTCTCCTCCGCCGACTCCTTCAATAAAGTGAACAAAGTTTTCTCTGTTAACTTCAAATTCCCAAAATTGCAATTCCCCTACATTAGCATCACTTTCTACGACTTTGTAAGCTACGATGTATTTTATCATCGGTGCGCCCCTGACTACAAGATAATCAACTAAATTAGTATAACTTCCTTTAGTAGGTCCCCCAAGGGTCAAAAGCTTGAGACTAACGGGAACACCTGAGTCTTCACCATAATCAGAGAACGCCACAAAGTCTTCGATGGGGAGCGTTCCTCCAATTTTTCCAGTGATTTGTTTCCCGCCTGTTAGCGCAGACATGAAAGCCTCAAATACAAACCCAGCCGCACTTTCATTAAAGTCGTTCAAAGTCGCTTGAAGCGCTTCAACCACCATCATCATGTTTATAATAACGCCTGGTGATCTTTTTCTTGCCGCTGCCGAAGGATCGAGAAAGTTGTTAATATTTTGAAGCTTCGACTTTATATCTCTACCGCCGCGAACAACAGAAAACACTTTCAATATGTGTTCTCTATCTACCGACTCAGGGTCTCCCCACGCCTCAGTTGGAGAAAACGAGGGAAGAGGAATAGTCATACTAAATCTTCCGCCCTCTTTCTTTTCCTCCAACACTTCAGGGCTGTCAAGCTGTTGTTCAATCATCTCAAGAAGTCTCTGAAAATTTAGAACTTCTTTGTTGAACCTTTTGTCGATTCTTTCTTTAATATCCATGCTTATAATTAGTTCCCACTAAACGATTTCGTCCGCAATTCCTAATTCTATTGCCTCTTCTGCCGTGAGGTAAACATTCATCCTTTTGGCTAAGAGTTTCTTGAGGTGTTTCTTAGTCATGCTTGATTCTTCTGCCAAGCAACTAACCAATCTACTTTGAGTCCACTTTGCCTCTGCCATCTCATTTTCAAGATCTGAGATGTTGCCATGTTGACCAGCTGAGACACCGTGAAGCATAAGTCTGCAGTTTTGACCAATTTTTCTCTTGCCTTTAGTTCCGGCAGCCAACAGCAGAACTCCTGCCGACATAACTTTGCCAAGCCCCAAGGTAGATATTTCGCAATCTTCTCTGACCATTCTCATTGTATCATAAATTGAAAACATGTCAGCAGCAGACCCTCCCCAAGTTGATATAATAAAGTTCAAAGGATCGTAAGTCGTCAAGATTTCAGATTCAGGGTCTTCAGGATCTTCTCGCTCTTCTCTTTTTCCCATTTCTTTAAGCGCCATCAATGAGAAAGTTGTTTCAGCGGCGCGCTCTTCGTCGACTTCGCCGTACAACCCAATCAGTCTGAGTTTCGCTGGTTCAGGATTCACATCATTCAGTAGCAGAAATTGAGACAAGTCTGTCTCCTGCGGCTCTGTAGTTTCTGTGGCCTCTGTGGTTTCCTCTTGTGTTTCTTCGTTAAGTTTTTTCAATCAATCCTCCTGTTTTTGATCTTCTTTTCCTTTCCGTTTCTATTCAACTCTAGTATTTCAAATGGAAATTCTTGAGCCCAAGTTAGCCAAGAATTTGGCTCCTTGAATTTTCTTGTTAGCAAAAGAGTTTCTCTATCATCCTTCGTCCACCCATGACCAACGTGTTTCCAGCCATCAACAGCAGACATAACCTTCTTTTTCATACGCTTGCCTTTTATACCCTCTATTTGTAATCGATAATGATTTCCTTCTTCATTGGAAAATACTTTCCAAATTACAGCTTTCACTTCATTCTCCTTTTTATTTTTCATGTTAGCACATTCCTCTCTATTTTGCAACAACTTTCTTTTTAGCTCTTCTGACATAGTTCATCGCTTCTCTCCAGTTGTTGAATTGTATGAGCTTTTTATAAAGCCCCGGCCAATGAGTAATTATGCGGGCGATTGTCGTTTCTCTCCAAAGTTGTAATAATTTATTATCTTTATCTCTAACAATCTTTACTTCTTCTTCGTGAACGCCAGCATCTCTCATAGCACTATACTTCATTTCGAGAGTATTGTCAAGATCTTTCGACATAATATCTAACAATTTTAATATGTGATGCAGCTGCTCTTCAAACAATGCAGCTAATTGGCCATACTGAAGTAATCCCGCTACAATCCTGTAGGAGAAAACTCCAATTATAAACCATAAAAATTCATTCATGCCTTCTGGCATGGATACCTCTTATTTATCTTTTTTTGATGCGGAGAAAATACGATCTATAATTTGCTCGCTGAGCTTTTCTACGTAATTTTCCTTCACGGATTGTGCCTCTTTTTCAGCATTTTCTTTTTTCTTCTGATCAAGAAGGCGCTCTACGATTTTCTTAGTAATCTCATTGAGGAACTCCTCGTCGTCTTCTTGCACGACTTCTTCTTCCTCTTGTACCGTCTCTTCTTCTTCCTGCATCATGTCCTCTTTGTCATCAAGCGGATCATCCATTGGAGGTTCTTCCATTGGGGGTTCTTCCATTGGAGGCTCTTCCATATCCATATCCCCTTCCTTCTCAACGCTCATAAGACCTTCGACGCCTAACGCATCTTCAACAACACTAGCAAAACCACTAGCTAACTTCTCTGCTACCTCTTCAGCTACTTCAGGAGTAAGGCCTAGGCCTGCGTCTTCTTCACCCTCTGGTGGAAGATCTAATGGAGCCTCTTCTTCGGCACCTGGCTCGAGCCCGGGCTCTTCCGGCATTTCAGGATCCATTTCATCGTCGTGTTTGCCTGGCATACTGGGCATGCCGTATCCTCCCTCTTCGAGTTCTTCTTCTTCTTCCTTGATTTTATCAACGAAGGTTTCGGTGAGAGGTCCGATTGAAGCCAGTTTCATAAAACGGCGGATGGTGTTTTCCTTAAGTAAACTTTTGTTGCTCATTTGATTTTCTCCTGTGGTAGCAGATAGTTTTACATTTCAAAATAAATAGTTCACCAAACAACAAAAAGCTCAATAACCTATTAATTATTTTTCCTTATTAATGCGAGTCATAAACTTTTTTAAAGACTTGTCCTGTATTTGCTTAACTCTAACAAAAGTTATACCCATTCTGTCTGAAACTTCTCTTAAAGTCATAGTTCCATGCTTCTCAACCGCTATGAGCGAACAATTCAAATCATCCTCATAGTCAATCCAATGTCTACAATCTTCAATAGGGCACCCGACGTCATTAACTATGCAACAGTTACAACAACTTTTCATAATTCTGGATACTCCTTTTCCAAAAGATCGAATATGCTTTCAACATCATCCGGATTTAGAGCAAACGCATCCTGTAAATCTCTACCCTTTTCAATTAATCGTTTTGATTTCTTTCTGTTCAATACGCTTTGATTTCCTTTTTGCTCCTTATACTCATCAATAATATTCATCATGTTAACATCCTTGTTGATATATTTTCTCATCATCAATCTGAAAAACTCATTCTGTCTTAATCCATCGTAATGTAATCTGATTTTTAAATCGGCATGCTTTTTATCAAAATCTTCAAAACAAACTTGCTTTTCAGCTTTTCTAAACTTGTAAGACATCAGCGCCTCAAAATATGAGTTGAACTTTCAAGTTGGCCTGCGGGGGTCTGTCGTAAAAATGTAGCCTTCGATTGAAGATCTTTCAGATTTTGAACACCAGTATAGGAAAATCCACTCTTAACGTTTCCAGCAATATCCTGAAGGATGTCAACAACAGAACCTTTATATGGAATTGTCGTTGATACGCCTTCAGGCGAAGATGACTTTCCCCTCCAGTCCATTTGCGCAGACCTGGAAGCCATCCCCCTATAAACTTTATACTTCTTATTCTCGCTCTTGAATATTTCTCCTGGTGATTCATCAGTGCCGGCCAACATCGAGCCGAGCATAACAAAATCTGCACCTGCCGCAAGAGCTTTCACAATATCGCCTGCATTCCTGATCCCACCATCAGCAATTAATTTTGCATCTCTGTTGGAGCGCGCACAATCCATTACTGATTGAAGAGTAGGTACCCCGTGTCCAGTATTAATTCTTGTACTACAAATAGATCCTCCTCCTATACCGACTCTGATACTGTCTGCACCCCAATCTGCCAAATCATTAAAGGCTTCAAGTGTCGCAACATTACCAGCCATCAAGTGAATTTTGTCTCCAAGATTTTGCCTGAGTGTTTTCAATGCAGTGCGAACCAATGCGTGATGACCGTGTGCGACATCCAAACATAAGATACGACAACCAGCCTCGACCAAAGAGGCAGCACGGGCTTCGTAATCTCCGGTGACGCCAATCGCAGCTGCAACATGGCCTTTTGTTTTCTTGGCTAGTATTACTTGCTCTTCAATGGTATTATACCTGTGAATCACGCCTAGGCCGCCAACTTTACTTATCGCAGTCGCCATTTCAGTCTCAGTAACAGTATCCATAGGGCTCGCGACAACAGGCAGGCTCAAATATGTATATTCATCTAAATAATTCGATACATCAATCTGCGCTCTACTTTCTATATCTGAATATTTTGGCTCCAATAAAACATCATCAAAACTAAGACTTTTCTTCATTCATTTCCTCTTTTAATTGTTTAACTATGCCGGTAGCTCTACTCCAGCACTCGGGACAATATAAATTAACTTGCCCTTTTTCTTCTCTAACAATAACATACCATGATTGTACCATTTCTTTGTTCTGTTTGTCAAATGGTTTTTCACAAACTAGACAAAAATCTTCCAATCTTGAAAACATTCCGACTTTTTCTTTTAAGTCTTTTTCGGCCTGTCTTTTTTTAGCCTTTCTCATATTTCTTTCTATTTTTTTTGTTGCTTTCGTCATCGCACTTCCAAAGATGATAGGTTGATCAGGCCGTGAGCACCGCATCCTTTCGTATCCTTAAAAACGATAACAGCAGAAGGAAATGGAGCCGAGTTATTACCAGCATGCTCATTCTTAAACTTAAGACGACCTTTAACAAAGTGAATATTCCACGCTTTCATACAATATTCGTGCCAATACTTTGTATCTGTTCTAGAAGGAATCAAGCAAACCACTATTGTATTGGGCTTTTGCCCTTCTTCATACGCCTTTTTGATCCAATGCTTGATATCGCGACCGTAAGGAGGGTTCATAAAGACTGATTCCCCTTCCCAACTCTTACTTAACCCATCATCTTCTCTTGTATAATATTTTTCACACTTCGCGGTCTTTTTGGTAGCGCAAGGATCAAGTGTAAAATTGTATTGAAAGTCCAAATAGTCAAATAGATCTTGTGGTGTTTCCCACTCTTCTGTTTTAGAGGAGAACATTGTCTTCATAGTTTTTTCGTTCATGTCAGCCCCGTGCTTCCAAAGCCGCCTGATGACCTTGATGTTTCTGTGTTTGAAGGATCATCTGTTGTTTCCTCAACCTCACAAGTGGAAATTGGAACCAATACAGCTTGTGCTACTTTCTGGCCCGGTTGGATTGTTCTTGTTGAGCCACCGATGTTGTGAAGGTTCACAAAGATTTCTCCGGTATAACCTGGGTCAACAACGCATGCTCCAACAATTAACTTTTGCTTGTGGGCGATGCCTGATTTGTTTTTAACCTCGAGCATATAGTTTTCCGGCACTGATACTTTGAGACCTGTTGGGACCAAGCAAGACTCTCCTGGTGGAATCTTATACTCGCCCTCTGGCTCCCAATAACAGTCATCTTTGGATTGCTTATCTGGACAATAAAACAAATCCATTCCCGCATCAATTGAATGCGCCCTAACCGGCATTTTAGCTTCTTGTCTAATTCTGTAAAATTTAAGTTTCATCATATCTCCTTTATACCATTGTTTTGTTAAGTTGTCAAGTTTTTTATCCCAACAATCTCCAATTATGTTTTATGGATCTCGAAGAGAAACCCCATTGCTCACTGTAGTCAATCTTACACATGTAAGGCCGATTAATATGAATAACATCTTTCTCTTTTACACCCCAACATCTAATCGTAGTTTGGTTACTTGTTGAATCAATTACATTGACAATCCAATATTCTTTACCATTCTTGGTCTTTCTTTTAATTATCTCTCGAGGAATAAACCACACTACTTGCAGATCTTTGTCATAATCAGCGATGGGCGGAACAAAGTATTCATCCAGCTTCGCTTTGATTTCGTCATTCAAGACAAGTTCAATTGGAAAAACACCAGTCAAAGTCGCCTTGTTGGCAATTCTCTCCTCAACGGTGAAGTCTCCTTCAGGTCTGTAAAGCTCAATGTTTTCATGTAGCTTCTTTTCTTTCTTAGGCCGGTCAACAACTGCCGCAGACCAGAAATGTTTCCTTCCTGAGAATCTATCATCAATCAAGCTGTCTAAGGTCCCACTACGCACAAGAACATCAAGTGCCTTTTTATTTAGTTTGCTGTAGACGATATCGTCATTAAAAAGTAATTCTTCCACAGTATTAAACGGCCTATGGTTCAAAATCTGTTCAATAGCCTTGTCTCCAAGACCCTTGATTGAAGTCAAAGGTTGGATAAGAGTTTTACCGTCATCTGAGATCTCCCACACAGTTCCAGAAGAATTAATGTCAAGAGGTTGAATCTTGAAGCCCATCGACTTAGCAATGTTGATAGCCTTTTCTTTTCTACTCTCTGGTTCTTTATCAAGGAAGGCTGCGGTCCATTCAACAGAATAGTAATTCAGCAGCCATGCGCACTGGTAACTAAGAATACTGTAACTAACAGCGTGCGACTTGTTGAACCCATATCCAGAGAAGTATTCGAACGTCTGCCAAAGCTTGTCGGCTTGGCCCATCGATAGTTTCTTTTCAATACAGCCTTCAACGAACTTGCTATAAATCTTTTCTTTCTTCTTTGTAGCATCGCCAGAGCCTTTCTTAGTTAGATACTTTCGTAGGGCGTTGCCTTCATCAAGAGAAATGTCTTTACCCAACTTGTGAGCCAGTAGAGCAATCTGTTCTTGGAAAATCAAGAAGCCATAAGTTTCTTTTGTAACATCCTTTACAAGTTTGTTGATATATTCTACACTTCCTGGATCTCTCTTTGCATCCACATAAGATTTATCAACATCCGCTCCAAGAGGACCTGGGCGATAGATTGAAGTGATAGCAGAAATATCAATCAAATTTTTCGGCTTCGCCTTTTTACAAAACTCCTGTGCTCCTTTTTCTGTAAACTGGAAGATACCTGTCCAATTACCTTTCTGAAACACATTCCTGTATACATTCTGGTCATTGAAGTTGATAACATCGGGATGAAGCTTTTCATTGTAAAACTTCTTTACATCCTCGAAAGTTGGATCGTCGATGCCATGATGTCTTTTCAGAATATGCCTGATAGAACCTTCAATCATTCTCAAAGAAGCCAGACCAAGAATATCAAACTTAATAAAGCCAAGAGGTTCAAGATGTCTTACATTCTGCCCCTCAGACCAAGGGGTTTGCCGCACGCCGCCACTGTTTACAAGCGGCATCCACTTGTCTAGGTTCTCGCCTACAACGACGCCTCCTGCGTGCCTAGAGACGCTCCTAACCTGCCCTAGAAGGGCCTCAATATGAGTTTTGACGTGAGGGTACTTGTTAAGGAACTTCTTCAAAGTCTCCGAGTATTCCATAACCTCCTCGAAGGTTGGAGTATAAACACCAGACTTAATACCATGGACCTTCTTTGCAATCGGGGTTGCTTCGAAGATCATCTTGCCAGTTACAGTATTAACTTCTGTAAACGGCACATCATAGAACTTTGAGACATCTTTGATAAGCGAACGCAACTGAAGGGTGTTGTAGTTTGAAATAGGAGCAACTGTGTCGTCTCCCCATTCTTCGATCAACATTTCCTTCACTTCCATTGGATCGCTTACATCATAATCAATATCAGGATAATCTGTTGCATCCTTACGCAAGAACCTTGAGAACAAAAGCCCGTGCTTGATAGGATCAACCTGTGTGATATCAAGTACGTAAGCTACAAGAGAACCTGCAGCAGAACCTCGACCGGGACCTGTCAGTTGAACAGAGGCAGCTTTGTCTGCAATCGCCTTCATAGTCAAGAAATACTTGGCAAATCCACGGTCCCGAATAACAAAGAGTTCTTCCTTGAGCCTATCAATGTACCCTTCCTTATCGCCTAGGCCTTTTTCTTTCAGACCTGTCAGGCAGTCCTCTGTCAAAGCTTGAATGTCTGTCTTGCCTGCGGGCACAACAAAACTTGGAAGTCTAACTTCATTATCGGGCATAAAATCTTCAATAAGATCATGAGCAATGTAGTCTGTTCTTTTAATCGAATCCATAACTAGCTCATCATCATAATCAAAACCAACCAGTTTTGAATACTTGTGGTACGATTCCCACATCTGTTCGCCATTTTTGGGATAAAGCTCATACCCAATTTCTTCAACTCCAGAGGGAAGCTCAGAAGACATGTATTCTGGCAGACCACCCTTACCCAGCCATCCAATCCTTTTATATAGTTCTCTATCCTTCCAAGCGTCAGGAGTTGGGTAATGACTGTCAGCAGTTGAAATAAGCTCTACATCATATTCCTTACAAACCTGAATAATATACTGGTTAAGTTCGTGCTGTTCAGGAATATTGTTCCATTGAATCTCACCGAACCACCGTTCTCCAAATATGTCCTTCATACGCTTCGTTGTCTGACGCATAGCGTCTAGAATAGCGTCACTGCCAACGTCACGATAGTCCCAATAATCACCAGCATAAACACCACCAAGACAAGCACTAGAGGCAATAACTCCATCACTATATAAGTCAAGAAGCTTATAATCAATTCTAGGGTATCTATAAAAGTTTTCATCTTTATAACTCTCCGACACAAGCTTGAATATATTGTTCAAGCCCGTTTGATTCTGAGCGATCAGAATTAGGTGATTCCTCTTTTTGAGTATATCTACAACCTTCTGTTTTGAAGCCCTCTCGTCCTCAATAGATAGTTCTATATCCTTCTTAATTCCCTTTTTCTTTTCTTGTTTTGCCTTTTCATATTCTTCTCGCCATTGCTCTAGAGAAGGATTGAAGTACGCTTCAACTCCAAAGATCGGCTTAAAGTTTTTGCCCTCTGCCTTCATTTTGCGTGCGTGCAGCACTTGATAGGGTAGACCATTCATATGTCCATGATCGGTCAAAGCAAGGGCATCTGAGCCATTCTCATAGGCGAAATCCATATGGTCTTGGGGGTATCCTAGACCATCATTCAAACTCAAACCGCTGTGTGCGTGTAATCCAACAAAAGGGATTTTAGTCATTTATAATTACCTCTATTATTTAACTGCTCAGGTAATATAACACAACTACTTCTTCGTGTCAAGTATTTTATTTTTATATAAATAACAAAAAAGAAGCGCTGGCAATAATGCCGAGCGCCCCTATTATTACCGAGACGAACTCTATTTTTTCAATCATTTTTATAACTCCACCGGAGTACATAGTTTGTAAATTATTTAATTTACTTTATTTTCTATCTTCAGCCAAGGCTTTTTTAATTTCATCTTTTTCATATTGACGACGTGCCATTTGCCTGATAATTATCTTTTCCAAATCTTTAATAAACTTTTTCTGCAAATCGACTTCACTAGTGAATTTTTCCATGAAATCCGGGTCATCACTGGCGCGTCTTTGAACGTGTTTCATTACAATTCTCCCAACTAGGCCAAGATCTTTTTCGGAGAATTCACCCGTCGCCGTGACAGGCTTTCTTTCTTCGGGTTTCTTTTTATTCTGACCTGCCCACGCCATTGCCAATTTTTTATCAGTATATTTTCTAACTTCGCTTCCTTCTGGGTTCCAAGCAAACCACGAATTTCCCCCTCGATTAAAGATGCCTCCAGGCTTGAGTCCTGCTGCTGCAAGTTTTTTCACGTCTTTTCGACTTGAGACTTTTTGCATCTTTTCTGACAATACTTCCTCGGTCGCTTGATATAGATTTGATTCAGCAACGGGTATCTTTCTAGCTTTGAGAGCGCCATAAACATTTCCTGCTAGTCTTTCGGCATGTTCGGGAGATAGTTTCATAACTTTTTGTAAATATAATCTAAATGACTGTTCCCATACGCCAGGCTTCATTTCAAGTTCTGGCACTTCCTTTTGCTGCTTCGTCACAGACAGAGGAGTTTGTTTTGATAATTTTTCACCACCTTCTTCATCATCTGGGCACTTTGGCCCGGGACAAGCTCTTTTGAGCCAGTCATCTCTGTCGAAAGTCCTGAAAGCATCTTCCAGTTCTTTTACAAGAATTTGTTTAAATTGTTTCTTAGTTAAGGCCATTATTTTCTTTTTTTCGCCATTTTTGTCGCCGTAGCGTACATGACTTCTTCCCCGCGCCCAGGATAACGTTTTTCAAAATCATCTTTTTTGTCTTTCATACCCTTGACCAGTCTCTCTTTTTCTTTTTTTTCTGGTTTTGTAAGCTTCTTTTCTTCTATATCTTCTTCGTCCTCTTCTTCAAGACTAACATTCTTTTTCTTAGACCATTCGTCCTTTGCTGGTTCGCCCTCGCCAAAGCCTCTTTCACTGAGGGCTTTCTCAAGCTCCTCTTTAATGATTTGTTTTAGTTGTGATTTGGTTATTTTCATACTATTAATTAGTTCCATTAATTCAAAAAAGCTTATAAATTGTCCTTTCCAATTGGGCTCCACTCATGGTAGTCAAACAGAGCTTTTGATGGCCTCTTTATACCTTTTCTCATCTCTGACCCCATATATTCACAATAATCTTCCCAATTGTCAATTTTGAAGTACCAGTCAACTTCCAGATCCAAGGCACCTTTAAAGTCCAGAGAACTGAATACTTGTTCGATAGGAAAGTGTCTTGCAGACCATCTATCTTCAATTGGTAACATTTTCTCTGTCATGCCTTCTCCTGGAACATATCTGCCAGTTCCCTCCTCTCTTAATTTTCGTCTGCAATTTTTAAAGTCTTCTGCGTCAAATGTAAAGCCTAAATATTCTCCATCTTTTATAGTCGTATTTAAAAAAGACAGAACAAATTGCCTCTCACTAGATATTTGCTTCCTGTAAGCTCTCAATATTTCCGGCGGGTAAACTCCATATGGAAATGCCGTATAATATCTATTTGGTATAACATACGTACTTATTTTCTTACTGATGCTATATGCGACCAAAGCTCCATACAAAACACTCCACCCTAGACAGTCTCTCTTATCTCGGTCTTTCGGATGGATTGGGACATAATAAATTGGAATTTGTTTTCTTGTTTCAGATGGTCTCGGATCCATATTTCTTCCAAGCCAAACTGGATCTTCGATCATCTCACCAATTCGATGACGAATAAGGGGCTGCATATCATCGTGACAAACAATCCAAATTGTCTCACAGCCAGCATAAGCGCACTCAACCACTGCGCGTTCCACAGCGAGATAGTCAGGAGCAATTGGTATACAAGAGTCATGCAAAGGAAGGCTAAAATCCAATGGTTGTCCTGCAACTGGAACTATGCCTGCCAAGTGAAAAGAGGCTTGTATGTTCATACCACTTTCCATCATCTCAAATATTCATTAACTTTATGCAAATAATTGTTTTCCGGATCGTATGCTTGATATATGTTTCTTTCGCACCTATCATCAAATATAAGCGATTCTTCGTTCTCATGCTTTTGCTTCTCGATCATACGAATTTCTCTAGAAGAAGGTTCTATTTTTATTGAATGATATGCCCACTTATCTGGATTATCTCGACGCCGGCCATTCTTAGGTCCCTTTATTCCGGCTTCTTTCATCAAGCTCAATACTTTAAACTTAACATAGGTATCTGAATATTCAAAATCGTCCATTTGTTCTTTGGTGAGATACGAAACTGAAACGAGGTCTTTCCTGTCATCATTTTCACCTGAACCCATTCGTCGCGAAGGGTAAAAGTATACTTCCTTCACGAAATCATCTTCGGTTTTAAAATAATCATATTTATGTTTCATGCCAGAGCGAACATTAACCCAATCAACAACTTTATATTTTCCAGTGCCTTGCATTAAATCAAACCCTGCTATGTTCTCTGTATCAAAAATTCTCAAACTATTGAATTTAAATCTTGCCACTCTAGAATTTTTAGTTGTAACTTTGACTAAATTGTCATCTTCTATTCTTATTGAATAAACTTTATCTGCCAGCGGAATCAAACCTGCTAGAGAAAGGTGAAAAACCAACTTTTCCCAAACTTCTAATTTGGAGGCTCCGACTTTCTTGACGCCATCTACAGTAGAGAGTTCATATTCTATAGTCTCAATAATATATTTTTCCAAACATGTGTTTTCGTCAAAAAAATCAAAAAAGTATGGCTTTCTTACGCTATTCAGGATTAAATTCTTTTCATTAAGATAGCAATAACTTACAGCCTCTAAACTATTGCCTATTACCAGCTCATCAATTTCATATATATGATGATCCAGATTAGTCACGGTATTTACAGCCGGGAGTCATCTCTTCACGGATGTTTTTGAAATAAGCAATTACTTTCTTGGAATATTGTAAACCTGTCCTATCCGCATGCCTACCTCTGCATCGATAACCAGCGTTATATGCACAAAGGCCTACTTTAACACTTCCTTTGCCGTAATTTTTAATCCAATAACTCAATATTTGGCCACCTTTCCTGATCGCTAGTTTCGGCCTTCTCTTCAACATCCTGCATCCAACGTAGCCAAATTTTCTTGTGAACTTTGGAATAACCTGAGTTAGTCCACAAGCCCCTGTTCGACTTTTGGCTCTTGGAGTCCATCGACTTTCTACATGGATTAGAGCAGTCAGCAGTATCGGATCTAAATCGTATTCCTCGGCAACCTCAACAACAGTCTCCATATGCGTGCAAGCATAATGTGCGTTAGGCATTCCAAGTGATATTATAGCAGTACAAATTATTTCAGCGTATGTCGGTATCATTTATTATACACCACTCCGCAAATATGATTTTCCAGAACAATTGAGAAATTTTCTCCATCTACTTCAACATCTTGAATTAAATGAGTGGGGACAATGACCTTTTCATTCTTCCTTGCTACCTTTGAACAATCTGGACTTAAGTCCAAAACTTTCAAAAGTGTATACTCTTCGGTTTTCGCGTAACCGTCTGGGACCAACACGCTAGGTTGCTGCTCCTCTTCTTTCTCAACTTTCATCACTAGCAAGTGTCTATTTCTAGGTTCAAATTTCATCTTAACTCCTTCTTTATTATACTATTATACTAATTTCTGTGAAAATGTCAACCACATTTTGCATAACCGCAGGTGGAGCAAGTAACGCAGCCATCCTGATAGATTAAAGTCTCTGCGCCGCACGCAGGACACTCCTTGTCGCTGGGCACCTCGCCATCCTGAATATAATTTTTCATAATTCTAGCAACACACCTTGAAAAACTGAACATGTCGCTGTCTCGATCTTTTTGCAACTGTTCAACCAAGAAACTTGGCTTAGCACCGTGACGAAGAGATAGAGAGATCATTCTTGTGAATGCCGAATTTGTTGGGTTATCAAAGACTGTCACAACATCTTTAATTACAAATTCATCGTCTCCCTCTCCAATTGTTAAGTCATAGCGATTGTTTTTTGTCTTAAAGCTATGCTTTGACAATACTCCTTTCTTGTGCTTCTTTGGAATCTCGATTAAGTTAGACAAACCTCCAAGAACTTCATATGGTTTATTATCATATAAGCCAACCAATATTGTCCACTTCTCACCCTGAATTGTAGTGTGGTGAATATCACAAGGAAGCTCCTCTGGGCGTTTAGGTGCTCCGTTTTGAGGAAACTGTTTCTCGGCTTCTTGGTTATCAGTCACAAGAACGCCAGTTCTGCTTCCATCTACATATACTGTGATACCTTTTAGTCCCTTTTTCCATCCTTCGAAATAAAGCTCGCCAACAACACTGGGGTCTGTACCCTTTGGTAGGTTAATTGTTGAACTAATCGAATGATCAATGCTCTTTTGGATTGCAGCCTGAATATCTACTCTCTTGGGCCAATCAATTTGATCGCTCTCGACGAAAAAGTCAGGAATCTCTTCTGTCTCCAGCAAGTCCATATATTCCTGCAGATTGTGGTGAAATACATTATATTCCAACCATTTATCTCCAAGTTCATCAACAAAATCCGGCGTGACATCTTTTTCGTTATGAGAAAGCTTTCGTCTTCTTCTGTAAGAGTTGCGAAACACTGGCTCAAGTCCTGAACTTGTTTGAGACATAATCGAAACTGATCCTGTTGGAGCATTGGTAAGAATTGAAATATTTCTTCTTCCGTACTGTTCAATCGCCTCACGAATGTTCTTTGGCAGCCTTTTGATATATTCGTTGTCTTTTTCCTTGTCCCAATCGAAGACGCCAAAGGCTCCGCGTTCCATGGCCAAACTAACGCTCTCCAAATAGGCAGCATCTCTCAAAGTCTCATAAATTTTATCAATTACCTCTACTGCCTCTTTCGAATCATATTTTAGGTTCATACACGCGATAGCATCTGCTAACCCATGTGTGCCTAGGCCTGTTCTTCTTCCATCTTTACAGGCCTTCAAAAGAGATTTCCACAACTGCCTCTCATCCTTTGTATCGCACACTTTAATAATGTTTTCAAGTTTTTCGATTTCAAGCTCCACAAGATCATCTGATAATCTCATCGCCTTGCTAGCTACTTCGTGTAACTTATCAAAATCAAACTCTGGTTTTTTAAAGGGGTTCTTTACCAAGTTCTTAAGATTAATAGAAATCAATCGACAACTATCATAAGCAGAAAGAGGGATTTCTCCACAAGGGTTAGTTGTAATCGTCTTAAAGCCAACATCAGCATAACTCTCCGCTGGCAGGTTGTTTACGATGTTATCCCACATCATAAGCCCAGGTTCTGCAGTTTTTGTCGCTGACTCAACGATAAGATCCCACAATTCACCTGCTTCGATCTCTTTAGTGATCGAAGGCTTGTCTGATTCGACAGGGAACTGCAAAGTAAACTTTTCTTTGTTCTCAACTGCTTTCATGAAGTCATCACTTATTTTAACTGAAACATTTGCTCCTGTTACTTTTGTCAGATCATGCTTCATTGCAACAAACTGCTCGATATCAGGATGTCTCACGTCCATTGTGATCATCAAAGCGCCACGTCGACCATTCTGCCCAATCATACGACAGACATAAGAGTAAAAATCAGCAAAAGACCACGCCCCTGTTGTAGTTCCAGCAGAGTTGTTTACAGGGGCATTTTCGGGACGGAGTTCAGAGATATCAAGACCAACACCACAACGGCGCTTGAAAAGATTGGCAAGATGTTTACCTGAATCCATAATTGAAGAGATATTATCTTTCGGAGAGTCCACAACGACACAATTGGATAAAGACACGTTCACATAGTTGTTGCCAATACCCATCATAGGGGAGCCTTGTGGGACGATATATTTAAAGTCCTTTAACAACTCATAAATCTCTTCTCTTTCTAGTGCCAAATCTCCTCCGAACTTTTCCTCCATTCTAGCAAACTCATCAGCTAGTCGGTTATGCATGTCGTCAGGAGTTTTTTCAACAAACTGACCTTTCTTGTTTTTTAAAGCATATTTTGTCATCCAAACATTAGTCGCCAAATTATCTTGCTTAAAATATTCTAGCGTAGCTACCTTAACTTCTTCACTGTCAAACACCTTCTTTTCTCCCATTTTTAAACTCCTTGTATTTTTCTTTTAGTACTTCTGCCTGTTCTTTTGCTGACTTAACAACAATATCATTAACTGTCTCACCCGTTGGTTCCAACACTTCTATTTTAACATTTGAAGTGTCCATTAGTAAAGGATAAATAAGTCCATCTGGACCGAATCTATTCTTAGCCACAAACATTCTTCCTGTGTTCGCATTTTTGTCATCAATAGTCCGGGAAACCGAAAAGATAAAATCAGCAACAAAGCATTTATTAAACGCTTCTGAAATTGATTCCATTGTTATGACTTCAGCATTCAATCCGGACCTATTAGTTTGCGATGCTGTCCAAACTGGACAGCTGAATTTTTGAGCTATCGCTCTTAACTCTTCGTAAGTAGATTCTAACTCCATTCTTTTCTCTTTTCGGATAACATTTGGTTTCAAAAGATCCCCGTAATCAACGAGGATCATGTCAATTTTAAAATCACGCTGTCTCAATTTTTCGAGGTGATTCTCTAGAGTCCTAGTTGAAGCGGACTTTGTTGGATATTCCTTCACAATTAAGCCACCGTCAAGATCTTGAACAGTTTCATAAATCTGCTCTTTGAAAGTAAACAAATCTGAAAGCTGTACTCCAGTTATACAACTATCATATCTTGACGCCACCACAGTATCAGCTAATTCCAAGGTATAGTGAACAACATTCTTGCCTGCTTTAACGGCTTGCGCACCGAGATGAACCAATACCATTGATTTGCCAGCACCAGTAGGGGCAATAACAACTCCAAGCTCCCCTCTTCCTAAGCCACCCTTGGAAAGCCTGTCAATATGATCCCAGCCTGTTGAAACAGGGTTCCTGACTTTAATTTCAAATCTTTGTTCAAAATCTTTCAAATAATCGTAACCAAAATTATTATCAGACCCTAATTTAAGAGCTTCATTGATTGTGTTAGATATCTCATCAAAAGAGGAGTTTTTAAGAAGGCCGACGCTTTTCAGCATGGCTTCTTTCAAGACTTGTTTTTTACAGAAGTCAAGAGCAGTATCTTTGATATACTCTTCCCCCTCAACTTCCATGTCGGACTTATAAATTCTGGAGAAATAATCTCTTACTTGCTTTTGTGTCGCGTCGTTCTCATCATCCAACTCAGAACGCATCAAAGTAAGCATTGTGCGAGTCGTTGGATGAACTTCGTATTTAATCCTATACTGAAATACCTTTTGCACAAATACTCGAAGGTATCTCAATTCCAAAAACTGTATATCTAAAACTTCTTCAATCTGATCGCAAAACATTCTGTCTTGCAGAATCAGTTGGCAAAGCTTCTCTTGGAAGTCCTTGCCATATTTTGAAAAATCTACTCTCTCTTCTTTTGTCATAATTGTCCTTATTGAGTACGCCCGCCTGGACTTGAACCAGGGACTTCCACCTTATAAGAGTGGCGCTCTAACCTACTAAACTACGGGCGTAGAAAGCCCAGCCATGAAATTCATGGCTGGGCACATCTACTAAACTATCAAAGATCACCAACCCTTTCTGGGGAGGTTGACAGAAAAACTGCCATTGTTGTAAGGCACTTCGTAGAAAGAATTTAAATTTTCCTTCACATCGCCAATCTTCTGAGGTGCAAGAAACACCTTGTCGACGAGCTTCATGCCTCTCTTGAGAAGATGAGATTGATTAACCTCATTGATGCTTTCAACCAACTTGCGTCGGTAATCATCAATATGGCAACCTTCTTTTCCAACAGTGTTACCTTCCCATAGAACAACTACCGATTGGATATTCTTGTTCTTGGTCTTCTTTTTATAAGAGTTGCCAGTAATATTTGGAAAAATATGGCTTGCTTGATTCACAGGGTATAAAACATAGCCATTGCTCTCATCTCCAGCCTTTCCCCCGACCCATCCTATAGTATTATTAGTCGAGAATTCTTCGACAAGACCAGGCTTGGTGTAGTTCTTAACCTTACTGTTGGTATAATCACTTGTCACCTTTTTGAGAATGCTCTTATACTCCCTACTTGTGAAACTATAGTTATCCTTAATCCAAGCTTCAAGGTCCTTCATATAACATTTAGGATCCGTCTCGGTGGATATGTCCCTTTGAAGAACGTCAGGAACGTTGGGATCGTTTTTCATCTCCATCAGCTTTCTGATTGAAGCAACTGCATCGTTGACATGGTTCTTCTTAGCAACTAAATGCTCGTTGGAATCCTTTTGGTACAAGACCCTTTCCGCTTCAGAACTGAATTTTTCTTCGTAAACGAAAATTTGGTCATAACCCTCTCCTGGATGCGCTTTATCATTAAGCTTTACCCCGCCAATGCGATGACTTCCATCTACGGCGTTCCAACCTCCATTGCCATCTGATTCGACAGTAATAGGAATTTTTTGACCGTCCATAAAAATCTGACTCGCAAGATCTGACACATGAGAATCAACGATTCCTCCGTCTCTGATTTGATCATCTTCTTCGGAAATGTTTACGTTATTGACATTTGTCCAAAAACATTTCCTATGAAAATGGGGGTCGACTTTTGTCTTTTCATTGAATTGTCGGCTATTCATTAAATTTCTCCTTTATTTTTAATTGATTTTAAGAATAAAACGTTCTCGTATTATTTGAGAACATACAAGTACTATATCAAAACTATTTCATTCTGTCAAGTGTTTTTTTGAAAAAGTTTTGATCCAGTTCGCAACCGATAAATTTTCTCCCCGTTTTACGGGCAGCTAGTGCTGTCGTGCCGGATCCGAGAAAACAATCTAAAATAATATCACCTTCGTTTGAATGCTTCTTAATTAAATCTTCAAACAATGGCAAGCTTTTCTGTGTTGGGTGAAACCTATCCTTTCCTCCATAAATTGGGTACTCGTAGATTCCTTTGTCGTATTTACTGTTAAAAGTGGGTTTACTCTTCTTGATTCCAAGCAGTGCAATCTCTCTACAGTTAGTAAGATAATTGACACTACTGTTGACTGGCTGTGGATTGGTTTTGATCCATTCGATAAATCTTATTTGCTTAAATTTAACATTCTCAAGTTGTTCTTTAAGATAAGAAATTTTCCAAAGATCGAAGAATATTATACATGTGCCTCCATCTTTGAGAACACGATGAAAATGGCTGATAAATAGTTGAAGCTTTTCCATAGTAAATTCAGAGTCCCATTTACCGTAGTCGGTTTTAACTGCATATTTTTTACCATAGATGCTGCCGTATTTAAGATAGTTATTTTTTAACTCTTGCAGCTTTTTGTCTCTTTTTTCTTCTGGAACTTTTCCATTACTAAACCAATCATCCCATTGTTCTTTGGTTTTGTATTTATTCCAACTATCTTCTGTCATTATATTAATCGAACCAGAGCTATCTTGTCTGGCAACATGATCGACCCACTTATCCATCCCACTTTTCCTGGATGTTATATAAGGAGGGTCAGTTAGAATGAGATCTATAGAATTATCTGGAATGTCAGATAAGAATTCTAACCCTTCTTTGTTGAGGATTTTAACGTCGCTCAAGTTCCACCTTCGTGCCATATTTTTGAATTTCTGTCCAGCTCATACTCGCACTCAGGCGAGGATCTTTTTTGCTCAAAACAGTTGGATACTTCTTTTTAAACTTTGGCAACAAGATTTTATGAACTACGTCGCCAGGCACCATCCAAGACTCAACCAACCTTCCTTTTTCGAAACGATTGTAATAATGCTCATAAGGTGCGATTTTTTCGTTCGCCAAATATTTGACCTGCTCTTCCCAGGTCGATTGCACGGAAACTCCAGTATAGGAGCCCTTACAACTTTTGTCTGTTGTTGACTTGTACTCACAAGGTTGCCCTTTTCTGTATGCGTCTGCGCCACTAAAAGTCTCCGCAACATCATGCCCTAAAGCATTCGCAGCATAAATCTCTTTTGATCTAGCGTATGAAAAAGGATCTCCCCATCCTTGCTTTTCGCATAATGTCGCCATCTCTTCGTACAACTGTGAAAACTTCTCTTCAGGACTCATCAATAACCTCATTTATATTATGAACACCATTATATATCACTTTTCGCTTGTTGTCAAGCAAATTCTTTTCATTGTTGCAAACATTTCTGACCAATCATATGCACCAATACCATCTTCAATCATCAATCCGATGCACTGAGTTTTGTTCAATTCTGGTGTCATCTCTTTGATTGCATACTTGATCTTCTGACTTGCTTGCACTGAAATAAGAGGAGTATAAAGTTGCATCATCTTATAATTTCTCTGTATTTTAGCTTCTCCGCTAAGAATATTATGATGAACTTTTAGTGGCTTCTCAACGTCTTCGCATGCCTTCAGGAGGGTGTTTATCTCGTGCGTATTTGCCTCTGAGAGGAACGGAAACCGCTTAGCAACGGTCTTAAGGCCTGCACCCCCTACACCGTCTAAATTGTCGCTCTTATCGCCGCAAATAGCCCTTGCGAGGGCGAAGTTATTCGGATGGATGCCAAAAGTTTCCACTAGCCTATTGGCGTTTATGAACTGATTTTGGACAGGCCTATATACCACTGTTTTATCATTGCAAAGCTGATAAAAGTCCTTATCACTAGAAACAATAACTTTTTGAGCATCCTTGAAGTGTGGCATTTGTGACACATAACTAATAATGTCATCTGCTTCAATTTTCTCAATCATGATCTGAGAAACTGGCAAACAATTGAGATATGTTATCAATCTCTGCTGTTGCCATACTTTATTGTTCTGTTCCTCTTCCTCTGACATAATGCGAACATTGCGATTGAGACGAACAGGTTTTCTGCCGTCCTTATAGCCTTTGTGCATCGTCTTTCTCTTCCTGCTTCCGTCAGGCCCGTCCCAACAAACCACAATGTGGTCTGGCTTCATCTCTCTACAATATTTCTGAAGAGATTTTAGAAACCCAAAAGCCCCTCCGATGGGTTGCCCATTCAACGCGATTGAAGGGTTGGATATGTAAGCTCTCAAATAAATGTTGAGAGCGTCAATTATTAATACTCTTTTCAAAACCATTTCCTTTTTGGATAGAGCTTATCAACTTCGTCTATGCACTCGTTCATAAGCCTTTGATAATATTCTTCGCTTTTAATCTCTGATATTGGAGGGCTCCATGATATTTTAAGCTTCTTTCTCCCTGCTTTGAGGGTTTGACTCTCTTTGTAACTAAAGGGCACGTAGCCCTCGTTGCTGATATCCTTATTGATAAGTGAAAATTTCATTTTTGGAAAATATTCTGATAGTTCCTTTAAAAATCTCTCTTCCATTAGATAACCTGACACTCCTTTTCAATTGCGAACATATTCATAGTTTGTAATACTCCAAGTCTCCGTTATCTGTTGTATAGTATACTCTTTTTATTCCGACATGTTTAAGCGCTGTCTCGCACATTGGGCAAGGCTTGCTCATCTTGAACTTACCCTTGCTGTTTACTCTGACAACATATATGTCTGCCCCCTGTGTAATAGAACGATCTAAGTTGAGCACTGTTGCTAGTTCTGCGTGCAACGTTGAGATGCCTTTATCTCTGTGTCTGAATCTTTTTCCGAAGGACGAATATGCCCACTTGTTATGTCCAGCGTTTATGATTTTGCCACCCCTGACAAGGACTGCTCCGTGGCAGGCTCGGCCAGAATCACTCTGCAGAGCCATCCTCTTGGCCAACGACAGATAGCTGCGTGTTTTCTTCGTTATCTTCGTTTTCAATATCATAAAAGTCTGCTGCTTCGCCTTGTCGTTTATCAAATTTAAGGATGACCTCTTCATCCATTATATCTAATACTCTATCACGAAACTTCTCGTTTGTCAACATATTTTTCCATTTTGATGGCTGAAACTTATCTTCTGAGCCATCTTTATATAGAAGCGTATACCACGCTCCACTTTGTTTAAGATGTTCTGATCCCTTGATTGCTTCGAACCAACTCTCTTCATCTTGAACACCGATTTGTTCTCCCCATAAAATTTTAAAACTTGCTTGTCTTCCTTGGGTGCCAAAGCGACTCTTTTTGAGAGTAGCCTTGACCTCTGACCCCACCCTAAACCCTCTTTCGTCGAGGACATAGCTGGCCTTTGATTTTCTTCCTGTAAGCCAAATACGGAGAGAGTACGCATAGATCATGGCTTTTCCACCAGGCGTCATATAAGGCTCAACCATAGCCTCAGAGGGGCTTCTAGTGATGTTTGTCTTAAGTTGATTAAGAACTAAGAATGTAGACTGACTATTCGCAATCGGAACAGTTAGTTTGGACATTCCCTTGGCGAGTATTCTGGCCTTTACGGCCATTGATGAGAGAGGGTTGAAATCGCCTTCGACATCACTAACGGATGGAGTCAGAGCAAGACTGTCCCAAATAAAGAGCATACGATTATCATTATTAGCGAGAAGATCTTCAATTGTTTCAAGCACGAACTCAACGCTCTGAGCTTGAATATAAAGCAAGTTTTCTAGGTCACATCCGGTTCTTTCCAAGAAAGTTGGATCGATTGCTGATTCAGAATCAAAATAGATTACATCAACACCCATCTTCTGGGCATTTGCAGCGACCTGAGCAGCCATGTAAGACTTCCCTGTCGCTTCCAAACCAGCGATTTCAACAACTTTCCCTACTGGAATACCGGTGAGCTTTCCACGACAAATAATAGAATCCAGCCATCGAGATCCGGTTGGAATCCAATCCTTCACCTCTGTTGGGTTATTATTAGTTAAATCGTGTGCAACAGACATCCCCGCCTTTTTGTTGATAAGGCTACGCATATCTGACATAGAAAGTTTGCCTGCTTTATTTTTTGCTTTTCTCGCCATAATTAAATCCTATTACTCCTTTTCTGGGACTTTGGTAACTGATGTTTCAACATCAGGTTCGACTTCAGGTGTTACAACAACTGTTGGAACAACTTCTGACGAATTAGCACTTTTAGGTGCTCTTTCTTTAATTGCCTTCTGTATCTTTTCCTCCAACTCGGGAGAAATCCCAACAGAGCTGCCAGATTGACCTTCCACTTCATATTTCTGGTCTAGTTGAGCGCCAGCTGGCTTCTCGACAACGCTTGTATTACCAGTGCATGCACCGATAAACATCGTTAGTAAAATAGTAGTATAAATTTTCATTATTTTAACCTCCTTTAAATATTTGAGACACCTGTAGCCCCGTGCCTCCCTGCGGGTGAGAGAGAACTTACGATAGAAGCTCGGAAAAAGCCTTATCTACCGAATCTCCAGATTCGGCATTATATTTCTCTACGTTATCAGAAGAATTATCATCGACATTACCCGATAAATATTCATCAAGAATAGCTTCGACCTCTCCTGGGCTTTTGCGCTCAAAGAGTTCATCAAGGTTTGGAATAGTGTCCAACCATTCCGCACATTGTGATTCATCCTCGCACAAAGGTGAGGGCCGGCGGCGAGGGGTAATCTCCGTTTGAGGGAAAGAAGCCCCTGCCGGTTTGCCATAGCGAATTACAAGATCTGTTCCTGTTTCAGAATCTGTAATATCGCCATATTCAGGGTTAAGAACAAGATTTAGCAGCTTTTCATAAGCCATCTTGCCAAAGCCCCAAATACGCACGCCCTTATCTTCTTCTCCGCGAACTACCACGGGGGCAAAGAAGCGCTGTCTAGCAGACAAAGATTTGGCCATCTTAATACTCTCCTCCGTACCCTCCTTATAGAGCTTACGAACAAAAGAATCAAGTGCATCCTCTTCTCCAAAGTTCTTCTTTGGACTTAGGAATCCTGGTGCATTACCAACGTTGTAATGAAACCAGAAATCCTTAAAAGGATCGCCGTCAGCTGTAGGAACGATTCGAACCGTTGTCTCCCCATCTTGGGGACGCCAAAAGTTCTCTCGCCCATTGCCATTTTTGTTATCTAGCGCTTGCCGTCTGGCGCGCATTTTTTCCATATCAATACCCATGTTTTTCTCCTTATTTTTGAGTAAAGTCAGAATAACTAATCTCTTATTCTGCTGTATCCATCATAACACAATGAATTCTGTTTGTCAAGCGTTTTTTTCGCTTTTTTGTTGTTGAATATCTGACGAGTGTGCAACTGTGTAGACATAATCTTGGTCATAATTGGTTGAGAATATGCCGTAACTTGTCTCTACTTCGCTCTTAATCTGTTCTCTAATTTTCTTCAAAATATCTCCATCAGTTTCTAACTTTTCTTTATTGATAGCATAATAATAGCGCATTTCGCCAACATTGTCAAGTAAATAAAATAATTTATTTTCATTATTTTTTTCATCATAAAATCCAATTGTTGAAACTCTTCGACCAGACAATGGCCTGGAGAAAGTATCGACAACTGGCTCAATATGGTCGTACACATTGATCATGTGAAGCGTTGATGCGATCATATTGTTTAGTCTTTCATAATACCCTATTACAGGAACATCTCCTAAGTATTCTTCCACCTTTGAATTGTCGACTAGATAAATTCTTTTGAAGACTCCGGATCTGGCGTATTCCTGAAGAATATTGAAAACAACCCACTCTTGCCTTACTTTAGTTACTGTAATCGACTCTAAATCGGGCCTAATATACAATATATTTATATCGCAATGTTTCAGGTGTTTTAATATAGAAAGAGCCGCTCCAGAAATATTACCGGAGCCTCCTAAAACAAAAAGCACCTCGCCTGTCACATCTTTAAAAAATTTACTTAAATCCGGACATTTTTCCTCATATCTCTCCGGGCTGTCCTGCCATGGCATATCATATACCCCTTCTTGTTGTAACCCTTCCAAACCACAATCAATCTTGAATATTTTATATTGGTCATATTTTGCAAACTCATCAGCAATATTACAGCCTGCTTGACCCAACCCAATCACAGTGTCCATTACGATATAAGCTCCTTCAAGTTTCCAAAATCTTTTCCAGTCTTAACGCTTGTTTTGAACCTTCCAAATCTAGTGCTTGCGAATTCATCTATAATATCTTTCATAAGGTGTTTATCATCTGCGTGCAAGTCAATAACTATGCTGTCATGCACACAAAAGGCAATATTAGATTTCCTATCTTTTAATATATCATAAATCTTAATCGTTTTTTGCAAAATAAGATCCGCGCAGGTGCTCTGAATAATGTAGTTCAACGCATGATGTTTATCGGCTGGTATCTCTCTATTGAAGCAAGTTCGGACCATCTCACCATCCCAATAGTCATTCAAAACTTTGTCCTTGTCATACATTTTTCTCAACAGTTCTTCATTTGGGTGTTTTTTAGAATTGTACAGCCAAGCAAAAATAGAATTTTTAACCTCTTGCCGTGATGAAATCTTTTTCCCCGGCAAATAACGTCTGTTCCACTCATGAATGTCCATCGTTGGTTGTTTCTTGTCTGATAAAGCCAACAAAGTTCTCAACTCTGCGCCGTTATAATCCAGCTCGACAAATAAGTCGTTATTTGGCTTAACAATAGAACGATATTTTTTCGGAAAAGTAAGAATTGGAAAACTATATTTCTTTGTTGTCAATCTTCCTGTTTTTGTACCAAATATGTCATACCTGATATAAGGCTCTAGCTTTTCAATTTTCTTTCTCCATTGTCTCGCCTTATACTCAGCAAGATGTGGCTTGAATTCGTCAATGTCGATATTGAGTTTTTGCTGATTTATGTCTTCGACTACCTTTGTTAATAAAGTCAAAAATCTCAAATTTTTGGGCGGCAAAAAATTTTGAAAAACGTGTTTTGTGATCTTGTTTTTTATTTCACAGAATTCCAATAAAAACTTTTCCGGCACTAGGTCGTAAAAGCAATTGTCATCTAAAGACACTTTTGATATAAAAAGAGATCTCATATATGCTTTTAGTTTTTTATTGATCTCTTCCCAGTCATCTTTTAGATTATCGGGGCAAACATCATCAAGAGACTTACCAGCGCACTGCAGATGGCCGTATCTAACCTCTCTATCTGAGAGGAAAGATGCATAGCTCCACGTCTCACTAATTCCTTCAGGAAGGTCATTATTGAAGTAAAGATTTCCGTCATAATATACTCCTATGCATTTATGTTTATTGTCTAATGTTTGAAATAACAATTTTTAAACTTCTTTTGGTGCCATCTCGGGAATACTAATAGGGGTGAAAGGCTTAAAAATAATCGGATTAGCGAAAGTAGGCATAAGCTCGATTGCGGTAACTGGGAAAACAAGCTTGGGAAAACCTTTCACTGCTTGATTAAGATACCACAATGGGAAACCTTTGTCAACCTTATTTTTCTCCTCTTGAGCAGACAATGTTTTAAAGGTTGTCATTATGCGTTCAAAAGCTCTATCATTTATATTTCTTTTTTCCTCTATAAGCCTGATCTCGAAACATGTTTGAGTCCATTGAAGATTGGAACTTGTATTCAACAAAGTTGCGACATCCTGCGGTTCGGGTCTGGCAATCGTCTTGCTGGATATTTTGTTTAAATCGGAACACATTTTTGTTTTAATCTTCTTCAATGTTGGGTATTTATCATAAAACTTTTCATAAGTTTCAAGCAACAGTTGCTTTATCTCAGGTACATCTGTTTTGTAAGAGCGGGTATAGTAATGATTGAACAAACTCCTAGGAGACTCTGTATAATTCCCGCCGGCGGATAACTGCCCAGTGAAAAGAGCTTTTGAGCCATAATCTTTATTCGGCTGAATTATTGAAACTTCTCTCAACAAAGCTTCCCAGTCAATCTTACGCATAAAATTTTGCATTCTTGGCGACATAATATTTGCAACCAATCTCCATGGTGCGTTTTTGTCTACTATGAATCCAAATTTTCTAGATTCTTTGGCATAAAATTCGTAATTAGGATCCGAAAGCCACCTCTCCTTTACTGTGTCATCTGTATGATCTTCATTACCTATCTCGATTACTAACCCGCTAATTAGAGGAGTGCAATATTGCGACTTGATATAACCAGATTGGGTAAAAGGCATTAGGTTAGAATATTTCTTTACAAATTCAACAAACTTGGCCAAAAAATCATCAAAATTTTCTATGTCATCATTATGCTGTGGCAAGGACAAGAAACTGTCAACCATGACATCTGATACAGTTTGCCTGTAGTCCCCATAAGAACTTCGCATATCTACAAAGCCTTTTTCAGCTTCTAAATCTACCAAGACACTATTTTTATTTAGCCTCCCAGTAGATATCGCTTTTCTAAAATGCCTCTGAAAAGAAAAGAATGCATCGGCAACAAAATTTAAAATAAAGATTGGTTTACTAGGGTGTATTTGTTTAAACCTCGCTGTATCAACCATCGAAATATAAATAGGATTTTGTCTTTCGTCTACTCTTCCATATAAAGTCTTCTCGTACCAAAAATCCATTGGCTTTGGGAAGCTTCCCCCCTTCGTACCCACCAGTGGATAAGAGTATTGCTTATAAAATTTTTTGTTTCGAAATAATGAAAGTGTTTCTGCCATGATCGTCTCCTAGGAATATATCAGTTAAAAAAGTCTACACCGAGACATCTACCTCTGCAGGGGCAAGTTTAGGTGGTGTAGGTGGTGCTTCGACATCAGATAGTTCGTTAGACACAGGCTTAGGATTGGTGTTGGCAAAAGTTTCCCATTTACACTCTATTTGACTATCCCAAGTATATCTTTTTCCTGTCCTTTGTATATAATTCGAAGCTTTAGTCATCAAATAATACCCTCCCAGTCCCAACATCATTGATTGTTTTTTACTAAACCAACTAAGTGGGAAATACATGTATATATACTTTCCTGGTCTCCAAACAGTATGGCCAAATGCTGCAAAACTACAATTATAAGGTTCGCTCATCTGTATATCATCGTCCAATATGCCTGATTTTTCCGCTTTCGCTTCCAAGAAAAAAGGTTGATCTGTTTTAGTGAAATCAATAGATTTAATAGGCTTATTTTCTCCACCAACAGCGCTGATGTGATATATACCGCTTTTATTATCCTCTTGTTTTTCGCCTCGTAAATAACCCGGATTGTTGCTGGGAGCATATATGAAAACAATCTCTCCATCTACCCCTGAACGTTCTCGTTGTTCATTAGTAGGTTTCTCTGTTATGCTTTTAGGCAGATACGTATAATAACAAACCCCCTTATCACAACGAAGTCTTACATCTGAGTTTTTAATAGGCACATGATCTATATTAACATTGATTTTGTTGAGAACTTGACCACGAATCTTACACCTGTTGGTGAATGCGTTTTTAACCAAAGTGCTCATGCTGTCTCGAAGGAAAGCTTTAAAAAGATAATTCTCTCTTTGCGGACGGATGACACGATCTAGCCACCACTGATCCCACAGTTCCAGAGAAATCGGCACTTTAGCCAAATTAACAGTTCTTGGCTCATTAGTTTTTGGATGATTGTATTCTATATTTCCTAATAAAAATTTAAGCTTGCCTTCCGGATTTTCAGTTCCCCATATATCTAAGCCCAATTCCGTTCGATATTCTTGCAAAAAATCAATAACAGCGTCCAAAAGATCTCCATAATAGAAGAACATAACAGGTCTTGTTCCAGAATCGGAGAGAGGCGCATCCATTTCTATAAGTTCTTTCTTGTAACTATCTATAGCTTCGTCACGTTCCGTTTGACTCTCCGCTTCATTAACTTTTTTGGTTAAGTCGTCTCTCTGTTCGTTGTTCTTTTCAGCGGGGACTGGAGGACCCGCAGCTTGTATAAAATCATTCAGATCCCTTAACGCAAGTCCATAATCTGATCGCTTTTTAAGAAATGCTTCAAGCTCGTCTCTGGCTTTTTTACATTCATCACTATTAGGAGTTCCTCCGTCTGGAGGATTACAATTTTTTCTAACATTTTTTCTCATTATCTCAAGCTTGGCGGGACTGACTTGTTCAAAATCAGCTCTTGCAGAAAACCATCTAGACAAATCATCATTTCTTATATTCATATGATAAATCTTTTTTTGCTGGTGCAACTTTCTAATTACCCTTCCATAAGCATCAAGTTGTTTTTGCTCAGACATGATCACATTTTGAACTTCTTTTTCGAGACCTGCTTTTTCTTTTAAAAATTCTAAAATGGCTTCGGCTTTCTTTTCCTGATCGCTTGTTCCGATAAGCTGCGTCGAATCCTTGCCAAACACCTTTACCTCGAGATCGTCTATGTCCTCATTTCCCTCAAGCTTTTCCAAAGATAGCCTGCTTACTCTTTCTGCCTGTTCAGACGTCAAACTTAAACCCTTTAATTTACTGATTGTCAATTCTTCCAATCTCTTTTTTGCGTCTTGAGCTTTTTTTTGTTCTTTTCCGGATAATGGTGGGATTAGTATGTTCGACTTCGGCATTAAAAATGCATTTTCGACAGCGCCATTATAATCAATCGATAAATCAAATGAAGTTTCAGTTACTTGTTTTGATAAAGGAGTAAAAGTGTGTTTCTTCAGAGTTAAGAATAATTCCACTGTACTGGCTTGCAGGAAATCACGAAACTTCTGAGCACGGGCGGCGTTGCCACCAAATTTTTCTCTCATCGCATTAATGTCCGCTCTGTAGCTAATTTTAGCTTTGATCCTGAAAGCTTTTGGGTCGTATTCTAAATGTTCGTTTCCAGCAACAACGGGTTGCTCATCTTTCTGATTAGTACGTCGACGGACAATCAAATCTCTAAAAGAATAAACAGCTTTTCTTGTAGCGTTAGTATTCGAATCCTTATCGGCAACCTCATATTCTTTAAAAAATGCTTCAGCACTAGCAAAATGCAACACCATGTTGCAATCAATAAAATAATCAACTTCTGCGGGCTGCGTTCCTAAGTAATTCCAGTTGAAAGATTTCAAAGAAACAGCATCTTGTTGAGTTTCGCTAAAATCTAGTTCATCTCTTGCTCCTGCAAGGGGCAGTCTATATTCCCTGTCGCCAATCACCTTGAAGATTTCAACGTTTGGCTTCAAGTCGGACGCAACCACTCTCGGTAAGTCATCCAAAAACTCTTGTGCGTTTGCTGTAGACAGAAGTTTGTTTAAAAATAGGCCAGAGTGTGGAGTTTTTGGATCGGTTAAAATAAGATTATTATATTTCTGCGGCAAGGCAACTCCTTTCCATCCAGAAATAACGTCAATGAAATCCACAAGAAAACACTGCTCCGAAAAAGCAGGTATGACTTTCTTTTTATCATTTGGTGGTACTGGTTCTGTCATTTATTTTCTCACTCGAAATAAGTTAATGCTTCTTCCAAAGGTTTTGGAATGAGTACGATGTCTCCAATTTTAAAGTCAGACTCTAAAGGTTTTTGATTAAACCAGGCTATGACCCACCAATACTTTGAATCTCCATAGTGTTCATATGCAAGTTTATAAAATCTGTCTCCAATCTTCCATATATGGTTTATAACCATGAATCTTTTCATCTCTTCCGCATTTGGGTGCCTTATGTTGGGTGTTGTATATTGAGTAACTTGTTTCACTCCCCTGTTTTTAAACATCTCAGAATTTTTATATATCTCTGAGTCGTTTACTACTTTGTTTTTATTTGATGTTCTAATACCCATTATCCAAAACCTAATCCTTCAAGAGTCGATTGTAAAAGGTTGTCGACAGCTGTACTTTGTTGACTATCTCCCGGATCTCCTGTGGGAGTAGAGGGTGTTCTATTTGAGAATTTCGGATCCGTCTGATAAGGATACTTATCCAGATTAAATCCTTCCTCGCCTTCTACGTGAGATGGAGGAATTATGTTTTGAGGATAAAACATACAAGAAAATTTAATATATTGCGGATATACTTCGTTGTGATTATTTGGGTTTTTGAAAAATCCCATCGTCGGATCAACATCATACGAAAGCCCATCCAAGTACCCCAACAAGCCACTAGTGCTGGCTGGACCCCATGGCATTCCGGCTTTTCCAATCAAATTTAAAAATCTAATCTTAAAAAGTGGTGTGCCACCGCTTTGTGCGAAAAACTGACCATCTTCAAGCGTCCTCTTTGGGTATAGCATCTGGAACAAAGCAGAAGCACGCTGTGTGTTTTCTTTTGCTTCATCAACACCATTCGCAACAACATCCCATCCTAAAGAAATCTTTCGGACAACAGAAGTCATTTTTTTACTTGGCTCGATATTGCCCCCAAAAAACTCATCATCATAATTGGTATCAAAAGAATCAATAAACTGTGTTATAAAAGCCTTAAACTTGACGTTTCTCTTAGTTACAACACTGTAAATATCAATAGTCAGATTCTCTTTGTTGGCTAGAATATCTGATCTATCACCATGTTTAAATTCATTAATTGCCATTTCTACGCTCTCCCTACGCCGTCATATCTAAGCGCAATGTCCTTCTCGGGAAGATTATTAATTGCACCATTAAGAACTCTCGCGGCTAATCGAAGTTGTTGAGTTCCCATATTTACGACTATCTCTGCTGGCCTATCTCCACCTTCTCCTCCTCCTCCTCCGCCTGTTGCAGCCATCATTGCCTTCATTGTTGCTGTGTTTTCCTGCAGCGCGGCTACAAGATTTGCTCCAGAATTTATACCTTTACCTCCACCTGGCAATGGTGTGATCTTTGGACCTGCAGGAGTGTTTGTAAGCAACTCAGGCCCGCCAGCTGTCTCACCTACAATTGCAGATCCTTGAGTCAACGTGCCGCCCTCTTGCATTCCAGCCATTTCGGTCACTGTTGGTATAAGTTTCAATTTCATATCGCTTCCCACTGCGCCGGCGACAAGATTTATTCCACCAAGGACACTGTTAATAAGCGTTCGTAGGGGAAGGAACCATAAATCTACCAGTCCTAACAAAAATGTTCCGACGTCAGTGAACATGTTTTTTACAAACGCTCCCAAATCGCTGAATTTACCAGCAATAAAATCAAACCCAGTGCCAAAGGCTGCTGTCACTTCATCCCAGTAGTAAACTATACCTACAATAGCTGCAACAATTCCCGCAATTAGAAGAGGTATGCCAAGTGTAGCTACATTAAAAGCAATACCAAAGGCTGTCACCGCTATCTTTGCTAAGCCCCAAGCGCCGGTCATCAACATAGTTCCGGCGGTTTTTGCAGCTAATAGTGGTATAGTCGCAATCATTAAAGCTTTTTGTAATATACTTACAGCATTCCATTTTGCAATTGCGGCGGCGTAGGCCTTTTGAGCTATCGTGGCAAGAGTAGTTTTAAGGGCCAAGAAACTTTGTTTAGCTGTCAACATGGCTGCAATCATATTCCATTGCATAGAGACAGGTATGAGTTTAGCCATGCCTATCATTAAAAGTTTGAAAGAGACAATTACGCTCTTCATCGCAACGCCGATACCAACAAGCTTGCCTATAAGTCCATCACCAAGATTTAGAAACATTGACAGTCCCTCAATCATTAACCTAAAAACGTTTATAATCGGTGCCATGCTCACTGCTAACGCATTTAACGCGTTCGAAAGATTTTCAAACATTGTTGTAGACTCTTTCGCCAACTCGGCTAACTTTTCCTGTGAAGCGGCATTAAGATCTGCTCTTGCTTGAGCATCATCATATGCGGCGAGGCCACCAGAGAACAACTCATTGGCTTGCGCCATATCAGTAATACCGGCGGCAGCAGCGAAGGCCCTTCTCTCAAGCCTACTCATTGATTCAAAAGACACGCCAGACAATTCTGTTGCTTCAAGCATTGCCCTGATTCTTTCGGATTCACTCATATATACCATCTCAATACTGTTGAGATATGGTCCACCCATAATACTGTTTAATCTACCAACAGCAGATGCTGCAGAATCAAAAGTGTCAAATTGCGCTGCGATTCCCAACAAATTACCCATCGACAACCCTGTTGCCTCTGAAGCTGCGGATAACTCTGAAAAGACCTGCATCATATCTTGACCGTGCGCAGAAATGGTACTTGCGGCCTCTGCAAAGTCAGCGGAAACTTGACTTATTGGTCGTCCAATACTTGTGGCTAGCGTCACCAATTTACTCGCTTCTTTTGCCGCATCCTCACCGGCTATATTCAAGGTCTTAGAAAGTATTTGTATGTTTCTGGCTGTCGCTTGCGAGTCTACACCTGCTTGTTCTAAAGTAGAGGTGAAAAGAATCATGCTTTCTCGACCTTGTGCCGAAGCCCTTCTGAACGCTACTGTGCTTTCAAAAAGTGCCTGCGTTGCCACACCTGCATTTTGAATGGATAGGCCCATTCCACGAGCCGCATTCATTCCATCGATCAAAGAATCTCTAAATTCTTCATTTGCTCCGGTTGCCCTAACAAAACCTGAAACCAGACTATCTGTAGCTGTAAAAAGCTCCTCTGTTCTAGTCGCCACCAACCCAAGAAGCTGCGGCCCCATTGACATCAGTTTGCTACTCATAACTTTACCAAGATTTCCTGATTTGGCAGTTAAATCTAGCATTAGCTTGCCTGAATTCGCAAGCCCTCCAATAAATGTATCACCGAAGTCTATCCCCAATCCGAGAAGACCAGTCATTCTTTTGCCAAAGGCGGTGGCATGGCCAACAGTCTTTTCAAACTCTTGATTGATTTTGACTCTTTCGGAGTACTCCTTAGCTAACTCTTCACGTTGTTCTTTGGTGAGCGCGTTCATCGCTTCGAGATGCGCTATTTTTTCTTCGTCGGCTTTTTGCTGCTGTGCAGTAATTTTCCCCTCTTCGATGGCTTTTTCGAGGTTCTGTTTTCTAGTTTCTAACTGAGATTTTAACGATTCGTTTGTGGCCATTAGCACATCTACGTATTCTTCGTCAAGCTCAGCAACGGTTTTTCTTCTCTGTATTTCTAGATCTAATTCTGAAACATATTTATTTTTTAATTTTGTAAGCTTCTCTTGAGCTTCCAATTCTTTCTTTATAAAATCAGCTCTTACTTTTTGTAATTCTTGTACTTTTAATTCAGCTTTTATGTCTTTTTCATCTGCCATCGGTTAAGCCCCTTATTTCATCGGCCACTTTAAACCGGTTTCTCTTTCAAAATTCTTAACGGCAGAGTCTAACTTATAACGAGACTCATAAGTCTTTTTGTCTCCAAGTCCATATTGCATAAACTTTTGAAGGTAATTTTTTTCCGCTGTCAGGGCGGTTAAGAACGCTCCAATTTCCGCATTAGTTCCACGGACATTCAATAGAGTTCCAGCTCCTGCAAACATCTTTTCCAAGGCGTACCCAACAACAGTACCAAGTTGTGTCAAATAACTTTCATCAATTCTCTTATCTCTGATCTTTGAGAAATCAATTGTTACTTCTGAAATTTTGTCTTCGTTTAGCTTTGCCATAAAATTGGTCCTCTAAACCATAAATAGTTTTGAAATACTATTTTATCTCTTTCCTTGCGCCTTTTCTACTTCTTCTCGCTCTGTTTCGAGTTGATTGATTAATCTTTGAGTGAACCATGCTCTAATTTTGACCGGAAGGTTATAAGCTTCGGTAAAACTGAATCCTCCATGATACTTTAAAAAGAAGAATGTCTCATACACTTGCTCTATATACTCATCACTTAGGCCAAAAAAAGTCTACCGTGAACGGTATCTGTACCTCCGATTCACTAGAGCAATTAGAGCAAGTTACAACTTGCGTCATGTCTACATTGGGAGTGATTCTAGCGTACATTCCCCTGAGATATTTGGAATCAAGTGCCGGCATATTTTCAATAAAAGACTCTAAAGCGTCTTTGCTTGTGTGTCCGTTGACGGACACGATTATAGATCTGAATTGGTCCGTCAAGGGAGCTTCAGGCATTTTTAACTTTTTACGCTTTTCAGCCAAGTCAGACAACTTTTTCTCTTCAAGTCCGGTTATCATCTTTACTTCAACTGACACTTTACTTTTAGGCAATTCAAAAACAAAAGTATTGTTCTTCGTTCTCGTAACGCCGGGCACTTCATCTTCTCCGTGGTTAATCCTTACATCAGACAAATTAAAATCATGTCTCTCAACATGACCGCAAGCTGGACAGGTTAAATTGGCAGAATAATCTTCACCATACCCTGTGATTCTTGCTGCAATAAGAATGGCATTTTTATCGCCTGTGTAAAGTTCGCCAACTTTTATACTTTTGTCGACAATGACATTCTGCAAGAGCCTGTCAATTGCCAACCCCTTCTTTAAAAGAGATTGGGAGGTTAAAATATCCTCGTCTTTTGCGGTCATGTAACGAATCTCCACTGTCTCTTGGTTGTACAGTGGATGACCTTCAGGATAGCACTTACCCTTTGTTGGTAAATCAACAAATTCGGTAGGTGTGGCGAATGAAAAAGTTTCATTGCTTTGTGCCATTTGCTCTACAGGAGCGCTGTCTTGGATCGGAGCACCTACTCGATCCTCGTTATTTCTAACTGTCATAATTACCTCTTAGTTATTATCCGCCTCGCTTATAGGTAGCATAATCGTAACGGAAAGTCACCTGAAGCTCTACCATATCGTCAGACGAATAATCAAGCGATCCCCAGGCTACATCTAAGATCCATGGATTGAATAATTTCCAAGTTTCAACTGGCTTATTATCAGGATCCATTTGCTGGAGTCTAATCTGACCTAAATGATTCGTGGCTTTCGCCTTTGATACGGTGTGAGGGGCGTCTCCATCTCTATCAGTGGGAGGATCATAACCTGCCGCACGAATAGCTCCATAAAGAATATTGGAAGTGTCCGGGTCAATAGGATCAACAAGCGTTACTGCTGTTTGATCCCAAGTAACATGACCTGGGTAGAAGAAGGAGTGACCAAAAAACTTATGCTCAGTTGAGTTAACTGTAATCTTTGGTTTATCAACCTTTTTGATGATGTACGCGGGGATCTTTGCCCGCCCACCTATAAAAAGAAGCCACCTATGCTGCCTTTTTGGCTCTAGTCTACTATCGGCCCAAAATCTATTATTTGCCATTGTTTTGTTGTCTCCTCTTCAAAGCTAAATAGTAAAGCGTAATAAAAAATCCTTAATTAATCTGCGAATGATGCACCTGTATCGGTGATAACAAAGTCCAAAGCGATGAACTCAATAGCGCGGGCCGGTTTAAGGAATACCTTTGCGTAAAGAATGTTTCTATCAACTAATTCAGGAGTCGTCGTAGTTTCATCCAATACGACCCTGAAGTCCGTCAAACCTAAGCCAGATTTAACATCGTTAAGGAATACTTCAACCTGACCGGCAAATCTATTCCAAGTTGATTGCACATTTTGCTCGAACAATGTAGTGGCTGCAATTCTAGAAACTTCCTTCTTGAGGTGAATTAGCAGACGACGAACATTGACTCTATCAAGAGCAGATGGTGTTACTTGGAGGGTCTTTTGACCAAACACTACAAGACCTTCTGCTGGGAATGAAGCAATCGGGTTAATATTAGCCGCATAGAGTCGATCTCTTTCTCTCGAGTTCAACTGCATTTTCACATTAGTGACTGGAATACCTGCGGCACCTTCGCTAAGCCCACCTCTGGTGAAGCCTGCGGGAGCGAACCAAAGTTCTTCCTGTCTTTCACTGTATGCCATGGTGCCAAGAGCTACAACTGAAGGTGGAGCCCAGAGCAATTGATTAGCGAGAGTATCTCTAATCTGTACCCATGGGAAGTAAGCGCAACCATAACTTGTGTTAAGACCTCTTTGTCTTAGGGACGTTACGGCTTGTTCGGGCTCTGGAAGACGACTAGTCTCTGCAGAAGTACCTTCTGTGTCTGGAACATAGTCATTCTCCAAATCGATAATTGCCAGGGCGTCTCCGCGATCTTCACAAACTTTGATTAGATGTTCAGTTAATGAGGTATTGTTTACACCTGGAATAGTTGCCAAATTGTATTCTACAACTTCTGCATCTGAGGCTGCATCAATCGCTCTTTTAACTGAGTAGAAAGCGTAATTGTTTAATTCAGTGGAATTTGTAGTTCCCAATTTTGTATTTCTAAATGGTTCTCTTTCCTTGACATCTAAGCCGTCGAAGCCTCCAGCGAAAACTGTCGTAAATCGATTTAGTTTTGCATTCTCTAGCAAATAGGAAGAACCACTCTGTGCAGACACAGAGAAATTACCGGTTCGACTACCGGAAACATATTGATAACTACCGGAAGTGTTGCCAGAAGACATTCTAGCGATATCATCCAACGTGAAGATGAATGAATCTTCTAAGTAGGTAGAGTCAACAGAGGCTGGAGTAGCGCTGGTTCCTGGGAATCCAATTCTTGTCACATCGGTAACGCTCTCATCGAATCTTGTAGATCCACTACGATTTGTTCTGACTCCCCAGAACGCCAATTGCGGATTCGCAAGATCGTCATCTGTTGACATGTTACGAAGTGGAAGTTTGGGGAATTGCCATTTAACATTTGAGCTTGCACCAGAAACATGATGGAATTGATGCTGGCTTCCTGTCAAAAGAGCAGTATCCGAGGCACCAGAAACGATATCGGAGTCACTAGTTACAAAGAATTTATTATCAGTATTTTCTGCACTTCCCGAGAAGGAGAAAGTCTTCATTCTCGAAGGTCCGATAACACCAACTGGAAGATATCGCGCATCTGCAACACCTTCGGCAACTTGATCGTTAACAACTACTCTACAAAACTTAGAGGCGTTTGGATAAGCGCCGTAATGCTTATATCTTTTCTCTACATCATCCCAGTCGCTATACATATCTCCAATCTTTCTTGCGATATAATTTGAAGAATTAGGGTTCAAACTACAATTTGAGAATTTTTCAAGATACACAGGAGCATTATCAGTATCTCCAAGATGTCTCAAGGCGATGGTGAATGTTCCATATGGATCGAAGTCATTTGAAGACGGTTTAATATCCATAATAGATACTTTAGCCATCTTTTGAAGACTTTCGCCGCCATCTAGAGCTACAAGCTTAAATAATTTCTGAGCATGCTCTGCTTTGAAGTTGGAAGCAACGCCCAAATCTTGAGCGATAAAGTAGCCAGTTTCACCTCTTTTCACGCCGAAGTTCCAATCTGACCAATCCTTTGGTGAGGAGTCTTTTGACGAGAGTCCTGTAATAGCAGCATAAGAAATCAATCCGCCGTGATGTTCAATATGACTGTCATAGCTCTCACCAAGCCAATAACCGTACTTGTTACCAGAGGTGATAGTTGAATTCAAAAGCGTTGGATTGGTGTTGAACACTTTTCTAATATATTTATCACTATTTCTATTGAAGTTAAAGCTAATTTTCTCCGTGCCTTTGTCTCCATTTGTTCCGTTAATCAACATTACCCAGTCACTATCCGCTGAGCCTGAGCCACGAAGAACGCCTTGACCTTCCGCGCCACCTACCCAATCTTGAGCAGCTGCTGCGGGGTCTGCTCTATCTACGGCAGAGTGCCCACCGGAGAGAACAAGAGAAGTACTGGTATCTGTATAGAAAACAGCTCCGAGAGAAGCAGTCATTTGACCCTGAGTAAATGGACTAATCTCTGGGGTTGTATATCTATCAAAAAGCCAAAGCCCATAAGCTCCACCAGGAGTTTCTGAAACTGTAGATTGTTTCCAGCCGGCATATCCAGCAGAAGTTGCATTTGTGTGCTGATCTCCAAGTAGTCTAATGAAAGTAAGGGGAGAATTATTTCGCAACCATGCCTGGGCTGCATATACAGCGTATGTCGGAGCCGTATAGTTGCCATCTCTCCAAATATCTCCGCCCTTTCCACCGGGGATTGGATTACCAAAAATTTCTACAAATTCCGAAAAAGAATCAACTTTAACTGGTCTTAGTGAAGGACCTCTTTCTGAGCGTCCAATAACAAGTGGTCCAATATTTTCGGGGGTCGCAGTAAGCTGCGAATTGTCAATTTCATTAATAAAAATTCCGGGCGAAACAAATTTAAAATTCTGTGCTGGCATGTTTTAATTTCTCCTCATATAAAAAATGCATTATAAATAAGTGATTTCTCTAATAAATAGTTTGTGATATGCTGAAATGACAATATCAGCCTCGATAAAAAGTATCTTTGTCCCCAAGTTCTGGAGAGTCTTCAGTTATCACTCTTTCTCGCGGCATTTTGTAATCTACAGCGTTTTCTCTAACCACTATCTTTGGTTGATCCTGATTCTTGTCTTCTCCGATAAGATATCCTAAAACTTTTATATCGACCTTGGTTTGATATTTTCTTTCCTCTGCTTCAAGATTCGAAACATTGTTATCTTGTGAAAAGTCTTGTTGTATAAAAGCTTCATATGTATGTCCATCCTTCTTAAATACAAAATAATTGACTCCCCCTGTTTTTGTTATAAAGGGAGTTACAATTTCATTCATCTGTTGTTGATATTCTGTTCTTAAGGTTAAAGAATAGGTAACATCAACGTACACAGGCATAGGAATTGTTACCGTCTGGTAAACAACTTTATTATTCTTCTTTGGAAAATTAATTTGACCTCTTTTTTCATATGCATTTGCATTAGCAAAATTAGAAGTCTTGTCTTGGTTAAGCCTTCTGGCTATTACTACCGAACCACCTTTGTTGTCATGGTGCGGAGGGGGCTGGTGAGCCCAGTAAATTCCTTTTTTGGTCGGATCTTTGACCATGGAAGTCCTCTCTATTGTTATGGCTGGAAGTATCAGAGAACTATTAGCGTCTCTCAAATCTTTATTGTTCTTAATTTGATGAGACCTCTCTGCAGACATCCAAATAACTGGAACTTTATTCCATCCCTTGTTGGTAGTCGAAAATATATTCAACTCCTCATTTATATATTGATAAAAAGATTCATCAATAGTTTCTATTGTCGAAGGCATTATGATTCTTTCTTCAATGATGCTTGTGTCATCAACTCCTGTATGATCATATTTAGGTGCCATCGAATAAGCCCTCGCGAGAACGAATACATTTAGCAGAAATCTCTATTCTGTGCTCAATTTGTCCAAATAATTGCTTTGGCTCGTTCAAAGTTACAATCTCATAATGAATATCACCATACAAAACAAAATCTCCAACTCTTACAAACAAATCTTGATCCTCTGTCAGTCTTCTTTTGTGAAAATGAACAACTATTGATGTGTTCCTATCAATACCTACATTACTTTGCCATGAAGTTTCCAAACCTTCCCATTCTACTAGAGCATAAACCCGGATGGGAGGCAAGAATGTTTTATTAATCGCTTCTCCATATAAAGAATGAAAATTTGTGTACTCTAAACTAATAGGGTAATACACAACTTGCTGACCGACAACTCTTTCGATCAATTCATCGTTAACTTGCTTTACTAAATCTCTCTCCTTTTTACCAACAAAAAGTGGAGGAGGAGGCTGAGCAGGTTGTTTCCATTTATCACTCATTTCTTAACTTACCCCACAAATATTGTCAAAGGAACTCTTTTCTGTACGTTGTTGACTGATTCTACTTTCGCCGCGTCTGTTTCTGCAAGCTTCGCATACGTCAACTCATCCAAGGTTGTCTTCAACTCTTCTCTTAGTTTATCTTGTTCTTCTTTTGCCTGGCTCAATAATTCGGACGCATTCAAAGTAACACTCTCTCCTGGTATCGGTATCGTTGAGAATTTACCTCGAACATGTCCAAGCATTTCCTTCGTCAAAGCTAAAGCAAATCTTCTAATCCATTGTTTTCCAATAGAGTTTATATTCTGATATGGGATATTTGCGAATGGAATCGTATTCATGTTGTTGACACCATCTACATTTACAATTCTGTCGGAAGATTGTTCCCAAGCGTCTTTTTGCACAGTGAACTCAACCCAAAATGTTTTCGGACCTGAAGTATTCGGAACTGGAAAGAGTCTTAATTTATTATTTCGTAACTCATATGAGTAATGAGAATTTCTTGTATAAATTGAATCTTCAAATCCCAAAGACTGAAGTTTATTTTGCCAGACTGGAACAACTTGAAACGTTGAGTCATCGGCGTATTGCCCGTAGTTCGACATATTACCAACGGTGTTTAGACCACCATAATAACCAAAAAATCTCCACATGGCTTGCGGAGTTTTATAAAATACTCTCTTGATTGTGACCTTCTTATTTTCGACTTGATTGTAAAAAAGACTTCCTGCTGTTTCCGCTGAAGATGAAATCAATGTCTGTAGATCATAATCCTGGACATCTTGTGTTATATCGAAAGAAGCTGAATAAACCGTTTCCGTTCCACCAGCATTAGCTTCTGAGGAAAAGCCCTCTCCGATTCTTTTCGTGTATTCAAATCTAAACTTTGGATATTTCAAAGCTACGGGAGTATTCTCTCCCAAGCTAGAAGAAAGAGCATCGCCGCTTCTCAGTTCGCCATCCGAGTCAAAAGAACCGGTAGAATTACCAAGAACATCTGAAAGAACATTTTTTGCTTGATGTACATTCACGATATAAGAATATTCTAGAACTGCTTCTTCATATGCAGAATAAACGTTCTGCTCAGTCAGTTCAATGTCTAAGACGTCTCCGCCAAGTTTCTTATATGTGTAAGCGACCTGATCTGAAGCGCCTTGCGTAAAGCTGGCTGCTCCGTCGCCATTGAGGTATATACCAAATGGTACTGCTGTCGAATCCACGTTTGATGTGCTTCCTGTTGACGGAAGAGTGACAGCGCTTGTTGTTTGTGAAGGTGAGAGAGTCGGGACAGCCATTCATTAAATTCTCCTATACACCTTAAATAGTTTTGGAAAAGAGAAAACCCCAGTCCAACCGAAGTCAAACTGGGGTTTTCCATTAAAAACAGTTAATTCGAAAATTAACCGAGTAGGTCAGTGACTACTACTACACCGTACATATCAGGACGTACCATCTTCTTGGCGTATCGAGTCATGACACCCTTACGGGGCACGAAGTCTTCGATACCGAAGATAGTAGGCGTTACCTGGAGAGGTACATATGGGGCGTACACATAGCCGCTCTCAAGGAACGAGCCACCTTTACGACCGACAAGAACAACGTTCCTGGGGAAGTAAGGATCTACGTATACATCCCATTTCTTGCTAAGACTACCGGTCTTAACAGTACCAACTGTACCCTTATCAATGTCACCCGTCACATCGGCACGGAAGCCGGAAGTGAATTCGAGAACGTTAGCAACCTCTGGGGATACTACGATAAAGTTGGCACCACCGCGAAGCGTCTTACGATGGATCTGAGCAGACACATCATTAATGGTTTCGACAAGAGTCTCATACCATTCAGACACAGTACCGGTGAAGTCAGCACCAAGAAGTGACTCATTAGCGAGGTCACTAATTGGAAGACCAGTGGTACGATTGAGGAATTTACCTGGACGACGTGACCAGTAGTAAGTACCAGCCTTTGCACCCTTAATAAGGTCCTCAAGGATCTCGCGGTCAATCTCAAGAGCAATTTGCTCGGAGAGAATACCAGTAAGCTCAACCTCGGCATCGAGATTGTGATAAGCATTGAGATCCTGACCAAGCTCTGGGGTCCATTTGGCCTTGAGCTTCTTGGTCATCGCGGTCACGGAGACAGAATCCACTTTGATGTTAATCTCAGGGATTTCCGTCTGGTTTTCCAGCTGCCAAGTGTCCTGACCAACAACAGCTCCAAGAGCCTGATTGGTAGTGCCATTAGCAGCAGCCGTGCCACCGAAATCATCGCTGATTGGGAACGTGAACACATGGTTCGAACTGGTGATTTCGGTTGCGAATGCCGAAGAAAGACCTTCGGAACCACCACCAGCTTCATCAGTTTGCTCGTAAACAACTTGAATTCTTAATCCAGTGTTCGCCGGGTCAGTGAGACCAGACGCAGAACCAGACTGAATTTGAGTCAAACGACGAATCTGTCGACCATAAGTCGCAGAAGCAGCGTCGGTAAGACCAATCAAGTTGTGCATATTGAGCTGTGCAGTACTGGTACTACCAGTAAAGTAGGCAACGATGCAAACAGAACCTGAAAGATCAGGATCGTAGCGAACTGCCTTATCAATGTCGTTGCCTCTACCTACCTCACCAATGTGAGTTACAACTAGGGGTAGACCAGCGGTTGAAGCAGTCGGTGAAGAATAACCATTGTTAAGGTTATAAAAACCTTCCTCAAGGTTATTACCGGTAAGATCAACACCACCAGTAAGTGACTGGCCTACAACACCGCCACCAAACAGGGAATCACCACCTTCTAAGCCGAGTCTAGGCACAGCAGCCTGGAAATCCAGGAAGAAGATGAGACCCGATGGGAGACTCATTGGTTGCACAGATACAAGATCATTAGCAATAAGCCCGCCGAATACACGACGAACAATTGGGAAAGCAACAGCAGCAAAACCTTCTACATCACCAGAAGCCATGGTAGAAACTTCGCGAAGAAGCTCCTTGGCCTGATTCTCTAGAAGACGAGCCATACCGCTGCGTTGAGCATCATCCTTCATTCCTTCAAGAAGACCGGTCTTTTCCCACTTTTCAAGTAGAGCAGCACCTTCCTTCTGGAGATCACGATTTACGATGCCTTCAGTTAGTTTATCTAAAACAGACATATTAAAATCCTCCTTATATTATTTAATACCTGCTAAAGTCTTCCACCTATCCTTGTGTGGAATACTTCGGTTTTCCTCTTTTCTCCGAGGAAGAGTTGTTGAAGAACGCTGAACAGCCTCGCTCAGTGATTTCGGAGTAGACTTACGTTTACTGCCCACTGCGCTTTGAAGCGTTTCATAAATAACTTTCGCTTCTTCAACTGAATCGACTTTAGATAGAGCTTCGACAATTTTAGATTTTTGTCGCTCATTCAGGGAGGTGCTACCCAAAACACGATTCGTGTACAACAACTTAGCATTTGAAAGATTAACCTCTTCGAGTTTTTCGTTCAAATGCAAAAGCATATCTTTATATTTATTATTTTTCTCAAGAAGAGTCTTGTTTTCCTCTTCGAGTCTATTTACAGACTCTTCAAGTTCTTTTTTGTCTTCGTCTTCTTCTTCAAGTTCTTCGACCTCTTCTTGAGCAAGTGCAATTTCTTCATTTTCTCTGTCAATGGTCTCATTTGAGGCACCACCTGCTTGACCAGTAGGCACATTTTTAACATCGATGGTCAGCTTCTCAAGAAGGTCTGCAAGGAATTCTTCATCTAGATCATCACTCTCATCTTCTTCAAGCTTTGGAGCCAATTCATTTTCACGATCAATCATCTCATCCGCTTCAATATCTTCTCCCAGCTCTTCTGCGAGTTGAGAAAGATCAATTTTAACTTCAGACTCAGGGCAAGGGCAAAGCTTTTCTCCAGAATCTGTATGACTTGGTGGCATGTCTGGGGTGTCGCCCGCTTCTTCTGCTTCAGGATCGAGACCCAAATCGCCGCCTAAATCACCTCCTAGGCCTTCGGGTTCTTCATCACCTAAACCAAGTTCTTCTTCTGGTTGCTCAAGTAGAGTATCAACAACTTCTTTGATTTCACGCGAGTACTTTTCAATGATTAGTTCTTCAGCGTTTTTCAAGGCTGCTTCCTTAAGAGCTTCTGCATCAATAATTGCTTGTTCTAACATGTCTGACATAGATCGATCTCCTGATAATTAGTCATAAATAAATAGTCAGGTAACTCATAAAAACACCATTATTAAATTTGTGAGTTTGTTAACTTTAAAGAATGACCCAATTAACTGTAACAGTCCCGGTTGGGCTAATGTCGCCTCCGCCTACATTATGCAGCCCAATCCTGAAAAAGTTTGAAGAAGGGGCAATGGAGATACAACCAGCTAATATGCCGGTGGCGACCTGGACGGTTGCAGTAACCGCAATAACGTCGCTGCTGACGACCAGATTATTATTAACCTGAATTGATATAACTGAATTGTTAGAGAAGGTGAATCCGCCGGCCATCGTCGCCACGAATGTTCCTGCGCGCTGGGTGGTCATCCCGGTGACCGTTCCATTTGGCTGGCCAGAACCGCCAGGGGTGTCGATGGTTACGGCACCTGCAGAACCCTTATCAATGGTAATACCTCCAGTAACAGTCAGTTCATCAAGTTCTTCGCGGCCTGCGTTATATCCCATTTTTTATGTTCTCCTTATCTACTTGGATCGTTTGTTATTCCGGAACCTGTTAACGTAAACATTTCAGTTGCAGGAACTGTTGTCAATTCAGCGAACACTTCCCACTCACCTGATGTAGCCACCGGTGTAATGAATATTTCTTTAACTCTTACATTAAATTCTACTGCGTCTTCTTTTGAATCCAATGTGATGTATTGATGATGAGCTATCACTTGTGCGTTGCCACTATTGGTGGCAAAATGCACTCTTAAATCCGCAGCGGCCCTATTAACCACTGTTATTTTTTTTGTAATGGATGGAAATGAAATTTTCATCTCATCTGTCCCAGATATGGTTCCTGAGCCAGTGAGGAAGGGTATACCGCCAACGAGATATGAACCCACGTTTCCAATGCCAGCTCTTGGATACCTCAGTGCTTCTAAATTTGCCATCGTTTTCTCCTACCTTTTTAATTAATTAGTTTCTTTCTTGCGTTTCAACTTGTCTAAAGTTGCTTTTCTTCTCTTTTTCATCCTAATTCTCTTTTCAGATGGCTTTTCATAATACATGCGTTCTCTTACATCTTCAAAGATAAATTCTTTTTTTACTTTTTTTGCAAATCTTTTTATTAACTTCTCGATAGGTTCGTTTTTTCTTGCTCTAACTTCTACATTAATAGTTTTTTTCAATTATTTTCCTCCTGCCAACGCCTTCCAAACGTTTGTGTTACCCAAGAAAGAAGATATGTCAACTCCAGAGTCTCTAGGATCCACTCCAGATAGAGCACCTTGCGGAGTGACTGAATCCCCAACAGACCCTGCCTTGGACACTGGTGTTGTACCTTCAAACAGGTCAACTCCATTATAAGAATCTCTTCCAATTGCATCTAGCATCTTCTTTCTAGTCTCGTTAATTTTTCGAGTTCTTTTTTGTTTTTCCTGCAATTGCATTTTTTTCATCTCATCTTCTTTATGTCGTGTATCTTCAACTACCACTTGCTGCGTTGTACCTAAACCTTTCACAACTTCAGAAATGACATTAGATAGCAGACCCTCTTCAACAAGAGCCTCCTGAATACATTCTTTGATGAGCGGCTTTAATACTTTTTTAAGTTCTGATTTTTTCATTTTCCCCTCAGAATATCATTCAATGCGCGATTGATTCTATCTGCCTTTGTGAACACACCCTTTACTGTGCTTTCATTAATTTGTTGTGGTGTCATAAAAGCTCCGGTTGTTGAAGGCTCAGAAACCATATCAAAGCAAATCAATTGAAAATCGTCTTCAACAATCGTATTTCCATTTGATTCATGAACGGAGCCCATTCCTCTCGAAGAAATTCCAAGCTTGACTCCAGCGTTAACAAGCTCTTTTAAAACTTGACCTGAAGGAGTATTAAGAACTTGAATTTTACCCATTACCGCTCCTTGGTCCCACCAAATATCAGTCACAAGATGAGAAGCGTTTTTGAGATTGATAACTGAATCGTCTGGGTGATCAAGTTCTCCAAGCGCTCTTCTTTCTTTTACAAGCTTTTTATAGTTATTAGTCTCTCTTTCCAAGATAGGCCCTGGATATACGCGGCCATTGCCATTTCTAGCGTCTGCTCTTTGCATAACGCCGGTAAGGAATACATGTCCTTCCTTAACCATTCTTTTCTCGGCTTCAGTTAAAAAGTCTTGGCATACGCCACCTTCACAAAGCTCATAGTATTCTCTTAATAATAGTTTAGACATACAGTCAGGCTCCTTTGCAACAACGCCGCACCGGCTGCAGCATCCATTTTTGTCCTAGCATCGTGCTATTTAACATTAACGTCATGTTTAACTCCATTGTCTCCAAATAATGTACATAAGATATAAGAAGTTCCAGAACTCAAACACCCTAGTAACAAATAATTAACGATATTATTGTCAAATGTAAATAGTTCGGTATACCTGTTTATGCCAACTAAAAATACACCAACCCAAAAGCCAATGCACATCGGACAATGGAAGAAATGATGTTTAGGTCTTATTTTTCTGAATATTGAACCATACGCCAAAATTTGTGTTAAACCGTAGGCGCAAAGAATGAAATATAATAACCCCATTTTAATACCTATAATATGATGTCATACCATATGGGCCTCTAACCCACCCTGGAACTAAGCTACCTTTCTTCTCTTCATGTGGGACTTCTCCCAGTTCTGTAGAATTTTCTGCGTCTGGACTTGTTAACATATCTGCCTCGTCTTGTTCTCTTTCAAGCTCACTATAGAAATATGGTTTTTCTTCTGCGATAAACTTGTCTATAGAGTATAAAGCAACTTCGATTGGGCTAATTTTTTCATTAACTGATTCTAGCAAATTTGCTTCAAGAGAGCCATAAATGTTTCCTCCCTGAACTGAAGCATTATCGATCACACCTTTCCTTCTTAAAAACTTATAGAGTCTATCCTGAGCATCATACACTTTATCAGTCAGAGTCTCCTTAGCAAAGGAAATGATTTTATTTTTCTCAGGCATAATAACGATATCAATGTCCTCATGATCAAAAATCATAATGTTGCCATCAAGAGCTTTTCTCGCATTAAGCTCGATTGTTGCTTGTGGCGGCTCTGGAAGATCTGCTATTTTTATTTTAACGGTCATTAAACTTCTATCTCTTTAGCTAAATTCTGAATTTTATAAACTTTATTGATTAAATTCTTGTCGATTTTTTCATTCTTAAAACCCTCAAGCATAAGCAAGACTTGTTTTGTTTTCTTAATCATTTCGGAATCACTAGCAACATCTTGCGATTTTAAAGAATTTGAAACTACTTCTTTTAATCTTCCAATTTCTTCATTCAAAAAGACTTTTAATTGGACTCCATTATCCGCGAAGGAGTGAAGATACTTTTTAAGTAGACTTTTTTGTTCTTCTAAAAGTTCAGATGAATATCTCTCATTAAACTTCTTTGCAAAAGTTTTGAAAATTAAATTATTAACTGGTTTTAACTGTTCTTGCTTCTTACCGGGGCTGGTCAACATTTTGCCAAGCAAATCCTGCTCCAGAAGAATTCTTTTCTGCAATGGTGTATCTTCATTGAAGATTTGATAAACAGTGGCCAAGCTTTTATAGTTTGGTACAAAATTAGAAAAGACTGATTTTGAAAATAACTTATTAATCTTCTTAATCACGACGCTCTGCTCGTTGAATAAGGTTTTTTTATTGATTTGCGAATGTTCTTTTTTTACTTCATAGATTAATTTTTCCGCACTATGAGGTGCTAATCCATGGGTTTCACAAAGAGTTCTATATAAACTCAAATCTTTACCCAACTCCGTGTTTTTATTAAAATGTTCTTTTAAAAGCGATATCAATTGATTTTTTAATTCAAAATCCTTTTGTACAACTGCTTTTGTTGCTTCCCTTATGACAACTTCATAAAGAAATGCAGTATTACGCTTCTTGTTGTGTTTTATCTTCATTATCTTTCGACTCCAATTCTGTAATCAAACTTCTTACTTGATGATTAACTTCGAATAATTTAAGTTCTTCATTATAAGTAGTTTCTTTTTCCTCAAGCTGACCTCTTCCTAGCTGTAATATGCCAGATAATCCTTTAAACGTGTTACGGGGCGTGTTTTTCCCGGCTTCGTTGTTGCCCTGGGCTAACATGCTCTTTTGGAAAGCAGCGTTTTTTCGATTATCAGACGCAACAGGATAGTATCGTTTACCTTTTGCCTTTTCGTGTGAAGTTTTTTCTTCTTCTACATCTCTTTTCGCTGGTAATATTGCTGTTCGTTCGTCTTCGCCACCCTCTTCAGGAGCCAAAGCTTCACCTTCTCCTTCTCCTCCAAGCTCCTCTGCTTCGGGCTCGTCACCAAGCTCAGCTCCAAGATCGCCCCCTTCGAGTTCACCACCAAGTTCACCTGCGAGGTCGCCTCCAGCCTCTGCAGTAACGGCGTCTTCGCCGGATGCCTCAAGAGCTGCTTCAAACTTTCGATCATAAAATAGTTCCCGCTGATTTCGAAGAAATTCATCTTCAGATAGATTAAACATGTGCTCTGCGATCCAACGCTTACTAAAGAAACCTTCTGTCGCCGCGCTTGCAGCCTCAAATTTTGTTCTCCAATTTTCAAGCTCTTGCATTTCTGCAATTTTCGAAGGATTGTTGAGGTGCAATTTAAATGAGATAAGATCTTGACCTCTGAACCCCATGGTAAACAGATGAACAATTCCAATTTTCTCTAGCTCTGAAATAATAGATCTCTGAAGTCTCTGTATTGTTCTTGCGAAGCGAATATCCTTTTGCGCGAGAGTCGTCTTGTCCTCTTCTGCCCCTTCGCCTCTAAAAAGATAAGCTTGTGGAACTTTGAGCGCAGCAAACAACTTGTCTTTTAAATACTTAACATCTTCAATATCATTTCCTCGCGTCTGGCCTGAAACCGACTCGATCTTTGTGCCGGTCTCTCCGCCTCTCACAGGGATAAAATAATCTTCTTCGATGCTTAGCGGATTATAACGCAAGTCAACACGCCCAGTGCTAGAATCAACGACCTGATTTCTCTTCATTTGGGTCATCGCCTTCTGAACAAACTGTTCAACATCTTCTGGGGCAATTCCGCCAACATCAATATAAAATACGCGGCGTTCTGGGGCGCGCACAATTCTATACGCCATCATGGCATCCTCTAAAAGAATTAATTGTCTCCAAATTCTTCTAGCAGGCTCCAAGACGCTAGTTCCATAAGGCGCATACTTATCATTTCCCAAAATACGAAAGTGAGCAACTTGCCAATTCTCAAAAGTTATACCACCTGAATTCCATTGATATTGAATATAGTTTGGATTTGACTGATCTTCACCTTCAAGTCTTTCGATCTCCCCATTTGGAAGTCCGATTGCATTTCTTACTCCCATTTCTTCATCGATGTCAAGGTACATAAAGTAGTCGCCAAATTTACACATTGAACGACACCAACCAAAAAGATTGAACTCAATATTTAAAATACCAAAATAAAGATTTTCAAGAATATCCTTAATTTCTTCATTTGGACATTTGATGCTGACAAGTTTGTTATAATCGTTTGAAGTTGTCATCTCATCAGCGTATACGTCTAATGCCGATGCAATGATTGGCTCATATTCCATCTGTTCAAAATCAGCATACCTTTCAATACGATTTTGATTCGACATGATATTGGCTGTAAGGTTTTCAAACGGATCATACGCTGTTTTCTTAAATTGTTTTCCGCTAGCTGACCTAAATTTATATTTATCTAGATTTCTTCTTTTTTCTTTTCTTGGATTTTGGGCTCTATAGTTAACAATCGGCCCTGACAGGAGACGAGTAAGTCTCTTGAACAATGTCGATTGAGGATTTCTTGTGTTGTTGCTGTTATTTGCCATAAAATTTATCCTTTAAGAAGCCATAAATGATCAAGTTGTTGTTTAATTGAGTTTGTCTTCTTTATTTGTTTGTGACCGTGCATTCCCGGAATTGTAGTATTGAACATGTTATCAGATTTGAACATAGAATTTAAGCACGCTTTTTGATTTTCAATTTTTCTTTTGTTTTCCACATACACAGTATCTTTAATCCAACATCCGATTGCAAAAGACATAACTAAGTCATCATTTTCTGATCTCATTGCCTGTGCCTTTCCGTTATTCCAAATAAAAGTCTTAAACTCATTATAAAGCCTAGACGAATACGTTGTAATTAGCTTGTTCCTTATAAATTCTTCCATTTTTGCAACAATGATCGGTCTCGTCTTCAAAGAGGTAGTAAACCCTGCCACACTATTAGATGTATGCTCTGCAGTTAGTTGATCGATATATTCATGACTTGACTTGATTGAATAATAAATATTTGGATATCCCATATCTTTCAACTTCTCTAACACTGCAAATCCAACTGAATTATTTTCAACGACCATCATACAGTTTCCATATTCTTTACCCGCATCGCAAAGTATATTTGCAAATATATCTGGTGCTACTTTTCCCTGATACTCTGCTACAACTTCTGCTGTCTCGAGTTTGAAAACGTGAAAGACAGAGTAATCTTGACCGTCTCCTCTCGCTACATCTGCAGTAATCATATAGTTGCTATCTGGCTTGTGTTCCTCCCAAATCCAAAAGTTTCTATCAAAGCCAGTCCTGTATTTTGGTTCTTTGATATTGTTTTCGATAAACACTAAGTCATCCGGGTGGATCACTGTCTCACCAGAAGTATTAAAGTTACACTCTAACTCTTGAGCAATTTGGCGAATTGACATATTCTTTGTTTCTTTCTCGAACCAATTTTGATCGCGGTCTGGATGAGTATCCCACATTAATTTTGTTGGATGGAAGTCGTTTCTTTTCGCCTCTGCATCGACATACGTTTTAAAAAACCACCCACCAACACCATTTGGCGTAGAAAGAGCAATACAGCGCCCACCAGTTGAAATCGTAGGATAAAGACCTGTCCAAAGATCGTCCAAACCTTCAACGTGGGCAGCCTCATCTATAACTAACAATGACAAAGCCTCTGAACGGCCAGCATCGCCAGAAGTTGAAGAGGCTTTAATTTGAGAACCATTACTTAATTCAAAACTGGTTCTATTATCGACGACAACTTTTGCAATCTGCATCCATGCTGGAACGTGCTTGATGATTGCTTTAACTTTTTTAACAAGGTTTCCTGCTGTGCTAAACTTTGTAGCCATAACAAGAATGTTCTTGTCGCGATGAAACATCATCAACCATACGACATAACCAGCTGTAATTGTTGAAATACCAAGCTGCCTTGCTTTTAGTATAACATTAAAACGATAATCATTGAAATCATTAATGAGTTCTTGCTGATAATCATACAATTTAAATGGAATTAACCCATGCATCGGATGAGATATCTTGCAATAATTATTTATAAAGTAAGTTGGATCTTTTCCGCAGCGAATTACTTCTTTTGTAATTTCCTTTTTTGTTAGTTTATAAGACATTATTCATCGTTGTCAAGCCTAGTATCCAATAAGTCTGCTAATTTTTTGATAATGAACTTGGTGGGTCGGGAAAGCGAATGCTCCAAGTGATTGAATACCAATGAAAGGAGTAAAATTCTTATCATTGGTTAACGCATTGGATGTATAATGAGTGCTTTCTGTTACGCCGCCGGCGGTTGTTCCGGTGTGGGTCCTTGTTATAGCATACCAAGTGTCATTTACATGTATCTTAATTCGTCTATTGGCATCGATATTTATTCTAAACCTGTACGTTGTATAGTCGGACAGGGCAAAATTTAAATTGGTAAGATAATCTGTACCACCTACGCTATAAATAAAATGCATGGCCCCGTTAGTTGTAAGTGCTCCAAAAGTATCGTCCGCACAGTAAAGGAAAAAAGCTTGATCAGCATCTGTTGTATATGACCATGAAGCATTTCCCGGGTTAGACTGACCTAAACCGGCCCAGAATCCATAGGATGAAACATCGCCAGAGGTAATCGCACATTCCCATTGAAGACTTTTGTCTGTTTTCCAACTAATCCCGCTCCAAGCAGTCATGGGTTGGTCAGGTGCAACCTCATGGTTTATGGTGGGCGCGCCTATATCCGTGTGAGGCTGGATAATACACTGATCACCAACCTGGCCCATAGTCATGAATGACATTCCGCCGGCTTCCGACGAACCAGATACACTAGGCCAGAATACATTTGTGTCATAAATCGAAAAACTACCATCTGTTCGTCCGGTAATTTCAAAATTTTCATTGGCTGATCGAGCGGTTTCAGTTGTATGAACGGCGTCAATAGTCGCGTTTAGTTGGGGGCGTTTTACGAAGAACTCTTCCAAATAATAACGACCAGAACTGCGACGGAAATTTCCCTTGTTCATTACCTCTAGGCCGCTGTCAGCAGTTGATGTTGTACCAACTTGCAGATGGCCACCGTAAGAAAGTTTCATCTTTTCAGTGGCTGCTCCTGATTCACCGAGTTTGAACAACATATTAGTATAGTTAGAGGTAGCATCAAAAGTAGTATCCGCGACAGCTTCAATAGCAGCAGCAACTGTAATCGCATCTGTACCATCGGACTCTTTAGGTGCTTGGAAATGAAGCTTACCAAGAACGTCATTATAAACTATACTTGTCTCCGCAGTAGATATAGTAAGAACACCAGCACAACCATCTCCTGTGCCAGTAGGCCCTCGAACTTCAAGTAGAGAAACTGGATCTGTTGCTCCAATACCAACGTTGCCGCCATTAAAAAGTGCAGCATAATTAGTGTCAGCAGAACCCACATCAACTGTAAGCCCAGTGGCTGTAGAGGTCCCGTCACTATGTCCAGTGACATCGATATCCATACCAATTACAGTTGATGTACCTAGACTTCGTGAATTAACATCCAGGTTAATACCGATATCGTTATGTGCGTTGGTTCCAGAGCCCGGAACGGTCCTATCGAAATCAACATGCAGAGCGGTTGCGTCTTGCGCTGCCGTACCAGATGCGTTTTTATCAAGTGTCATACCGGTGTTTCCACCATCAGATATTACCGTTAATGCAGTTGCTCCTGTCGCTGAAGCATGGTTCTGACGGATGTCGACCGTTGATCTCGTTCCAGTGTCAGACGAATCGTCATCAATAAATAAAGCTCCGCCGGTTGTTAGAGCGTCCGCTGACATATGAATAACGTATGAATCTTCGACTGCATCGGCAGTAATGTCGATTACAGGCGCTGTCGTATTGGCAGCATTAATGTCTAATGCAATTTTATCAACATCGTTATTATTGAGTTGAAGTAAGGGAACCCCGGTTGCGCCTGCTGAAGCATGATTTGTAATTTCAAGTGTTGCGGCAGGATCATTTGTTGAATCACCAATACTGATTCTATTATTGCCGGCATCAAGAAAGAACATGTATTCTTCATCATTAGATTCAATACGGAAATCTCTATCGTTGCCGGCTTCGTTAAATATCACTCCAAGCGCGGTGTCGACGGCGAAATAACCATCGAGACTTAAAGATAAATGAGCATTTGTTCCATCATCATCAACAGTGGCAATGGTGGTTGATCCAGCTGCACCAACACCAATCTCCCAATAGTCGCCACTGTCCGCTGCAGATGCCAATCTAATATGCCTGTTAGTGGCATCGTATGCTGGAGCGTCAATGTACAACCCGGTGTTGGCGTCGCCTCCATCTACATTTACATTAATCCCATCCACAGTTTGTACCCCACTGGTGCCGCCGACCATGTTGATATCAATCCCGGTTGAAGATATAACGCCAGACGCGTTGATCGTGGGAGCGTTATGATGGAGATCGATTCTCATACCCGTTGGATACGCAAATTGACTTGATGCAATCACCCCTGTCAGGTCATAATCAATGAACAGACCTGGCGAAGTGATATCGCCGCCACTCAGAGTTGACGTAGCTTGATAGTCTACGTCAACTAACAAAGTAGCTCCACTTGATGCCGGTATTGCCGCATCATTTTTTATGTATAGGGGTGTTACGCCCACTGCAGCGGTATTATCGTTTACAATGCTTGCTAATTTACGTGAGCTTGTGCTGCTGGAATCGGACGAAATGTTTAACGCTATTCCAGTTGTTAGGGCGTCTGCTGAAATGTCAATGACCTTGCCGGTCGTAATGGCATCACCATTAATCTCGGCAACAATACCTGTTGTCTGTTCAGAGTCAATTCTAAATGCTCTGGTTGCAGTTCCTGCCGTAGAATCAAAATCAAGATCTAGACCAATAACAGCATTACTATCGCTTCCGCGATTTCCGGTCGCTGCAATTTTGAACACAGAACCAGCGGTTGTACTTGTACTAGTGCTTGTGACGTTTATCGCGGCTCCGGAAGTTAGACCATCAGCTGTTATATCAATTACATTAGCTGTTGTTACTGCGTCTGCTGCAATGTCAATTACATTTGCATCAATGTTATCTGCATCAATGTACAACGCTTTCTTGTCTGTATCCTCGTTTTGCAACGTTAACAACGTCAGTCCACCAGATGAGCCCTGCTTAATATGCATGTTTGCAGTTGGATTATTGGTGCCAATGCCAATAGTGCCATTGGTATGAATCCTCATCCTCTCAGATACATCTCCGGAACCATCGTTTACTTGCGTATGAAACACAATCGATGAATTTCCAGTACCGTCTGCTTGTCCAGCTTTTAATATTAAATCACCACCATCAGTATTACTGGAACCATTCGTTGTAGAGCCAGCCTGAATTGTGAGATCTTTTCCTGCAGTGCTTTCAGCTGTTGTCGCTACGGTAATACTTCTATTACCACTATTGCCTAAAACTACATCTCCGCTAATCTCGGTACCGCCTACGATATTGCCTATGAACCCATCGCCAGACTTTATTGAGCCGGAACAAACTAAGTTTCCTCCAACGATTTGGACGTCCGAACCAAAGAAAATTGAATCAACTGCTGATCCTGAAATTGAACCAGAAACAGCTAAGTTCCCCCCAACAATCTCGACATCATGGCTAAACCGAACTGTATCAGTTGATGAACCTGAAATTGGTCCTGTTGTATAAAGTGGCATTAATCTTCAATCTCCTCTAATTTAAATCTATACATTTTGTTTGTTTTGTTATTTCTAATAGTCAAATCGTTTTCTTCCTCGATAATTGTCCAATCTCCTCTTTCATTTTTCAAATGAAGATCATTGGTATAAATATTTGCCCAACGCTTTGAAGCGGATCCAAGATTTCTGCTGGTGTCTGCATCTGGCAAAACATCTCCGCCTGCAGGCTTCAAAATAATGTCTCCGTCAGCAAACAATGTAATATCGGAATCGGTTGTCCCATCACCAACTGTTGCTATGGTCAAATCTCCTGTATCTGCAACAGCAATTGTTGCATAGTCATCTGTATCTGCATTGGCGATCAACTTCAAGTGCGTGCCAGCTGTGTTAATTTGGATACCGATGTTGGTGTCTGCGCTATCAACATCCAAGTCAATACCATATGCTGTATGGGTGCCATCTGTGTGACCAACAACATCAATATCCATACCCTTTACAGTGGAGGTTCCCAAACTTCGTGAGTTGACGTCTAAATCTATACCTATGTCGTTGTGCGCAGCGGTTCCGGAGGACGCGACTGTTCTGTCAAAATCAAGCTTCAAACCGATTGCATCTTGTGCTGCATCGCCAGATGCGTTTTTATCAAGTGTCATGCCGATGTTTCCACCATCTGACTGCAACGTTAACGCAGTTGCTCCTGTTGCTGAAGCGTGATTTTGAATAATGCTGACTGTAGATCTTGTTCCTGTGTTTGATGAGTTATCATCAATATATAAGGCGTTTCCGGTTGTAAGAGCGTCAGCCGAAATGTCAATGACCTTGCCAGTCGTAATGGCATCACCATTAATCTCGGCAACGATGCCGGTTGTTTGTTCGGAATCGATTCTAAGTGCTCTTCCTGCCGTCCCGGCAGTTCCGTTAAAGTCGATATCCAGGCCAACTATTGCATTTGAGTCAGAAAGATTTGAAGCATTTTTTACGACGCTAAGAACGGTATAGTCATCTGTACTATTGCCAGTGGCTACAAATTCAGCAAGCTTTGCTCCATTCAAATTATTGCTTGTGCTATAACAATAAAGACCATATCCGGTTGTTAACTCAGCGTTATTAATCTCTAAAGCTGTACCAGTTGTTATGTCTTCCGCGTCAAGTTCAAAGACCTTGCCAGTTGTTTGCTCGGAATCAATCTTTAAAGCTCTGCCTGCTGTGCCGGCAGTTCCATTAAAGTCAATGTTTAAGCCAATGATTTCATTTGAGTCAGAAAGGTTTGAAGCATTTTTTAAGACATTGAGAACAGTATAATCATCTGTACTGGTGCCAGTGGCTACAAATTCAGCAATCTTTGCTCCATTTAAAGCATTGCTTGTGCTATAACAATAAAGGCCATATCCAGTTGTTAGAGCAGTGTTACTGATCTCTAGTGCTCTTCCAGTTGTTACTGCGCCTGCGTCAAGTTCAAAGACCTTGCCAGTTGTTTGTTCGGAATCAATTCTAAATGCTCTACCTGCTGTGCCGGCAGTTCCATTAAAATCAATGTCCAAGCCAACTATTGCATTTGAGTCAGAAAGATTTGAAGTAACCTTTGAGATATGAAGAATAGTATGATCATCTGTACTAGTACTGTTAACCATAAAAGTGCCAAGCTTTGCTCCGTCTAAGTTAGCACTTACACTCTGAACATAAAGTCCTTGTCCAGTTGTCAAAGCATCGACTGTTAGAGCTTGGCCATACCCAGTTGTTATTTGATCGGCATCAAGTTCAAAAACTATGCCTGTTGTTTGTTCAGAGTCAATTCTAAATGCTCTTGCGTTGTCATTTGCTGCTGTATTAAAGTCTATATCTAAACCAATACTTGCGGCAGAGCCTGCTCTAGAGCCTGCTTGAGCTATTTTAACTAAGCTGCCGGCGTTGTCATTAGTTGCAGAGTCTGAAATATTTAATGCAGTTCCAGTTGTTCTCGCATCAGTTGAAAGGTCAATTCCAGTTCCAGTTGTCAGTGCATCGCCGTTAATTTCAGCAACAACGCCAGTTGTCTGTTCAGAGTCAATTCTAAATGCTCTGGTTGCAGTTCCTGCCGTAGAATCAAAATCAAGGTCTAAACCAACAACAGCGTTACTATCGCTTCCGCGATTTCCGGTCGCTGCAATTTTGACCACAGAACCAGCGGTTGTGCTTGTGCTAGTGCTTGTGATGTTTATCGCGGCTCCGGAAGTTAGACCATCAGCTGTTATGTCAATTACATTAGCTGTTGTTACTGCGTCTGCCGTGATATCAAGCACATCTGCGTCAACATTGGCAGCGGCAACAGAAATTGCAATTTGATCCGTGTCGTCATGATCAACAATCAATGATGGCGAACCAGTGTTAGATTCGCCTTGAATATCAAGAAGTGCGTTTGGAGAGGCCCCAATGCCGACTGCGCCGCCACTTCCCTGTAGAATCAACGGAATAACTCCCGTACCTCTGTTTATAGCAGAAATCCAACCTGCACCACCGCTGCTATCGTTAACACCCAACCTAATTTCCATATCTCCAGATGACGTGCCTTCCCCAATGAGCACAGCATTCGTACTGTGCCCTGGTGTAGCGGCTGTAACTTTTACGTGCAACTGAGAATCTGGCGCAGCATGGCCTATTCCAACATTACCGCCGTCTTCAATAAAGAGTCCATCATTGCCTCCATCATCCTGTAAAGATAAACCATCACCATCGATGGCTCTTACTTTGTCAGTGGCAAGATAATCTCCGGTAGTTTGAAGAATGTTTCCATCTACGTGGAGCTTTTCAGTGGGAGGATAAACGCCGATTCCTACTTCACCGCCAGTTCCGTTAAGGACCAGTGGAAGAACTCCAGTGCCCCTGTTTATAGCAGAAATCCAACCGTAGTTGCCACCCGCTCGACCGGTACCCAACCTAAGTTCAAAGTGACCATTGTCGTTCCCCTCTCCAATAACTACAGCGTTTGTACCGTGTCCTGGTGAAGCGGTTGGGACTACTACATGTAATTCAGAACTTGGGGTCGCAGTTCCAATGCCTACGTTTGTTGATCCCGTGCCCATTATGACATAGTTGGCACTGGCGTCGACCCAAAGAGCCTTTTCTACGCCTTCTGCACTAACAGTGAAATCATTATTTCCATTGTTGGTGTTAACATCTAGGCCACCTTCAATGTCCAAATCGTTTGTTACTACTTCTAATTGATTGCCTGTGTTTCCTACTAATACACTTCCAACTTTGTCTGAATTACTTACTCTTATCCATTTCTCTCCGTCATAAATAACCCAATCTAAACTTGAAAAAGATCTATTTTCGTCAAGTGTGAAGTCCGCAGTGTTGGCTACTTCCCAGTAATCGCCTACTGCCGCAGTAAGATTTGTACTATAATGATATCCGCCTGTTCCTCTTGGAGCGGAAGCGCTATGTGCAAAAATATTATCGCCTAGACCGCCAGAACTCTCGAGGGGTAATCCGCTATTGAGAGAACCGCTGTTCGTAGCTGGATTCCAACTACCTGTTAGTTCCCCAACTCCAATAAAAGCATAACTTGGCATAAACTATTTCTCCAGATAAAAGATTTCTATTATAAATAGTTCTTAGATTATTTCATAGCCATATTTGTTGTTAGAAATTATATAACCTAGTCAGACAATTTTTCATTCTTTTTGTAAACTCAGTTCCATCTTTGTCTGATAAATATAATTCTTCTGCAAAATAATTCATGATACCTGGATCTATCTTCTCACTAAACCTTTTATAGATTTGTTTTGAGTCTTCCTTGTTCTTCCAATTGTTGAAAAAACTGCTGTCTTCTTTTCTTATATAATTGTAATGCCCTGGGCCAAGATGCGGGGTTTCACATTTTTCACAATACAGCACTTCTTCTGTTCTGTTTTTTCTATCTGCTTGGATCGTGTGCATTTTTTTCGTAAGTGGGTGGTTGTTGCATGTTTTTGCGTAAAGGGTATCACACTCTACCCCCATATCGATATCATCAGATTGCACTCGTGGTGGCAATTGCCAAGAACCCACAAAGGAGCTAAATAAGATTTCATGAGTACCTGGCTTTGTTGTTGAGCGATCAAGATTATAACTCAACTTAAGCGTGCCTTTATCAAAATTTGCAGTAATTTTGTCTCGTGAGAATTTATTACTATTAGTATTATCCAAACCTTGAATTTCTCTTGCTATTTCGTTTCTGCAAGTGTTGACGGTTGCTAAGTCGTCATTCTTAAGGGCTGGAACTTTTAGGAAATTGAAAAGACTTTCTAAGCTTCCGTCGATATTGGATGAAAATTGTTCTAAGTTAACAATATGATCTTTATCTGGATCATAAAATTGTGCAAACTCGTACAACGAACTCATTATAGTTCTTTCAAACCAATGTTGTATCATTTTTTCATCTGGTGTGATGCCATATTTTCCGCTGCCATAACTTTTCCAGCCTTCTAACCATGAGTAATAAAAAGATATTGGATTTCTAAAACAATAGATTAAAGAAATATCGTTATAATGAAAATTTCTATGATAAGCTATACGACCAAGTTCTGGCTTATTCATTATCAACCATTTGACATTATTAATCTCTACGTCGTTTTTTCTGGGTTCAAGTTGCTGCCTAAGCAAGCGCCCAGGAAAAAAATTACTTGTAAAATACTGTTTAAATTCAGCTGTAGTTACTCCGCCTTCTGGAGCCTTAATAGCAAAAGCATCTTCCACTAGTGCCATTAAATGTGGATGACCTTGCATCTTGTGCAAAACAAAGTGAGAACCACCTCCTCCAGCGGGAGATATAAATGCCGCTAATTTCTTGTTTGTAAACCTACTCTCTACTTGTTTTATATGTTTTAAATTTGCAAGCTCTTTATAGTCTTTCAATATTACCTCTTACTGTTCTTTTTTCCTGGTTACGTTTCTGGCGTGATTCTTACCTTTGCCAATTTCGAAATTCTTATTGTATGCAAGCCAGTCTTTTGTAACTTGGTCTAACTTTTCTTTTGCAGAAGAACCTTCTTCGACAGGTAAAACACCATCTAGATTGCCGACTTTGTACGTACATGATGCTTGGCAATTACTTCTAATGTTACTGATGTGCTGAACTAAAATATCCGGTTCGCCTTCTTTTGTGAGAGTGAGATTGTCGCCAGTGACTTTTTTATATTCTCTTTTCAAATAATTGGCTATGTCATTGATACTAGCTGCAATCGTGCTTTCAAATTTGTTTCTATCATGGGTCTCTTTAAGTTTAATTTCAGCGTGATATAAAATATTTATCTTGTTTCCTGTGAAACGAACATTAAACCCATCAATCTCTCTGCTTTCTAAAACAGAATCACCTTCTTCTCTTCGAAGGCCGGCTTTTTTTGCCTCGCCGTCTGCCATATAACGCTCATCATGTGAACCATCATAAGCGTTTGCAGCAGCTTGTGAAATTCCTCTTATAACATCTAACACAGTAGCCATTTATTCTTCTCCTTGATTTGGTCTCCATCCGGTTTCCCAACGCTCTTCTCTATCTTCAACGTACTGAATGTAACACCTGTAACAACAGTCGTACTTGTTCATATAAACATCGTCTTTAATATCGAAAGAATACGTTTCGCAAACTGGACAAGTCCTACTACTCCTCTTTGTAAGTAGTTTCTTGCTGATCAAAAACCCGTCTTTTTCAATCTTTTCAGTTTTCTCTTTTTTTATCCTATTTTTTTTAGAAACTTCTTCCGCTTGTTCCAAATAAGATTGCTCCTTGGCATCGTCCCAATTGCTTCTCGGGTGTACAATTGCTTCTTTACCATACTGCTTTTCAATAGCAAGTTCAAACTTTGCTATTAAATTTGGATCTTTCTCTTTCTTTTTCATTTTTTAGCTCTTCTTCCCAGAGTTTATCAATGACTTCCCAAGCATGTTCTTCGCCAATTTGTTCTCTCATCTCGTGAAGATTTTTCCAAGCTTCGCTCAAAGTCAATTTTTTTTTATTATATTCAACACATATTAAGCACATTAGTTCTTGTCTCCTATTTCTACCGCTGCATAAAAAATCACAACTGAAGTAACAATGCCAGTGACCATTCCGCCAGCAAACCACCAGTGAGAATTTTTATTCGGTTTTTCTAAAGCAAGTTTTTGAAATCTTTCGACTTCTTCATCTTTAATTTTTAAAATTGAATCATACTTCTTTTTTAAAAAATCAATTTCCACCTTTGTTGTCGCAATTAAAAGATCGCACTTTGCTTTTTCTTTCTGTTCCAGATGTTCAATTCTTAGTCTGCATTGCTCAGCATTGTATTCTTTCTCAGCAACAGTCTGAGCGATTGCAGCGGAATTAAAAAGAACTCCTGTAAAAGGAGCGATCTCTCCTTCGTTCATTGGCTTAATCTTTGGCGTGTCGCTTGCAAACGTCAACACAGGAAATATAACAACCAAAACAATTATTATTATTTTATTCCACAATTTCAAAACCAAACGATTCCTTAACTAATCTTGCCAATTCTTCTGGATTGTTAGAATGATTTTTGACAATTTCTTTAACTCTTTTCTTCTTGCCTTTGTCAAGAGCTTCATTCTTCTTTTTTAATTCTACCTCAACTTTCTCAATTGTTTCATTAAAAACTTTATTTAAATTTTCTTTTTCTTTTATTTCTTCCTCATGAACTTTATTAAGAACGTCGATTTGTTTTTTAAAACTATCGCTTTTTATATCCAGTGCCCCTAAAGCAGCGCTAGTGTCTTTTCTAAAAACAAGCCATATAACAAGAGCATAGACGATAGCTACTGGAAAATACCAATAAGTTTTTAACCAAAGCCAACTCTTTTGAACAAAGAGTTTAAAGGCTAACCAACTCATTGATCTTTAAATCCATGTTTCCAGGCTGTCGCCATATCAACCAATGCTTGAGTTCCGATATAAGCCAAGGTTACAGCGACCCAGTTGTCGCTGGTAACGGAACCATGAATAGCGAGCCCAGTTGCTGTTAGCCATGCCAAAAATTTCCTACTTATAAATCTCTCAACGTGCTTATCCATAAAAGCTTTTATTCTAGCCATAATAATTCTCCTTTAATATTATACTTAGTCTTATTTACTTAAAAACAACTCATATTCCTCTAGGCTTTCGCCAAGCTTCTCAAGAGCATATTCTTTCTCATTGTACGAAGCAAATTTGTCAGAGTGTATCTCTTTATATTGTGACGCTAACTCGGCAATCCTTTCCAATTTGGATACTTTTTGTAAAAGTTCATTCACGCCATTATTAACAAATTCTTCAGCTGTTTGCATTATATGTTTTCCTCCTTAATAATTAACATAAGCATAGTTGTCTTTCTTCTCAATCTCAATCGTCATATCTGCACAATCCTTTAATGTATCCAGATGAGAGATTAGAAGAACGGTTTTGAAATATGATTTAACCATATCCAAAATTCTGATAAAGCCTTCCATATTCTCTTCGTCCAGCGCGGTTGCTGGTTCGTCAAGAATAAAAAGATCTGGTTTTGGAAGGCTAGAAACGTTCAATAACGCCAAGCGAATAGCCATGGCAGCAATTGTCTTTTCTGAACCAGACCCTAATTCAATCGGTCTCGCATCAAATTTTGGGTGCTTGATAAATATTTCAAGCTTTTTGTCTTCTGCTTCAAAGAAGACCTCGAAGTCTACAATATTTGCTAACACCTTTGCAATTTCTGAATTAATAATCGGAAGACGCTTTTTAATGATATCGTAAGCAATACCATTTGAGTGCATACACCTCATAAAGAGATCGAAAGCAGCATACTCCTCACGAAGATCGTGAAGCTCCTGTTTATCATCTTCAAGATTTTTAAGAGCTTGTTCAATCGATCCATGCTCCTTGGAAAGCTCAATAAGACGGTTCTGACATGTCGACAAGTTTTCCTTTTCTTCCACTACAGCTCTCAAAAAATTATCTTTCTCAAAATTTAGGGCTTCCAAATCTTCAATCGCCATCTTGTTCTTATTATATTCTACCACCTTCTCATTCAATTGTTCAATCTCTTTTTTATATCCAACAATTTTCGTTTTGTTTTTTTGAATCTCCAATTCGTATGAAGAGATTTCAGAATTTAACTCATTCTCTTTTTTAAGCAACTCATCATATTTCTCAATATGTTCTTCAATCTTTTCTGGATTTAGTTCTTGAATTTCGTCGGATGTTTTTTCTTCTGATGTTCTTAACTCCGCTATCTCTTTCTTGACCTCATCAAGTTGTCGTAATGCACCGTAAGCATCTTTAATAAATTTGCAATGCGAAAACTCTTCACCACAAGGTACTTCTTCTAAAAGAGCAGCTTTGCCTTCTTTTACTTTTAATTTAGTTTCATGAACTTTGATATCATTACAAATTAAATTTAATTGATTTTGCTTATCAACAACGATAGATTTGTTGTTTTTAATCTCTTCAATATCAAAATCATTATTCAAGAATTTTTTAATCTTTTCTAGAAGATCTTTATTATTTTTGATATTATCAGAAAACTTCTTGCTTCTGCCGGTTAATAAATCTTTTTCTTTCCCCTTGTCTTCTAAGGATTTTTCCACCTCTTCTATATCAATTATCTCAACTGGAATGACTTTTATCTTTTCATTAATAGCCTCTACTTGTAATTGATAGTTCTCTATCTTGTCTGTAATTTCATCACAAGAGTTTTCTTGTTTCTCAACTTCATTTTCAATATTATTAAGTTGTTCTTTCACTTCTTCGATTTTTTCATCAAACTCTGTCCCCTCCAGTCTTTTAAGCATGCCCCTGAGATCAGAAGCATCTTCTTTTGCTAGTCGGAACTTTCGCTCAAACATCTCAAGATCAAGAAACTTGGCAAGGATTTCTTTTCTTCTTGTTGAACCTTCGCTAATAAACATAAGAGAGCCAAGCTGAGAGGCCATTGAAGTAAGCAAAAAATCATCCATCGTGCCGAACATCTTTCTGATATTCTTATCGGTATCGTTCCTTGATAAGCCATTTAGACTGATATCTTCTCCAACAACTTCATCGCGCTTTGAAAACTCAACATCCGTCTTTGCTTCAACCGTTGTGTTGCCATGAAGCTTTTTCTCATACTTTTCCGAAATTCTCTCAACCTCATAAACATTGTGACCAACGGTAATCTCAACCTTACCTCGACAGGAGTCTTTCGTCTGATTGATTAAGTGCAAATTCTTTCGGTTGTTCTTGGAGGTAGAATTATAAACTGTATATAGCATGCTATCGATAATGCTAGATTTGCCAGAAAAATTCTTCCCAAAGATTCCTACAACTCCATTTAATTTTTCAAAATCAATTTTATTACTCTCGCCGTAATTGAATAGATTATCCCATTCAACACTTTTGAGACGCCAATTAATGTTTCTAGCGACCTCTTCATCTTCCTCTACAGCGGAGCTATATTTTTTGTTAAGTTCTAATACATTCTCTACCACATCATCAGTAGGGCTATAATCTTTTAAGTAATCCTTGATCAGTCTTTTTTGTACAGCAGAGTCTCTCAGGTTCTCCTGAAATATATTATTAATTGAATCTGTAATATCTGTTCTGTCTCCAGAAGCCCTGTTCAAGAACGTTACGCTTTCTGGTTTAAATCTAGCTTTTGCAACGTCAACTGATTTTTTAAGAACATCTAATGAAAGATTGTTATTAGAAACCAAACGAAGTCGAGCACCCTCTGGAACTTCTGTCTTATTTGGGATTCTGCCTTTTGGTGTAAGATTGACTGTGATAAATGGCTTTGGGTTTATAAAAGAAATATGTTTGACGTCGAAATCGTCTCGCTCACGGATATTCCAAATCAACAAACCTTTATCATTGGACTCTCCATGGTTCTGCTGAATCGTACTTCCAGGATATCGAATTGTGCCTTTGCGATCTAATATTTGATTTGTCTTGTGAATATCTCCAAGAAAAGCAAAGTCAAATTTATTGAAGATTGACACGTCATTTTCGCCGTGTTCCATCGTCCATCCAAGATCTGTTTTGACTCCGGAAATGGATCCATGGTAAAGTGCAATATTTATTTTATCTTCATTAGATGGATCGATCCAGTTCTCTTCGTCAAAAACGGAAAGCACATTAAGAGTGAACTTGTCGTCTATTTGTGCCTCACCAGATGCCTTCAGAAGGAACAGATTTGGGTGCTCTAGGGCCTCAACGATTGGAGTGATGGCATCCTGTCTATTAGAATTTCGCAGGTTTCCATCGTGGTTTCCGGGGATTATATAGGTGGGCGCAATGTCTGCCAGATTTTTAAGAAAGCTTGATGCCATCTCAAAATATTCAGGACTCAGTTGCGTCTTTGTGTGTGCGAGATCTCCGCAATGAACAATATAGTCCACTTCTTCTTCTCGTAGTTTGTTATATATTTGCTCGAATATCGCACGATATTCATAGTGATATTTTAAATTGCGAATATGCGTATCCGCAAGATGGGCGAACTTCATGGGTCTCCTATTTTGCCTCTATTAACAATATAACATAAAGTGATCTGCTTGTCAAGAATTATTTTGCAAGCTCATTCAATCTTATTTCAATTGATTCTATTTTGTCTCTGATCCGCTCGTCAAGCTCTATTAGCGCGGAATGCCACGTAATAGTGTCCCGAAGACTATCAACAAATTCATTATACAATAAACGAAGTTCTGATGCATCATTCTTTTCATACATTTTTTCATATCTTGAATCTAACTCTTCTTTGATGATTTTTTTAAGTTCTGATTTTGTTAGTTTTACTTTTTCCATCATTGGCTTCCCTCCGGGATTAGTATCAATGGACATACTTGCCCTACCAGGGATAACATCCGGTTCTGCAAATCTACTTGGCTTCTCTCCCGTGCTCATATAATCGTTAAGATCTATTCGCAAGTCGTCTATATCTGCATTAAGCTCGCGATAATGGCCGTACAATTCACTTACCGCTAATCTAAGCCTGGTAAGGTAATCTTCGTTGTCTTGAACTTTTCTGGCAAGATCTTCTTCTTTAAGAAGATACTCCATGACAACCTGTTTAAAGTGTGACTTTGTGAGCATCATTATACTTTAGTGCCCAACTTTTTAACCAAAGCGCCAGCAATCGCAGAGCCAAGAACGTTTCTCATTGCCATGAGGCCATCTTTTGATACAACAATGTGAGATAATGCGACTTCCAACAACTCTTGCATTTCTATTCTAGTGTTAATTCTAGGAATAAGCATTTTTATTTTTTCCACATCTGATTGATGCTTTTCTGCAGCTGCTGGTTCCTCGCCAGGCATTTCTTCCTGTTCGTCTAGTTCGGACATTTCTAGATTTTCAATTTCTTCTTTAATAATTTGTTTGAGTCTATTAGTCGAGATCTTCATTTTCCATTTCCTTTATTTGCTTTTGAATTTGAGAAGCAGCTTTAAAAAAGATGCTTTTTGCTAAACTAAAATCACCGTTTGTATTCCGAAGAGTAATATTTACCACCTCTTTTGCAAAATGATCTACGATAGCTCTTCTGTCACCTTCACTTAGATTGTCTGTTGTATTCAAATCCACTTAAGATTAATCCTTTTTTTCTTTATCTATTTTTGCAATTGCAATCTTCGCAGGCGCAGCAACCACAACAGCAGCAGCAATGTTCATCACTTAAAATATATTTAACTCTGTGTAAAAAGCCTTTCATTTTATTTCTCCTAACGCTTCGTATAATAAGTAGTCATTAGAATCGTATAATGCCGCTTCATTTTTTCTCTTTGTGAATTCATCTTTTGTCATCGAACCGATGTCGTCAAACCCTGATGTATCTATCTTATAAATTTCAATACCATAATTTAATAAATCTTTTATTATCTTCTTTGATTTTTTCTCGGCATCAACATCTAGACCAATATAAACTGGAGTATCGTTCTTTACAATTTGTTGGAACAGTTTCGAATTTTCGCGTAAAGTAGAGCCAAGAATTGGAACAGAGTTTGGGCCGGCAACTATTGCATCAAAGATACCCTCAACAATTACAAGATCCTTGTCAAAATCTAGATAAAGCTCATTGAATATTATATCCTTTGACGCAGGGGGATTGAGATATTTTTTCCATGCGCCATTAAACGTTCTCGCGACAAAGTAGTTCACATACCCGTCTTCATCAAAAGAAGGAATAATAATTCTATTATTATATTCCCCTCGCATACAAAAACCAATTTTCCAATAGATGATATCCTTTTTTGTTATCCCTCTGTTTTTCAAATAATTTATTGCCGGTATCATTGATAAAGATTGGCTTTGGCTTGTAAGAGATAAAAACTCTTCTGGTAAGTCAATTCTCTGTATCTCTTCGACTTCTTCATATTCTGAAAATATATCATCAAATTTCGTTACATCTTCTCTACCATTTAATTTGTCCCATTGTTGTAATGTGCGAAAGTCACTATATTTCCGCACAAGACGGCGAAGAGAACGGCCATGATAATCACAGATCCAACATTTGAAAGCGTCTTTATCTAAATTAACAGAAAGCTTTCGCTTGTGGTGTTTGCATTTTGGGCAATAGAATAAGTGTTCGTCATTGGAATGATGGAAGTTCCCAAAAATACTTTTTAGAAGTTGGAGCTTTTCTCCTTCCATGAATTATGTCCTGTTGTCTTTAGAAATTTCACGTTGGGCGAGTGCGTAATTAGGAATTTCACGTTGGGTGAGTGCGTAAAATTGCGGGTATTCTTGGTTGGTCCAGGGTTGTTCAGCGGGTGGCGGGATTGTAATCAAAAGATTCGGCAAGGCAAATGCTTGCATTTGTTTTTTATTCCAAAACATATATGTAATCAAGTCTCCCTTAAAAAAGTTATAGCCATTAACTAATACATTTGGTTTAATATTATTTTCTTCAAGTGTTCTTTCCGTAACACAATTGGTCATAGTAGCATCAAAATAATCTTGTTTTAGACATGTCGGATTAGTTCCCTGGGGATCCATAAAAGACTCTATCGTCATGTGCGACGATCTTTGGCCATCATAAAAAGTTATAATGCGAACAGTTTCTTCAAAGGCTTTACGGAAATCAAACTTTGCAGTCAAGCACAAACTCTCATCCATCTTGGATGGGAATCTCTTCTTTGTCATGGCGTAATTCTCTAAAAATCCATCATACAAGGTAAAATCAAATATAACATTTTCATTTTTAGAAATACACTTTTTTAATTGCTTTGTAAAAAAATCTAAATCCTCAACGTACATTGTTGTACGATGGCAAATAACAATATCATAATTTTCAATTCCCCACTCATCATTAATATCCCAATTTTTCAGTAGAATATCATATAAATCATGTTGTGCATTTGGAAATAGTTTTTTACAAAAAGTAACCGTAAAATTGTCAGCAACGTTTCCTAAATATGCTATCTTAAAATTTTGCTGATCTTTATTTATTATATGCCCGGAGTCTAATAACAATTTCATAAAAATTTGCTGCTGAAGACATATAAAACTATCTGATGTTCCCATAAATGTTCACTTTTTTTGTTTATATAAATTGTAACCTGCTTTCGCAATAATTAAACTGTCTGCCCGATCATAAGAGCCGGGCTTTGGGTTTCCTTGTTTTGTATATTCTACCACAAAGCTTGGCTCGTTGTCAAGAACATATTGAAGAACAACTTCTTTTGCTTTCTCACCTTTGGGGATCTTGATACCGCAAGACTTTCTTGCTGTTGACGCTCCAATATATTGTGGTTCCACTCCAAAATCTTGTTGACAAACATAAGACAGTATACCATTAAATTTAGCCAATGTCAATATTGTTTTTGCAGAAGAAAAACCAGGCCTGAAAGCCATTAGTGATTGTTCAATGAATATTGAATCTATTGGGTATTTATTTATTTGATACAAGTTACCCATCACTTGTTTAAATCTTTGCACTTTTGCAAAAAGATTAGGGAAGTATCTTTTGTTTCTTAAATCCCAAGCCTCGCAATACAACACTTGGCCGCTGTAATCAAGGACAGTTGCGCCAGTAATTGACGTTGATATATCTAACCCTAAAATCACTTATCTATTATACTAAAAATCTAGCTTAAGTTTAAAAGTAAATTCATCTTCATGTCTTTTTCTCACTGGAGTTGCAAGTTTGGCAATTCCGATCAAGTTTTTGTCTTCATCATAAAGACCTACTTGTGAAATAAAAGTTTGTTTCTCAAATGATGCAGTGTGATCACAATGAGAACTTGAAACAATATTTTTAATTTCCATTTTATCAGGCTCGTTATAATGAACTTCGCTGGAGCCTGAAGTTATTACACTGTCAAAAGATACATAAGTTGGATTGTTGGAATGGTTTAATTTTCCTTTTGGAGCATGGGCCAACATTGTTACAGTTGGGATATAATTTGTTCCCGAAAAAGCAATTGAAAAACTTGAAGATGGAACGGTGCCTGGAGCTTTACCATCTTGAGCACCGACACCGAAATATATCCATTTGGGATTATAAGAATCAGTTCCAATGTATTGGTCTGTGTGATTAAAATCTAAAGTCCAAGCGCCAGTTAACGCGAGGAAACCTTCATTGTATAACACAACACCTGCTACACTTCCAGAACCATTGCTGCCATATGGGCCAACTTGCACTAACTCGCCATTTTTTGCTTCGTCTATAAGGTGCCCTGTCAATGAACCGGATACATAAAATTTAAGATCTACAGAGCCCTTTTTGATTGAAGAGCCATAAAATATCGAAGGTATGCTTATTAAACTTAACGCTTGTTGGCCTTTGTTCCAAGTTTCTGAATCATATTCATAATGAGGGCTTAAGTAAACATATTCATTAAATGTGTTTTTCAGAGCTGCAAGGTGACTTTTATTAAGATATTTGCCATAATCTCTGTCTCCAATATCTGGTTTTCCTTCTACAAAATATTCCCTCTTTATACTTGCAGTTTGAGGATATGTGCCTTGAAATTCATCCCCATAATCAGTTGCGTTAAGAGTCGTTACAGAAACAGATTTAAAGGCAGACAGTGTTCCATCTTTTGTAACAAAAGGATAAATCAAATTAGAAGGGTTTCGATCAATGTTGATCTCATACAAGCTAACAAAACCGCTATCTGGAGCATGTGTTATCTCCTCGACTCGACTACCACTTATTTTAGGAATGCTGTTATAATATATGCGGCTATCATATACAAAAAATTCGCACTTAGGATGAGCCTTTATCCTATTATGGAATATATCATCTGGCCCAAATTTGTAGTACGGCATTTTAGTAGTCCAAACGAACCCTAAGTGTCATCTCGTTGTCTGGAGTTTTCTTTAGAGGTTCAGAAAGTTTAGCTGCAGCCAGCAATTCATTGTCAGCAGAATATAAACCAACAGTCGTAACGTATGTAGCGGATTGATCCAATGCAGAGTCTTTGATTCTGATTTTGCTGGCACTTAAATAAGTTGGATTTGCGCTATAATTAAAATCGTTATGGTTGACACGGCAGAAATGAATAGTAGAGTTCAACTCTGTTGTGTTGTTGAATGAAATATAATCAATTCTATGTCTAATAGCGTCTGCAATTTCTGATATTTCAGAACCGGTTACCATGGCGTTGAAGGTGCCCGGGTTGGCCGCGTTGTCTTGAGGAGCGCCGGCTTGAACACTGCCTGTCATAAGATTAAAAAGATGCCGAGATCCAGACAGAACCATAATTCCTGCTTGATAAAATAACAAGCCTTGTGCTAGACCGTTGTAGCCATTGCCGCCGCCTGGTTGTTCTGTACCTCCAGCCTCTCCAGAACCACCGCCTAGCCAAGGGTCGTCACCACGATGGGTTGATGAAGTCAAAATTGCATATTCACCAGCTGGGGAATCTGTGTAAAAATTATTCGATGCATTTGTGTCTGCCCATTTTCTAACATTATCAAAATCATTATCATAAGCAGAACTGGTGGCAAAACGAAAATTAAATGAACCCTTCTTAATTTCGTCTTTTACCAGCAATCTTGAAAAAGTTACAAAAATGGCAGTGTCCATCACTACCGCACTTCCTGGAACCTTAAATTGTTTAATAGTGCCATCTGATTCATGGCCCATAAGAAGTTGTGCCATTTGATAATAAATGTTATGTTTTTTATTTTGTGCTGTGGTAGAACCGCCATCTCCAGCGGAAGCAGAATATACAGAACCTGCACCATAACCAAATGAAATATCCATAATATGATTAGCTGAAGAACTTAAATATGGATAATCATAGACGGATTGGAAATACTTGTGAGAATAATTCTTAATATTTTCCTCATTTGGGAACGTTCCATAAGTACCAGAAACAATCGTACCAGTCATTGGAATTGCTTCATGAAGAAGAGTTCTAGTGCTTACGATATCGTTACTTGAAAAAGTTTTAAATGTGGTTGCCATATTTCCTTACCTTGTTTAAATGTTATTAGTGACCTGATACATATTTCATATATCGAACAGGAATATCGATCTTATACCCTGTTGTCGCCCCCATTACACGAATTGTCGTGTCAATATAATGAACTGTGAGGGCTGTACTATCAACAGTCCAGGTCTGACTCTTTTTTCCTAATTTGCCAAAAAGATAATCACTTTGGCGAAGCTGTAATTGGGAGTTAATTGAAAACACTAACGCAGTTCCTCTGGGACCTTCGATTGAGGTAGTGTTAGTTTCTGTCCAGCTTTGTAGATCTGCGACAAACTGAGGGTCTGTGCTAAGGTTGACATAGTATGTTGCGATATTATCATCATCAATAAAGCTAACTTTTGCTGGGCTGTTAGCCGTACCTGCAGAATAATTCTGTAACCCTGCTTGGCCGCCGCCAACTGGACCCGCAGAAACCATGTAGCCTAATCTATTATCCATTTGTATCATATATTGAGTCTCAACTAAGTCCTGAGCAAGGCTAAAGTTGGGGTTGATTTCAGTTGTATCCAATCCTTGGTCGACTCTAATGAAAGCAGTAGTTCCGCCCGGTTGTGTTCCAAAACCGTCAATAACACCACCTGGAGCATTGGTGCCTTTGGCCATCAAGCCCTTTCCAGGAGGAGATGTACCATCAGTTGTGTTAGCTGACTGCTCATCAACGGCGACTATAAATTTGCCGTTGGTTCCAGCCAATGCATTTGCAACGTTTGTTGCTGAGTTGCCTTCTCTAAAAAGCTTCATTATTGGAAGATACAATAGATTTGTTCTAGGAATTGACATCAACTTTGAGTTCATCATTGATGTATTATTCGTAAAAGCTTCTAACACTGGAGTTTGGAGAATATCGAGATCATAATAAGCACTTCCGCTCGGATGATTTTTATTATAAAGTTCATAGTTAATCTCATCGTCACCCAAAGCGAATTTTGCAATCTTGAAGGTGCCATCACCTCTGGCCAGTCGCATACGTCCAGTATCTGTCAAAACGGCGTCTAGAATAATGTCGCCACTGTTGTCAAGAAAAGCCATAATTTTCTCCTTTTATTCTCTTATAATTAGTATTATAAAACGAAATTGACATAAATCTTAAATTAATTATTACCCATTAGAATTTTCCGGATCTAAGTTAGTATTTTTATCATTACTTTCCTCTGTCGGAGTTTTTTCATGTTGATGAACAAACCTAACATTTAGATCGATTTTCTTTCCTGTGTCCTTGGATGTTAATCTTATTTTAAACTTCTGTGTCTCGCCAGCGTCGAAAAGCGAAGGAGACGCATCTCCTAGAGCCGGTTTTTTACCAATTGCAGATACAACATTCTTATTTTCAATATCTTCTCCAAATGTCTTCTCTTCATTTAGCAAAGTATGGCGAACTGTAGGTTGTACTTGGAGATATCTTCTTGCTGACTTTGTTTTAATTTTTTCAACCTTTGCTTTGGGTTCTATTACTTCAACTAATAAATAAATAGCACCATCAGTATCAACCATCTCCACTTGATAAATTGGCCCTATGTTAGAAACATGATTGTGAACATCTCTTGTTCTAAAGCCGTACCAATATTTTTTATTCGGAACAATATTGTCAACAAAAGATGTTGCAGAATATCCATTTGACGGCAACACAATTTCGTTTGAATTTACCCTTTTAAAATCTACAATCGAGCTTGGTCTTGTATCTCTTTTTCTGATGATAAATTCTTTCGGCGCGTCGTCGCCCTTGAAAGTGATCGGCGCGAATTCGATCCGTTTTGATTCCCAATTTTCTCCGTATTCTTTTTTATAAAGATTTCTCATGCCTTTTTCAGTAAACAAATTTGGTGGTTCACTTATCTCTCCAGTGTTAGAGTTAAGGTTAATCAATATTTTGTTATTGTGTCCTTTGTATGGAATTATATCTACATTTGGATACAATGGATTCGAGTCTTCAACTGACATAACTGGAGTCGTGAAATAAGGCATTTCCACAACTTTAACTATCGGTTTTGAAATGACTTTGATACTCGTGGTACCAGACTCTGCTAACTGTTGTTCTTGTGGAGGATCCGCTGGAGGCGTCGGAGCGGGTGCGGGGTTTTTAAATTCAATATATTTTTCAACCGCTGCGACATATTGAATCAAAGCTCTGTTAAACAAGGTGTAAAACTTAGCTTCATCACCTGAACTACCAAGGTTGTACCCGAGTACAGTATCGGGCTCTAAGACCCTAGTGTAGGGCTTACACTTCATCAAATCAAACGCCCTTAAAAATTTATACGCATCAACAAATGGAATGTCAAAAGATAACGATTTGTCAGGAAAATTACCCGCTTGCTCAAGTTTTGATTCAGCGAAATTATCACTAACTATACCAAACAAGCCAGTGTTACTTTCTTGCCCGACATTAAACTTCTTATTGACGCGGGTATTATCATACCATGGGCTGTCCACTGTTCCAACTATATTTCTTATCGCATCCCAACGATTAGAAAGCGCATCGAGTTGATCCGAAGTCCACCCTTTGTTTTTAGACCAAGATGGGAATTGCTGCCCATCAGCAAAGCCCCCAGAAACACCTGCAGTTGTAAGGCTGGTGTTGTTGTCCGCTGTTGCTTCTATTGTCACCCCATTTTCTATCATCCAACTAACTCTCCGAGCTATGATAGAATTTAGTGTGGCTGAAAATATATCCTGATATGGGTCTCCGTTTCCATAATCTTTATAGTCGATTGAGAAATGAGCGTCCTCGTAAGAAAATTTAAATTTATCTCCCGACTTACCTAGGGCATTGTCCATATGATCACAATATAGGGAAAATAGTTCATTTTCAAAAGTATTTAAATCAGAATCATTATATTTTGTACAACAACCTGCCATATTGTTAACCCCTGGCAATGAATAATTGCTAGCATTTGAATGCGTGCATTGCATTGAGCCGCCTGTGAAGCCAACAGGGAAGTTGTTTTCATAATCAACCGGCGCGCCACATGCTATAGTATCCAAAAGCTCCAAATCTGCAGGTGAAAGCTGCCAAGGTGGCATATCCGAATCCCCAGTGGTGTAGCTTGATGAGAGATTCTTTTTAAACCAAAGCCTCTGTGCTAGATCTGCGACCAACAAATGTGCTGCTCTCCTATAAACATCTTCCAGAAGTTTACCTTCTTGTTCAGCTTCTACAACTGCATTTTGAATGACCCCCATCATACCGATAAGGGAACTGTTTGATTGACTTGCTTCTTCTGGCTGCATATCGTTGGGGTCTGGTGATGCTAGCGCATATCTATATTGTGTTCCAAATATCGCGTTCCAAGAATATATTTTATATATGTAAGGTATTTCGTATCTAACTTGTGTATCGACATAATTCAAAACATCAATTTCACTAGTATTTTGTAACAACACATCTTGAATAAATTCATCCGGTTGTTCATCTTTTACTGACCATTTTTCAATTCTATATGCAATTGTTTCAGTATAAGCTTTTTTACCATTCAAAATGTCTTCAAACGATCTGGTCTTTTCTTGGATAAGAGCTTGAAGCCTCTTTTTAAAAACTGTTGTATAAATGGTCTTAAAAAGTTTATTGTCTATATTATCCAAATCTGTCATTTGTAATTCGACTGAATTAGGAGGGCTTTGTATTGGGTAGGAGTCAGGCTTCAATAACAAAGCATGATCTGTGAATGGCCATGATCCTGCTATTTTATATTTATCACTATCAACATAAGCATAAAAATCATAATTCGGTTTTAAATATCCGTCTATCCAATCATCATTAGAGGTATCAAGAAACCTAAAAGAAAACAACTCCCGACCTACTTTCTCTGCGAACTCTCGAGAAGGCCCATATACCATAATTTTATCTTTAGATGTCACATAAGCACTATCAGACAGTTGAAAGTCAATATTTCCTCTAGCAGTTGTGGATGGAAAATCTTGCAGATCGCCATTAATACCCTGTCGAATAGATTTTAGTACTGAATAGCCAAGATTAAACTCTGATAAAAGATCTGCAAGCCTGGTTTTGGTATCTGTAGAAAATTCTATTTCGTTAAACATTGGATAAAGATATTTTCTTCCATTATATTCGTTTAATAACGGCACTGTAGCTGCGGGCAATATTTTGGTTTTATATATACTAAACAGCTTCATGACTCTCGTTAAAGAAGCTGGACTTGTTGCTATCTCTGGGCTTTTTTCTAAAATCTTTTTGACCACTTTTGTCCAAATTTCAAAATATCGACCTTCATTTTCAACATCTAGCCCATTCTTAGAACCGAATTTTGGCTTGTTAACGTTTCTTTTTAACTTCCCCTTATCAGTTAAACTATTTTTAAACATGCCTTGAATATAATCAGCTAAAGTCAAATGTAAGTCTGTTAAAAGTATATTACTTGTGGTAACTTTGAAGCCTTGAGAATTTACTGCTTGAGACATGTCTGCTGAAACATTATCGACTATACCTGTTTGTATATCTGGCAGTATCTTTTCAATAAAATCTTCCAAGCCATCTGAATTATAAAAATCCGGTGGAAACTTGAACTTTCCTGGCGTGCTTATTAAATTTTCATATGCTGGAATATGATAATTGTAAGTGGAATCTGTCTTAACATACGCAGCTTTTGTCCCTATAGCATTAGATATATCTTCAAGCTCCTCATATTTGTAAGGCATTGTGTGCTCTGAAGTGAAATCTACATGGTACTTTTGTGAGCCGACTTGTGCTTGATTCTTTATTCTCGTATACATTTGCGCATTTTTTTCAGCTGGCAAAGGACCATCATAATTTATGGTCAACATTTCCTTTCTAATAAACATTCCCGCCTGCCCAATAGGGGCTAGGGCGTAAGTCGATATGTGATAATCTTTAAGCGGTGTAACTCCATTAAAATTTGGATCAGTAAGTTCTTTGAAAAAAACTAAACCCTGATTGTTTGAATGAACCCAGATTTTTCCTAAATATGTTCTTACCGGATCTTCGGAGTGAGAGTTGAACTTTTGTACATACATTTCCTGTTTTTCGTACATCGGCGCGTTTGGCCCACCTAGATAGCCAATATCAAGTTTTGGTACTAATAAAGTTGGGTAATCATAATTCTCTTTTTTAAAGTCATATAAGTGTCTGAAATCATCATCAAAATAAGTAAGTTTGTCCGGAACAAGCAGATTTGTGCCTTCAGTAATTTCTTTTTCTTCTTTTGTTTCGTCGCTCAAATCTATTTTCCCTTGTCTAAGTAATTATGAGTATCGTACATATTGTACCATTAATACGGACTATTCTGCCACCAAGTATTCTCAGCTGCCATTCCATCCTGCACTTGTTTCCTAGCTGCACCGTTATAACCATAGTTATCCTTAATGGCTTTGTCTACGATTCTTGCTAATATCTCGGCTGAAAACGGAAGAGCTTTGGCGTTTGGATGTTGGGCGACGGCTGGATGGAGGGCTTCGGTCACCCATGAAAGAACGTCACCTCTCAAAAATTCCGTACCGCTCGATATTTTTGGTGGGGCTGCACCAGTAGCTGCAACTCTTCTTTCAAATTCTTCATAAAGATGATTGTGGAATGCTACCGGATTTCCGCCTGCTTCAATAGATTTCATACGTAAAAACTCAAGAGTAGAAGTCGTCAAGTCTACGTTTTTTATAATATAATCTATAGTTTCATTAATCGGAAATGGTTCAAAATTAAATTTACCGTCTGCATTCGTTAACTGCAGTGCTTGTTCTTGAGTTAACGACAAATCTAAGCCGGCTTCAAATTCAAAAGCTCGAAACACGTTTCCTCCCAGCGCCTTAACGTTTTGATTTATTGACTCGATAGCGCCTTGTGATAATTGCTCCCCTAGGGCTCGCTCGACCGCCTCCTGTAAGATATTTGATATATCCTTAGTTATCACGAGTCTGTTTTCTGTAGGGGGAGGTGAATCTTGAATATCTTGCCTCATAGCCTCGAGGGCCTCTCTCTGATCTATTTTTGGATAAGGAGTGTTTTCCAAAAAGAAATGTTCATTATAAGTTTGAATATCTATATTTGGAAAGTCTGGCAATCCAAGAGATGGATTTTTATATGGAATTTGTCGACATAAAGTAACGTCACCTGCATTATTCAAATTTGTCTCGAGGGCTCTGAAACTATTTCCATTCATTGTCCTCCACAATGGAGCTTTCATGTTGTATCGTCTACGAATAGCCATATTAGCAAGGGGGTATCTGTCATATCCATTAATATATTGAATTTCGTTTATGTTATAAAAGTTGTAATAAAAAAACGGAAAGGATGATTGCTTAGTCCAATTGTCCCTTTTTCGTAACCCGCCCATCAAACGATTTATGTCAATTCTTAAGTCGTTCGCATAAGATGTGGTATCTATACCTGGGTATTTATACGTCACTGCATTTGTCATGAAAAGAATCAATGCTTTTATTTGATTTGGTATTTGTGATTCATAACCTTTAAAATACGTAAGGGAAGTGTTCTTTGAACTGTTTAAGTCAAAGGTGTGTGATTTTGGTGTTGAAGCGCCGCCTGTATTCACATAATATTTAAGTATCGTATCTAATTCGGGGCTAGGATCATGATCATTAACGGCAAAAGGATCTACATTTTTATATATTGGAGAAAGTTGGTTTGCCAATTGAGAGAAAATTTTCTCGCCTGGTGTGGGTTTAGAAGTATTTAATGACCTAGCTGCACTTAAGTTAACAAGATCTTCCTTATTATTCTTAAATTCTTTCATACTGCTAACAGTACAATTATTAGCTGCCAATAAATCAATAAGACCTCCGCGTATCTTTTGCTTCTCAATTGGAAAACTTGATATGAATTCATCATTATTGTTTAGGCCAAATGGTTCTTTTGAAATATCAAGAGAGTTATTATATCGAAGAGAATTTAACAAAACTTCGTAATAGATGTCATTATCATACATACCTGCATTTATGAATACGTCATCGGTGTCAACCAATGAAATTATTTTATTTCTGAAAAAAGCGACACCTGGAGTTAAATACCCCCACTTAGTTTGACCCATACTAAAACTAACAGAATCGGCTAGAGCCCGAGTACCATCTGTTTTAATCATCCAAGCATTAGCAGTTTCAATATTAACATCTTTAAAATGTTTTTTTGTTTCTGCCAAAATTCTATTTTTGTAAGCTTCTGGAGTCATAGACACCAGCCCAGGGATTCCATTTCTCGTTATAAGAAACTGCATGAGTCCACCACCTGATAAAAATTCATAACCAGTATTCTTTGGAACATCCACATCTACAACTTCATCTAAATCTGAAAACCATTTCCTAATCTTAATCGTTCTTGTTGCGTCAGATTTAAAATGAGCTGCAGTTGTACCGGAGCCATCGTCAACCGGGGTCTTTTTAACTGGTCCCGAAACTGCGCCATCTAATATCTTCTCAAGCTGCTTATACGTCCTCTCCATATGGTTCATCACTGATTCTATGCCTTTTAATGAACCATTAGTCGAATCAGTGCTGGCTAACATAGCTCTAGCTGTTTCAGCAATATCTTCAGGTTTAAGTTTGTTACGGCTGCGTGCTTTTTTTTGTCCGGAAAGAAGCGCCCATTTGTTTAGATAATTTGTATAAAAATTAAGACTGACTGCCACAGTAGTATCGCTGACCGCTTTAAAGCTACTTTGAAATTTCTTAGTCTTGTTACTATAATAAGGCCCGTATTCGTTTCCAGAAGAAGCCAATTCATAATATTTTTTAATCATATTATAATCATCCAATATAGAATTTAAAATATTTGATAACACTTTTACTGTCCCGTCTACAGCTTCTAATTCTACACCATAGATATAATTGCCATATGACACACCTGAGATCTCCGTATCTAAAACTGAAAAATGCTTTAGATATGGATCGTTAAGCGACTCAGTGGCTCCACCTAAACTTGCCAGGTTAACTCTTCTAATTTTAGGAATCAACTCAGGATTAGGAGGATAAGATGCAACTAAAGTTGGTGTTTCTTCTTCGTCAAAATCTTCCAAAGCTGGATATCCTAATTTATTTATTCCCGAATGTTCTAGCTTTACTCTTTTTCTAACAACTTTAAGTGACAAAAGTTGTGAGTTGTTCAATATATTTCTATAAAAGTTCTTTTCCACTTTGCTTGAAGAGAAAATAATATCGCCACGAAGGAAAGAGCTAAATATTCCTAAGTCTTCGATGAGAGATTGATAATCCATACTAAAGAAAAGTCGAACACATGAGTCATATTGATAGTCTTTAGAGGAATATAAATCAGAAAAATACGGCACACTCTCTTCAACGTCTGCTCTATCGTTTGTTAAATATTTAATGTCTCCTTGTTGTAGTCTACCTAAGCCGCGTGCTTGATATTGTCCACCAATTTCTTCGTCAAGAAATTCGCTCATTGTGTCAATATTCGAAGTGATAATTCTAAAGTCTTGAATGTTTGACACATCAATTTCGATACGCTCCAAAGGCATAGAACCTTTAAGAAGGCGTACTTCAGCAGCGCCGCGTTCATATTCATATACTTGTCCGAATGTTCTTGCAGGACTATGTGATCGACCAGTCATCCATGTACCATCCGGCATTTGATGGACTGGGCCTGACCAAATCCTAGGTTGTTTTGGATATTTACCAAGATCTGTTCCTATTGGGATTATTTTATATATTGGCCTTTTTGTGGGCACCTTTCCCTCTGCAAGGACAAGAGTCGGTATGACTCTAGAAACAAATTCTAAATCCAATGAGTCAATATCCGGATAATCTTTTTGAATTTCATTAATATCCAGCATTGTTATAGTGAAGTAGGACAAATGATATGGATCGCTGTTGTATTTAAAATCAAAATCCATAGGAATGGAAATAATTGTATTGCCATCATTGTCAGTTTTCTTATTTAAACCTGTAGCTCTCGCGCCTCTAGATGTATGATCTACAGAGTCGACGGCCTCTCTACTTGGAGAATAAGTTTGTACGCGGGTTCCGAGTTCTTCAATAGGTTTTAAAGTTACTGTAGGATTAGCATCGCTTCCGCCGTATTGAAAAAGATCTTTAAATACGGATTGATCTCTTAATTGTTTAATTTGTTTTAATGGCTCATGAACACTCGTCGCAAGAACTTTTTCATATGTTTCCATATTTTCATTTGATATAACAAAAACTCTAAAATATTTAAAAAATTCTTCATTATATATAAAACTTGCAAATATATCCTTTGCCTTTGGTATTAGGGCGTTCATTGTAAGTTGCAGCTCTACATGTACATTCTTGTCGTCAGGTACTCCTGAAGTATGAGATCGCCCTTTCAGCTGTTCAATGATGAATCCACGCCTCTCAGATTTGACATGCGGATCTTCAGACCATATCATCTTTAGCTGTTCTACAGATGGAGGCCCACCGGCTGCAATAGTAACCTTCTCAACACTCGCTTCAGGCAACGCATCTTGAAAATAACTTGAAAAATCTTCTTTTATCTCTATGGCCATTAACAAGGCTCCTCGAAGTCTTCGTCTGTTAACTCTACTTCATAAATATTCTCTGAGACAAGTTCTTGTCGATCTTCACAGTCAAAAGAACTAAATTGATCTGCAAATATATTTTTACGTCGATCTTCCTGTCTGGTTTTGCAGAAGACGTCTGGTTCAATCTCGTTGTCAACAAATATATCAAACCACCATTCTACATATTTTCCTCTGTCATCTTCATCTAAAGAGTCTAAATCTGAGCCAGGTCTAACAAATTGTAATTGTGTCTCATTTGCATGTTCGTCCACCAAAAATACCTCAATATCGAAATTTTCTTTCTTAAATTCTACATTTTCCTCGAGAATATCTAAAAATATATAATCTTCTTCAACTTGAATTGTTGTATCATCTCCATATTTTCTAAGAAATGCTATCTCAGAAATGCCATCACCAATTTCAACACCGCCAGGATCCGGATCGCCTAGTAGATAATTTGGAGATGGTGTACCAAACTCATCAACTTTGGTGATGTACGTCTTATAGGTTACTTGCACCTCTCCTTGAGGAATCTTAACAAGCTTGAAGTGAGATCCTGTAATGAAGTCGGTAAAAACAGAGGCTGAATTATGGAGAAACTTCATATCCCAAGCTGGAGCATATCTACTAGATAACGAAGAATTTCCCATTGGGAGCATTAAACTATAATTTTTTTCAGGGCCAGGTTGAATTGAGTCAGAACCCGGTGGTGCGAGATCAGCTGTCGCAACTTGTCCTAATTGAACTCCTGGAGTTTTTAAATCTGTATCTCCGTATATTGAGCCATGCCTAACCCTTTGATTAATCTTTTTTACTTCTGTTTCTATTCCGCTGAAGACATATTGTGTTTTTGTTCTAGGAACTTCCTTTATTCTTTCTTCTGCTTTATTTTGTTGTTCGCTTCCGCTAGCATACGCAAAATCATATATGATGTCGTTATCAAAAAAGGCATACTGAGTCGGTTTAAATTTGCCTAAAGACAATAGATGCTTACCATATTGAGTAAGCTGAATATCTAAAACTTCTTCTTTTTTATCAAAAAATTCCAATTTATCAGTTCCTTATACTTTAATATCCACCGCGACCGCCACCACCACCGCCGCCTCCGCCGCCGCCACGACCACCTCCGCCGCCGCCACGGACATCGCGGTTGCGAGTTGTTGTGCCGCCATTGCCGCCACCGCCTCTTGTAGCCCTTCGATCACTTCTTATCTGAGTCCCTCCCCTTGTCTGAGTTCTTGGAGGAGTTTGCATTGTTGTAGCCTCTTCCGTTGTTTCCTCTGTTGTCCTCGTTGTGAGCAAATTACTAGTTCGTATTTCTCGCCTTGGTGACTCAGAAGAACTTTCTGTTTGCCGCATTGAGGGTTCGGGAGCGTCGTCAGCTATCGCCATTTTCCGTGGCAGCTCATCAACTTCTTCATCTTCTGATATTACCTCAGAATCCATAGAATCTCTCCCTGGGTTGTAGCGATCTTCTGTGGTACCATCGATTTTAAGCACAGAATTCCCTCCAACAACTTCTTTTTCTCGCCTGACTTCTACCTCGGCTTCAATCTTTGCAAGCTCTACTAGAGAAAAGAAGTCGTATGGCCAGTTGTAACTGTATGGTAACTGTCTGGTATCACTATCAACCGCGAATTCAAATTGGAATCTTTTATCGTCTCTGTTGTCTAGTGTTACGTTATAATAGTTATTACTTGCTTTTTTCTTAACTTTATAAACCACCCATCTCAAATTCTCTGGAACAACAGGGTCTCCTGGCTCAACATCTGGGCGAGAACCGAAAAATTCATTAGGCCCGAGATCGTGAGTTAAAGTAACCTCATCTTTTTCTGCTGCCATGGCAATTTTTGGCATAAGATTTTGCCAAATATCTTTCAAATCATCTTTATCCAACGTATGTTTAAATTCAAAGATATACATCACGAATGGGTCAACTTGATCATTTATCAAGAAATTGTGTTGTGGCGGTATGACATACTCCCTCATTGTGTCAACCATATTTTGTATTGAAACACCAGTTTCTCCGGGTATGATTCCCAAAGCTTTATCAATTTCTTCCTGTCTGATGTTTACAAACTGGTCTAGGCCGGCTCGCCTATATATAGGAATTGCAACAACCGCTTCCGAAATTTCTTTATGTGCAGCAATTCTACCAAGCTTCTTTGTGGGACTAGTTCTAGACTTTCCAAATCCAAGAATCTCTTTCAGAGAACCTGTTAATCTTTGAGAGGTCGTATCGTTAAGTCGAGCATCTCTATTTGCTACACCCAGGCTGCCACCAATAAGTTCAGGAAAACTTTCTCTTATTTGTAAGAATATTCCGTCCTCTCCTTTTGGTACATCTCCATATCCAAACCACATTCCGCGAGTATGATAACCTTCAGCATTACCAGAAAAATTTAATATTGGAGTTTCAAAATGCGGACCAATAACCCATGAAGTAAACGCGTCAGGATTTTCAGGATCTTTTGCGGATATGGGCTCAAAAAATGCTCTAGAAGATTTACCTGTATCTCCAAGTTGACGAGAAACGCCCAGTGGAGTTCTGTAATCAACCTCTTTAAGCCTAGCTCTGCCAAATAAATTAATTGACGCATCAATTGTCATTTGACTATCGCGTGAAAGTGACGCTTCTTGTGGAACTGTCCAAGCATTTCTGAAGCTGGCAGAGAGATTGGGATTAAAGCCGGAAGTAGCCTGTTCCATTTCTATCTCGACCCCTCTTATAATTTCCTCAACTGAAAAAGTTGCTATGTCGCCTTCGCTCAATCCTGGCCTATGTTGTTCAGGAGTAAACTTAAATCTAGCAACTGATTCGCCATAAAAATATGGAGGAGTGTAAGGAGCATAGGCTGGATCTCTGCAGTTTACTACGCCTAACTCATTATTCATATGTATGGTGGTTTCGGTGTGCGCTGACTGAGTGACGTCACATGCCGGGCCATAATGTATGCCTCTTGCGCTTCCAGTGAACATATTGCCTCTATCCTTATCTCCGAAACCAGAATATTTGCCTGGTGAGGCGATCCCGGAAGGGTTATCGCCTTTATAATTGGCAAACTGGTGGATCAGATCGTATGGGGTGCCGCCGGTGCCATTCGCTGTATAGGTAATAGCCGTGGCAGCGACGATAGTAGATTTTTGTCTCAAAGCAATTGCGCGTGCGTTGGTTCCGTCACGGCGCACAATGATCGAACCATTATGACCGTTTGAGTGTTCAATGGCTGCCTGTACTTGTATAGCTACATCGCAGGAACTTGTCAGACCATTTATTTGTATTCGAACATTCCCAGAACCATCTGTGGTACCCGTTGAGCCGTCGTTATCGTCGTCAAAAATATAAACCTTTGAAGTGCCCGCATTGTCAACAATTGTTATGGTGTCTGTGTCCAGAGTCGCGCGCGCGGACGCAGCGTCGCCCCCGAAGGAGTCAAGTATGATCGAAGCTGAAGATTCCTGGACCGGGGCGTTGAATTCCCACTGTGGCCCTTCATACATAATCATTTCTTTATTTTTACTAAGGACAACATCCATATAATAGCTTGTCCCTGCCGCTAAAGAGAAAGGCCCTTTGTCGGAAACAAAACTAGTTAACCTCTCATCTTGCAAAAAGAATCTTGGAACTTCAGCTAAGAAATTGTGCATAGCAAGACTATATTGCGGTTTTGGGCTGTTGCCTAGCCATATTGCGTTGTCGTTCAGCGACAAGACGTAAGGATAATTAGACGTTGCCGCTGCCCCAGACATCGAAGTAGCTACTGGCAAGTTAACACCTAGTAATCTACCTTTTTTAATAATTTGCCCATCCTTCTCAATCTTTGGAAAATAAACCTCTGGTGCTAGCAAAGCATCAAAAGGAAATCTCATACTGTGACCAGTGACTCCTGATACGCCTATACCTTTACCTGGGAGATGGGCATAGTGTGTAGTGCTCGGACCATAAAAGTATACAGCTGGAGGGTTGAAATCTATATCGGAATCATCAGCGGATGCAGTATACGCGGGCCAGTCAACTGCAATTCCAGATTTGATTGTGTTATACATAATCCCAGGAGCAAAAAATGGTTGTATCATTGTTTGAGTTCTCTGTGCGATGCTCGGCTGACCTTCCCATGGGATAGTAATCCCGAGTTCGGGTTGACTGAATTCAAATGGATTTGAAGAAGTAACATGTTGCGGAGTACAATAAGAAGCAGAGAACAAAGAACCTAATTGTACACTTCTATTAACTGGATAAAATCCGTTATATGGAAGAAGCTTCTTTATGCCCTTGCAGGTAAGTGAAATTGTTTGAAATTCTCCATAATCACTTCTTACGCCTTCAAAATGTCTCATAAAATCAGAATGTGTATAAACTTTAAAGAAATCGTGATCAAATGGAGACGCTGGAGTAAGTGAGCTAGAAGCGATATCGCCCCCTTGCAATGTCAAAAACTTATTGTTTTTTTCAAAGAAATTGTCTTTATCCAAATGATAATCCATATGTTGAGAAATTCTAAACTCTGGAACTATTGAATATTCTTGACCGATTGATCTAACATCATCTGCATAATCTTCATATGTATCATACCAAGGATTTTTGCCTGCTATTTCTGCTGCTCTCCACTTAGGCATAAAATGATATAAGTAATAATATTCGCCGGCATTAATAGAGGTCGCGCCCATAAAGTGAGCCCCTACAGTATGAGGAGGAGTGGCCAAAGTTTGATAATAATATGGAGCAATTGAAACGGTGTCAATTTTTCCAACATTATGCAATCCGTAATGCTGATAATAGCAAAATGCTTGTGAAGCAGTGTGTGGTACAAAAGGAGGCTCTTTTTGCCTGGTTCCTCTTCCATGCATAATTCTATTAAATGTATTTCCAGGCCAAACCAACAACTCTCCAGTCTGCGAAGCGCTAGCAGCTCCAGACAAAGAGGATATTTGCGAATCTAGTGGCCAAGAACTTAGCCCATAGCGGAACCAAGAACCGGTTAGAATCGCCTGATTTGGATCCCCACTACTGTTAGGGGTCATATCATGGGAAGACGAGAGAATTGTGTACCCCATCGAATTTCTCGCTTGACCCATTGTTCTCAATCTGTCTGATCTTTCATCTCTCCAGAACCTATTTGAAGCCGTAGCATGATCAAATCCTTTGTACTCATACCCCGCAACTTCAGCGTAATCCGTTCTTCCTCTATTTCTTTTGCGATATGTATTCTCTTCTCTAGGAAAAACAACTTCTTTATACTTTATAGAATTTAAAATTAAAGAAGGTGCAGGCTTTTTAATCTGCTTCTTTATATGATCATAAAGAGTTTTTTCATTTTTAACCAATCCAAAAGCCATATCCAAATCGCTTACAGGAGCGTTTTTTAACGATGGGAAATAATTCATATTATTACCATGGGTGTATCTTAATACAGTAATATTGTTATCGCTTTTCCCTGGGATACCGGCAGGTCCTGTTGACATTCTTGTGGTCGCATATACGTCTTGTTCAATTGGTCTATATCTGTTTGTAACAGGTACAACAACTTGATTTTTTGGAAGCAATTGTTCTTTATAACTGACAGGATCTGTTCTGTTCTGAGCAATTTCAAAATTTTCTTGCGGATGCAAATATGAAAAAGTGTTAGTCTTATTATGCTCTCGAATAACAGGGTGCCTTCCACCTTGTATTTGCTTGAAAATAGGCCAGCCATAAGGACCATTACGATTTAGAAGAATTGAATTTAAGAAAGTAGCAGAAAATCGTTTTAACTGTTGGTTTGCCCGGGCTGCACCTGCATATGCCCACGTTCCAGGGTGACTCGTAGCGTGTATGTTTGCAAAGCTTGCTAAACTACCCTTGTAATTAAAATCATGATAATGGCCACCGCACCCTGTATCAGCGGCGACAAAGTGGATATCATGGGATTCATATCCCAACAAGTTTTGACTTGATGTTACCGGCTCATATATATTAAAATTAAGATTAGCAAAATCTACTGGAATGAATCGACGGTTCGACCAAACAAGGCTTTCGTCTGAAGCATACGGGTAAGCACGATGATGTTTTTCATTAACATCCCCTCCGCAGTCCGCATATTGTCCACTACCCATTGCGCTTTGACTAAGAAATACAATATCAGTTGAAGCCTTGCTAGCGAGCGAGTGGTCTGGCTGCTGATATCCAAATGGTACCTTTGAAGTGCCATTTGTACGAATCATATGGGGGTTTCCTGCGGAAGCCTGACTATAATTAGTATTATAATGGCCGACAGCGACCGGCACAGCAAAGGCACCGGTCACATACATGGCTGAAGATGTAATCCAAGCATATTGCAAATCACTTTGCGGAATTGGACGGGTTATGAAGGCATTGTCGTTAACTGAGCCAGTTTTATGACCCACAGACGCTGAGAAAGATTCCACTCTGATTGGCAACGACGCAGAATGTTCAATTCTGTATCTTGTGTTTCTGTGTACTTTGTGATATGACGCGCGGCCCGTCGTACCTGCATTGTGTGGGCCGGTATGGCCGCCAGAAAAACCATTTGTAGAGAGGCTCTTGGGAGATACAGTGAGCTGAGATATATCAGTGGTAATTTCAGTATTGCCGTTGTTACCTGCGATAGCTTGTGTTAGCGTAATTAGTTGAGCGCCATCAGCAGAACCTGGCACTGAAGATACTGTGATCGAACCATTGTGACCATTGGCGTGTTCTATTGCAGCTTTAAGTTGTACCAAGAATGTATTTTGAGTAGCGGGAGTCCCAGTTAAGTCAATACTTACAGCGATTCCGCCATCTTCGGCTGCGCCAGCTGTGCCGGCACCAGTGTCTGTGTTGGCAGCATCATTTAAGACAGTGCCAGTGGCCGTTGAGCCGTCTTTGTCGGAGTCGGTGACGACATATCTTTTTGTTAGCCCACTTGTATCAGTAATTGTGATATGTTCTTTCTCGGTCATGCCGCTGGCTGCATCGCCATCAGCCACTGCTACAGTCGCAATCGCTGCAGATTTGAATTCGCCTCCAAACTGAGGACAAGATTGCGACAACAACCTTGTCAACGGATTTCTCACTGTCAAGTTTCTCCAAGGCATCGCATTATAAACTGAATATTCTTCCCCAAGGACATCCAAATAGCCTCTCCCCATCGTTGCGGGGTCTCCAGGTGCAGAGAATCTTTCCACAAAGACATGCGAATGTCTGGTTCTGTTTGGCAAGGCGAAATCAATTACGCTTCCGCTTCCGTTGAGTATCTTCATATCTGGGAAAGCGCCTGATATATACGTTGAAGCAACAGAAGATGAAACAGCACCATTATTTTGTGCGAACCATTTACTGTTCGACGTTCTACCAGATGTTTGCACAATCTGATAATCTTTTTCGTAGTTGCCAATTTTTGTAGCGTTTTTTGTATTAAGGTTTGAGTCCAGCGTGATCTTTTGTTTTATATTCTTAATATTGACAGGCCGTTTTGCCACCTCATCTCTATAAACAAGTGATCGTGGCCTTTTAAGATCGATCATTGGCGAACCAATTCGAATACTACCGGAAGCAAATTCAACTAAAAACCCTTCTGCTCTGCTGTCTTGGGTGTCTACAGCACCAATATTTAATTCTGTGTGACGATGGGCCATGCCGCCTACATATTTTTCAGCAAACGGACCTTGTAGAGTTGCACCGTTGCTACTATATGTATCATGGTGAAGATTTGTGACATCGACGTTAGCCCGTTCTGGTGGTTGTTCGGCCCAAGTCATCTCACCCACATCAGCATTCCAAGACAAGTTGCCAGATAATTTGTTCTTTATCGATAGGTTATAGCCAGTTTTAACGTCGGTTTCATATAATCCAAACGGAAGCAGAAGATCCCCTTTTGCTGACACATTTGTTATTTTTGTTGCAATTTTTGTCTTCTTGTTAGGATTATAAACGTCATTGCACGCAGGATTTTTAAGCATTTTAACAAAAAGGTAATTACTACTTGTTAAACTACTAACTTCTGCAAGGGCGGCTTTTACGAAATCTGTCTTCTTGTTTTCAAAATTCACACCTTGAGTGTAAGGTTTTCGCAAGTCAGCATTAAATCTATATGGTCGTGACAAGTGTCTAGCACTAAAGCTTGTTCCACTTACTTGAGTGTTCTTAATTCTTCTAACAGTTTCTCTGAATTCGCTATGTTTAGTTATAAAGGCTGCGCTCTTTCTTTCGGCTCGCTTATCCCACCAAAGACAATTATCGTCACCTCTAACAGGGGTTTTAGTTACTCCTGTTTCCGCGCTAATATCGTCATTTGTTCCAGATATTTGTACCAAATCGATAGCCACATCACCACGATATGTACCACCTGCAGTATAATGAAATTGAAGTTTGAATGTTCTGCTTTGCCATTCTCTTAGATCGATATAAGCCTTTCTCCAATCAGCAGAAGCATGCGTCTGTTGTTGTCCCAACAATTGTCTTGACGAGGTTTGATGTGCCCCTCCAACGTCCCAAACAACCTGCACATCAGAACTACTAACCCAAGGCGTCCCCACTTCAATGGCTTGAACCTTTAATATACCTATATCTGCACCATGCATATGGTAGTAAAAACTAGCTCCGAAATCGCCAACTCCTTTCGAGCCGGAAGCCATGTCTTGACGCTCATTAATTGACGGAGTTTGTAATGCAAAGACCTTTGCTGGATTATTGGGAGCCGAAGTTTCCGCGTACATATAGTGATCTTGATCGAATGATCCGGTCGGGCCTGTTTGAGGGTGAGAAGGTGTTGGACCCTTTATCGTTCTCCACCCTGCAGGATGAGTAGCAGTTGTGGGGCCACCAATAGTCCACCCAAGCGGGAGACTACCACTTGCACCTGCCTGTTCCCCTGCGGCTTCAAAATTTTCATTAAGGAGGTAATTTATAGAAACATCATACGTGATGCCACCAGTTCCTATAAAATCATTAATTGGAGCATGTCCGAACTTCCAATTATAAGATAATTCGCCAAGTCCAAATAAGCTGCCTTCCGGGTCGTCAAATTTTTGCTCAATAGCCGTAGCTTTTGAACGATATTTACTTCTAGATAATATATGATCTTCCACAATTGTTCTAATTCCGGCAGATGTCGCAGCGGACGCAGGAATTAACTGCTCTATCATTCTGTCTATAGAATGGTCAACCCATTTGTAAAATTCAACATATCTTTCAAGATCTGGAGTGTTCTTAACTCTTTCAAAAAATAGATTCCTAAGTTTGTCTAAGCTTTTATAAGACATCCTGTATCTATTGACAGGTGCTCCAATTAAAGTATTGAAGTCTTTTACGCTTCCAAAGAAATTAATCATTTCTTCAGAAATTGTCTGATACATACTTTTTTCAATTGAAATAAAGTAAGTTGTCGGTCTGGTCTCTCTTGTGAAATTGATATCGTCTTGAGTCCTAACAGACGTCATATCCGAACTGTTTAGAACTTCTGGTAACTTACTTTTTGCGGACGGCAGATAGTTCCTGTCTATGACTTCAGTTCTCTTGTTAGCAGTAAATCCGTAACCACGTCCTGTGTGTTGATTCTTTAATATCTGACCCAACCATCCATATCTTTCTGAAGCGGTCTTAATTGAACCGGAGGACACGTCCTCAACGACAAACTGCCCATTAGAATCTGAACCTGTTACTGTTTCAAAATCCCAATGAAGCAATAAGGTTTCCATTTTCGGAATATACTGGCCTTTGACATCATTTTGAAATAAGTAAGCATGCTGATATGGTTCATTTATTCCAAAATTAGATGCGTCTCGAGCGTGCGCTTCTATTGTGCTTCCTGGTACATCATAGAGCCAATACTTAACAGAAGAAACTTTCACATCACTAGGAGTTTCCAGTGCTCCTGTAAAATTTGTTCTAGAAGCACCAACATAAACCCTCTTGGCAGAATTTGCAAATTTTTCGTAATCCGTAGTGCTAATGCTGCTTGATACATTGAATTTTTTATAAACTTGGTCCGAAGTGGCGTGAACACCAATTAATTCCACTTTAGCATCTTTGTGTATACTGCCGCTAGTTAAATTGGCAGAGCCAGAACCGCCTGGTAATATTTTTAATGCAAAGTTCCATTTTTGGTCATCATAAACATCATTAAAAGTTGATGAAGAAATATTAAGAGTGAAAACACTTGAGGTTAATTTAAAATAAGCTGCAGATGATCTTTCTTTATCTCTAACAGCTAATACTTGTATACTGGCATTATCTGGAGATTTCCACGTCGTGTTTCCGCCCTGTGCGTATTGAGTAGCGTTTTTATCGACTTGTGCTTGTCGAATACCAAATAGTGATGCTTCGTTAAAACTTGAATTGAAAAAATTGGACGATTCCAAATTGTTAATCTTTTTAGGGAAAATGACCTCTGCTTCCATCGTGTGAGCAAAGCCCCTACTTAACTTTCCTTCAAGCTCTGCAGTACCCAAGGTACCAGATATGTAAGATACAGAATCAGCATTTGTACTGGAAGACATCTGATAAACTGTAGCGTCCATGCTACTAGTATGGAAAAAATTAGCGTATTTCTTCTTAGTTACCGTATATCTATAATTGTCTGTAAAATCATAAGTTGTGTTGTCACCATAGACATTAATTTTAATTAATTCATCATCAATACCAAAACAACGAATAAAGTTTCTTAAAGACTTTTCTGTACCCTTTGATTTGTATATGTAAGTTAAGTTATTGTAAATGTTCTGGTATATTAAGTTTTTTACATCATGAAGTTTTTCTTCGTAATATTTGTCTTCGCCTCTTGATAGAACTTTAGATATAACAGGTGCGCCGGCAAATATCTCTGACGTCAAAAACCCTGAATTTTGTAGCAATCTTTCTGCAAAAGGTAGAGGTTTTGAACTTCCACTAACACTTCCACTGGCGTAGCCATCCAAAACATAGCTAGCGTTCTTTATCTTTGGTAAAGCTGAAATTTGTAATGATAAAGTATCAAAATAACTGGCCAAGATTTGAGTTAGGTTTTTCAGGCCGCCGTTTTCGTCTTCTGTCGTAATCCACTGAGGTATACTATTATAAATCGCAGAATTGTTTCTGTAATCATGCTCTTTACCCTTGATTTTCAAGTCGTCTAAGAGTTGAGCAACATCAGTGTGTGACGAATAAATGATAGGATCTTTTTCTTCCTGACCATGACCTGCAATAGTTACAGCGGATCCTGAATGGCGGGCACTAGAACCGGGATATCCGATCCAGTTTCCGTTTGTAACCCTACCTGAATAATCTAAAACTTTGGAATCTGTACTGGCTACACCTGTGGTGCCTTCGTTAAATTTATAGTAAACTCCCAAATGCGTGTTGGCTAAATCTGTATTTGTGCCTCCACCGATGTGTGTTCTCCAGTGACGTCCCACTTCTTGTGGTGTTCTGGCCACCTTCCAAAACCTGAATTCATCTAAAGAAGCAGATAGTTTACCCCAGCCACGCTTAATAGCGTTCCCGCTGTATATAGAAACTTCTGAAGTGTCACTCGAGTTATCTGCGGCATAATATTTTGGAGAATCAACTAGCGCGCCGATGGTGCCAACCATAGCACCACTTAAATAATCGACAGTCGATCCTGATATAATAGAATCATTGCAACGACCATCTATGTATAATTTTGCCTGTACATTGCTTCCTGTATTTTCGAACACGAAAGCGTAATGATGCCAATTAGAATCTGCAATGCTTGAGGTTGTAATATTTTGTCCAATGTTTGTGCATCCGAATCCGCCGGCTCCAGAAACATATGTTACATAAAATGGAGACTTAGCTGCGCTACCGTGACTGTGACCTGATAATTCAATCCTCAAGCGAGAATATGCAGAAGTATTTTTCGAAACTGGCGAAGCAGAAGTGCCTGTATGCATAACATCAACGATAACTTCCTTATATGTTCTGCTATTATCGAAAGCGCTTTTATGAAGCCAGAATTCAACTGTGTTTCCTTCATTACCGTCAATTGTTAAATTAGATTCTCTGTTTTGACCAACATTGAATACATTTGCATCACCATCATTAGATGGGAACATTTCATGTAAAGATAGGCCTGCCGAACCGGTATTCGGACCTCCCTTGAATAAAATATATTCATGAGACGCCGAAGCTGGAGCGCCGTAACCAGTTTCCGTATCTAATATAGTTTTCGTCCAGCCGGCTACAGATAAATTTACATATCCAGTGGTTTTTGGATATTTGTGTTCAAAAATAAACTTGTCCAAATAAGAAGAGCTATTATGCCAAAGCAGTTTTTCATATAAAGAGCCATCATATGGATATGTCTGATAGATTCTCTTTATTGACTGTTCGTAATACTCTGAGGCTAGACCGAATTTTGCAAAATTTTCAGGCTCTTCGAAATCAACAAACGGCACAAATTGATCTTTATCAACAATATGAGCCTGAATATATCTCTCTGATTCAACGTCTTTGCCGACATTTTTTATAGAATCAGAAGATAAAATTCTGGGCCATGGTTCTTTATTGAATAGATCTTTTATGCTCATACTTATTCGACCCTAAATTTAAAAATCTCTGGCTGTTCTCGATACGAGCCATTGACATAATACGCAAACTTAATACCATATGAATAATCTGTCTCCAACATAGACATATCAAAGTCAAAATAATTTCCGGAAACATCGAAAGACAATCTTGTATAATCCAGATTTGAACTTCCAGTGCCATAATTGACAACTGTTAAGTTATCTGTTATTCTAATAACCTTATAATAAGCATCATCAATTATGTTATTTTGCACAGTCCCTTTGGCTTTGCTGTAAATTGTCGGATTCCAATCTTTTTCTCGCACATGCACTCTAAATCTTGCATTTTCTTCATTGGGATATACTGATTTCAAATTCGTGATTTTGGTTACATATTTTGATGATGGATTTTGAGGTGATGAATCAAGCGTCTTGGGAGTAATTGTCCCAGTCTGATATTGTATGCTGGTATCAGAAGCATTGTACCAGACATCAAAAAGTTTTGTAATTTGAGGAATTGAATTTGAAGAAGTTATTGCAAGAGAGGCTGAATAAATACCAGTATCTCCTGTATGACCCACTGAAGCTGAAAAATCTCCCGTGGTTGCAACATTGCCTCCTATACTTAACGCCAGCTTTTCATTACTCGGGCTATTATTATCTGGATTTGAACCAGAATAAAGAGAAACAAAAAATGTATTCCCTGTACCTTTTTCAAATCCTGGAATATCCTTCAGCTGACCTCTTACATAATTGTACAGATACAACGTGTTCAAATTATCATCACCAGTGGCTAATGAGCTACTGTAGAAGAAATTAGCTCGATCATCTTTTCTAGACGAGTCCCAACGAGCCTCTAAGAGAGGCCTTTTGAAATAAAATTCAGTTCCCCTGGCAAAGAACTTTTTAGTATAATATGATTTCTTAGCGCCATGAACGTTGTGAAGGATAGAGCCTGTATCAACGCCAGTAGAGCTAGAAAAATATCCCTCATAGCTTGCAGACAAACGAATGCCGATTCCATAATTATCAAAATCATTATCAGCAATCCATTTCTCAACCAGAGGAGTAATGTCTGTCTCTAGATCTTCAGTGCCTCTGGAAAAAGTAACTGTTTGCACAAAATCAGTACGATATGATCCACCTTTCGTTGCCCAAGTAGCATTGGAACTTCTATGGACCCAATTCGCGCCTTCGCCTTCGTGAGTTTTGTCTTTATATTCTTCCATATCAAGGCCTGTGCCCTCTTCCCAAGACTGTGAGACTGGTGAAATAACCAATTTAAAGTCTCTTGGTAATGTATGAGCATGCTTAGCATTAAACATTCGAAGATAAAAGTTAACACTTCCGCTGGCTGGGATGTCTCCATTGGTTCTCGCTGTGGACACGTCGCTGATTGGGAACTTTACCAAAGCTCTTGTAAGCTCAACGGACCCCGAAGAGGGAGCGCCGCGATCATCTATTGATTTTAAATATCCTGGCTGACCCTGATCATAAATGGAAAAAACCTCAACAACGTCCGAAGCGCCCATGTTAGAGCCAGTACCTCTGCTTCTTTCCAGCAAACTAGAGGCAAAAGCGTTAGTGATAGTAGTGTCGGAGTCCGCTGTGTATCTCTTAATACCCATTATTTAATAGTCCCCTTGACATCTTCTGTAACAAATTTAACTTCAAAAATTGAATCTTCTGGAATATAAAGTACTCTTCCGTCAGGAGAAAGATTGTCAAAAACATTAAAACCAATATCAGAATAAAACCCTCCGGTCACATCTTCAATATTAATGTCAATAGTGTCTGCAACTCCCGTAACGTCATTCAAGGCTTTATATAACTCTGTTACCAATATCGGTTCTCCAATTTCATACACTCTGTTAAAATACCCTTGAAGTCTAGTTGTGGCCGCTCTCAAAACATCATATTTGTTTGCGCCCAACTCGCTAACGACTGTAAAATCAATACGAAGATTAATGATTTTAGCATCTAATAAATCAATGGTGTCATTAATCATTTTACCTCTATTTATCCAAGTTTTTAAGTTTTCTTTTAGAGTTTGAGATGCTGTCATCAATTTTCCGTTTTTGTCTTCCGATACGACGTACATATTCAAGTTTCTTTTAAAAGAATCTTTATCTTGCATCACATTCAATCTCTTTATTGAGCCAAACTGAGATGGCATTGAGTAGGCCATGCTTATATAATCTTCTCTTGTAACAGCGCGGTTCTGAGCGGCAAAACTATTTTTTACCACTTGTTTCAACTCCTCCAAATCGGGAGTAGAGGTGGAACCAATTATTTGCTCTTCATTATATACCTCAACACTGTCTGTGACCTCTTTAACTTTAGCGTTATCCAAGTTAGCTCTATTATCAAATTGAAAATTTGAAGATACAACTTTGTTGACAGTACCGACTGAAGCGTTGGGATCCGTTGATTTATTAGTTCTATATGTGACAACAATCGAAGTATTAGAGGGTGCAATACCAAACTTATCTGTTGCTAGTAAATTAGAAGGATCGAAAGACTCATCAAGTATATGATCTCTTCCGTGAACATCTAATACAATATTGCTCGGATCTGCAACAGAATCTTTTGGTACTTCATTATCAGAACCATATCCAAACTGAAGGAATGTCGTTCTTTGTTCGTTTTCTACAGTAAATCTTCTCGGAACAACAAAGGGCTTTAATACTGCTGGTGCATTGTTTTTGTCTTTATTCCTGTTAATAACTGGCCTGTAGACCACATTTTGAGATAAAAAGTCCACTTCAAAATAATCATGACCTTCAGAGTCTGTGACAGATAATATTTCAGTGATATTTCTATCATCCAACCTAACCTTTAAAAATTTCTGAAATGGTCCGATATCAATAATCTCTCTATCAATCTCGCCAGATATAACTTGACCGAACGCTTTCACTGCGTAGTGGGTTGGCAGACCTGTTTGTGCGTCTACTTTTGCCACAATAACCTCGTTGTTTTCGGAACCAAAATCTACACTCTCATTCAAAGTATATAAAACTCCTGTACTTGATAGAAATTTTGAACCTTTCCTAAGCACCGGCATGAAATCTCTATCCGGGCCTAGGCCAACTACACTAGCTGGAATCAAGACATACAGGCTGACTATCCCATGGGCTGATTGATTTCTTTTAAACTTGTAACCAAGCTGTTTAGCGTGCCTTAAAACATTGTTATACTCAACTGCGGTATCCATAAATGATTCATTTGCTTGATAATCCAAGTAAAAAGAAAGTATGTCACCTACATAAGCCACAGTGTCCAACATCAAAGAACCAAAGGAAGCTTCACTAAAGTCTTTATATGTATCTGCATAATATCTTTTAGCATGCTCGATTAAGTCATTTTTAATTGAATCAAAATCTCTGCTTGTATATTTAATTGGGATTGATTTCTTGTTTGACATCTTATAGTTGGTTCCTTTCTAGATAATTAGTATCTTTTGTTAGATTATTATACAGTTATATCTAGAAAATCTTTTGCGGCAAGACTAGGGATTTCATATTCTAAAATCATACGAAAAGCATTCGGATCAGCTTCTACAGATTCTTCGAGCCCAATAAATTGAATATTGATTATTTTTATGAATGGCATATATGTGTTAATTTGTTCCTGAATCTTGGAACGAACGAGATCTCTTAGAGTTTGACCATCGTAATTTTCAAACAAAAGAGACATTAAACCGACACCAAATTGTGGGTCCATCATCTTCTCCCCGGGGATCGTCAATATTAAATGTTTAAAATTTTGTTTGATAGCTTCCACATACGTCATGTTTGATGCAAATTTTGAAACTCTACCATCAGTTCCCAATGGTAATTTTGGAGATATACCTGACATTCGATTACCCTCCTTCCGGAATAACAATGTTATCATTATAAATACCCATTAGGTCAAATTTTGATCTACATGGAGATTTATTTTCCATATCTATAACGGACTTAAGTTCTTTTTTATATTGCTGGATTCCGGTGTCTCCTTTACTTAGGTCGTGCAAATTCTCTATTTCTTTAGATCTATTAGCTTGTCTGATTAAGTTCATAATTGTCTCTTCAGTCAAAGAGAAAAAGTGACCAGTACCTAAACACTCTTCATCTATGGACGCCATGGCCAAATCAAAAGAAATAGAATTTCTAATGGATATAAGTGATAAAATTTTATCAATTGGGAATATAAAATTAAACAAGGTTTTATATTCAAATGTCTCTTTTATTTTATTCCATCCTAGCCTATCTGCATTTGATTCCCATCCAGGTTCGCCGCCAAAATAATTTCCTATTTTTTTCATAGTGTCTGAGTTGGTTACCTTGATTGATACCCCAACAGTCACAAACGGTAAGACAAAAACTTTTGGCCAGTTTGTAAATTCAAGATCCGCTAGGGGCTCGTTCTCAAAATCTAATGGTGCTTCTCTCATAAAGAAAGCTTTATCAATTTTCATATCCATAAATGGCACGGATCGAAATTTTTCTGCAGGCCTAAGAGATGGCCTGTCCAAATTATACTCTTTGAATCTGTCCCAAAATTTATCCGGGGCACCAGCTAGTGGTGTCTCCCACCATTCTCCAGCGACGTCTTCTGGGAAAACATAAGAAAGCCTATAACCAATTTCAATTTCTTCAAAGAAACTCCTCAAATTATTTTGATATACAGGATGAGAATTAAATAATTCCATATTCCATTTCGTGTTAAAATCATTGTAGCTCAGCTCCATCATAGGTCGATTTGGACCTAAAATTTCATCTACTGTGGTCCCTCTACCTATAAGTTCCATTGAAAGATTTTCAATGTCATTTGCTAATGCTTGCCAGACCGAATCATCACTAGTAAGATTACTTAACAAATACCCAGTCCTCATCGTTTTTTTATCATACAATTTATATCGGACACATTTTTCTAAAACAAATCCTGATGTTTTCATATCGGGGGCTTGATATGTGGAATAATCGAAAGCAAAAAATCTTGGGTTAGTAAACTGAGTCATTTTCCAGTCCATAATATTGTCGCCTTTACCCTTGTTGACAACAAGGCCATGTACCATATCATAAGAATTATGTTTCTTATCATCAGGCATTGTAGAGTATCTTTTTTCTGACCAATCATATATTTCAGGATAACTGACAATTGGAGGTTTAGTTGCCGCATCCTCGGTCAAACGATAGTTTATAAATTGATCTCCCATTATTTCAGTAACAGCATCAGATGTATCCTTGACAGTATCTTTGATAATCTTTGTTAATTCTTCTTGCGGTAGTTCGTTTATTCTGAGATTAATCCCTTTGACTCCAGTCAGAACAGAACCAGCAAAGTCCCAAATTTTTTCTTCTATTGTTCCTGTAAGATATGTTGAAAATAATTCTGAATCTAAAAGTTGATCGGGCCTGGTGATTACAATTGACAATATAGATTTTAAAGTCACTTCCACAGCAAACAACTTTATCATTGCTCGAGTAGCCCCTGCGGTCGGCCAATCAACCAAATAATCAAATAAAGTTGGAGCATCAGATGAATTTTCAAAATTAGTTTTCGATACCTCGGAACTAAAATCTTCAGCTATCTGTTCCCTCAGTTCTGATAAATTGTATAAATCTGTCGTTTCTTTGAAAAAATCTAACTGCCTAAACACATTATCTAGCTGAGCTAATTCGACCTGAGCGTCGATTCTTTCTGCAACCGTCCTGAGCATGTCTCTAAAAATTAACCCAAATAAATCTGCTCTTGCTGTGTTTTCTTCTGTTGTTAAGATTCTACGTAAATCTTCTCTATATAAAAGATCATCAAAACTCTGCAACAAATTAAAATCAACCATCAACTCAAAAAGTTGCGGCTCTGTTGGACTATCTCCTGTTATGGATTTGCCCGTTAGTGTTTCTGCGTGCAGACCGTTAAAACCCGTGACAGCTATGGGCTTGCTAGAGTCTATGACATACGTGCCAAATGCAGTAGTCGCTCCTTTTTCGACATCATATATTTCTATAGAGGTTTTGGATTGGGCTGCGCCGCCGGTCCACGGATCATCTACACCAGGCTTTAAAAATCTAAACCTAACTTCATATTTTGAAACGGCTCCCTTCGCCGCCGACGTTGTGAACGGCGTATATACATCAGTAATCGGCTTTTTAATCCCTTCGCCATAGGGAAGTAAAATAGGCTTCTTTGCGGTTAATGCGAACGTGTGATAATAACCAGTCTGATCATTTAAAATATCTCTAAAAAGTCCGTTGTTGGTTGACGGGTCCGTGCTTTCAATAAGTTCAAGACCAAGGAATCTCATCAAATTAAGCTTTCTAGTGGAAACCAAAGGAACAAATAATGTCATTTCTGATAAAAATTGTCTCTCAACTGCTCCAAACATACCTTCCAGTGTTTTAAGCACTGGACCTTTAATTGAATCTTTCATGGCGTCCGACATGTCTATTTCTATCTCTGCTGCTCGATCTGCTGCAGACAGAAGATCCAATAAAGATCCTGCGACATCTTTGTTCATTTCATTTGTTTGTGATAATTGTTCTTCTATTTCCTCTATTGTCAATCCTCTCCGCATTAAAGCTTGAGCCATCATTCTTTCTCTAAATCCTGTACCATCATCACACAGGTCTATCAAAGTTCTATCTAAATCTCTATCTGTTTCTTCGGACAATTCATCACAACGTGACAAATCTGTTTTTTCTCCCAAGTCAATGAAGAAAATTACAACTTTTTCAAGAGTGTTTATTTGTGAGAAACTTGAATTTTCCGGGGTGTTGTTTTTGAAATGATCTAAAACAAATTTTAATAAATCTTCTGTTGCTTCGCCTTTATATAAAGAGCACAACTCATTTGGCGTCAAAGAAGCGAACAGGCCATTCAAAAAATCGTTAACATTAAAGTCTTCCGGTAGGTTATCTGTATATGCGTCAAACACGTCGTCATCATAAGGGAAGTCATCTAGATCTGTTGTGCCATATTCAAACTCGTCGTCATCGCGGCAGGCCGCAAATAAATTCTCCAACAATTCTTTTAGCGGTTGAATTATTAATTCCATTAATAATTCTTCTGCTTTTTCTAAAGCCAAATCTATCAAATACTGCAAAAGTCTGTCAAGAATCGGAATATTATCAGGGATAGTAAAACCTGGCTCACATTTTTTAAATGGAGGTATTTCAGGAGGTTGTGGTTTTTCGGGTTGGCGTAATCTTTTTATCAAAGCAATAAGCGCTGCGAGGCCAACAAACGGGCCAATTATCAAAACTTCGCAAATAAACCTCTTTGTAGCTTTTATATCGCCATCAAAAGCGCCTAATGTCTCCTCTGTGAAAAATTGATCGGCAACATCGTTTCCAGTATCAATTTCGCCTGCTATAAAATTTCTTAAATCATTGGTCAATTGGTCTATTGATCCGCCGGCGTCGACATTTGAAAGTTGATCTAAACCTGCGGCGGCAAAGGCTGTTCCAAGTAAAGGATCCCCGCTTTCCATAAATTCAATTAATTTTTCAAGCCTTTTTATATCGCCAAACACAGCTCTCAATAATTTGTCGCAGGCTATATCAAGCAAATCTTCAATAGATAAAACAAGTCCTAAACATGCCATTGCCTCTTGTGCAATAGTCGGTATGTCGATACGATTTAATATATATGCATAAACATCATCAATAGTTTTTAATTCTCGGAAATCGTTTGGCGGTGAAGGCAGACTTTCAAAAACAAAATCTCCAACATATTCATCAGCTTTTTTAGTTCTGTTCGCTACAGCCTCTCGTAGCAGATCCTCTTTTATAAACTTCTCAATAGAATCTTTTTCGCTTTTTTTAACAACTGGTTTATTTTGTTTTGCCAGCTTATCGAAAACCTTGATCGGATCCCCTTGTAGGCTAAACAAAAGAATAGGTTTTGGCTGCACAAAACCATTTTCCATAAACGATAACAGTGGCATCGGTTCTTCTTTCGCTGCTAGTGGTGGAAGACTACAACCAGGGCCAACATTAATATCATCTATTGAGTCTGCACCATATCCTGACAACATGATGTTTACTATCGATGATAAGTTTATAATAAAATTAGCTGTTCTTGGTAGTGTAAAGGGCTCTCTTCCAGGAAGTGTAGAGGCTTCAGAACCAAATTCTGCTCTCCAGCGGGTTTTGCCTCCAAAAAAGTATTCTGTGCCATTAAAAACGTACCCATTTCCATTTTCTTCGAACGAAGCGATAGCTTGAATTAAATATCTTTCCAAACCCTGGCCTAGAAGCAGTTCATCAGATATTAAATTTGCAGAGTGCAACATTTGGAAAGGCACTGTTTCAGGCACATTGTTTCTCTCAAAAAGATCAAATATCTCTGTATAAAACTTTCTTAAACTCTCTGCTTCTGCTAAGAAATCAAATTTTCCATATCCCAACAATGCTGGACCAGAATAATTCATGCCGTCCGGATTGTCTTCTTTTAATTGCTTGTCGTATTCTTCTAACTTTTTAGCCACAAGCTCCATCATCTTGGCAAAGTCGTTGTAACTATCAAACACTAATATGTTACTAGTATCTACACCAGGATTACTCGACGAAAAAGCTGTGATTGATTGCCTAGGTAACTGTGGTATATCTTTCGGATCTCCTGTTCCACCTGTATAACGAATAAGGTATAAAGCAGAACCATTTGGTCTTGGAGAAATGTGTTTTTGTTTTACTCCATTTTTTGTTACAACTTCAAAAGTTTTATCTGCTGAAGGTATAGAATCTCCCTGCCCCACTGCAACAAGATTGGCAGCGTAATATTCATAAAAGTTATCTTGTGCATTCTGCAAAGCGATTTGTTCATGAAATTCTATATCGGTTCCGGGAATTGAACCTTGAGCCATCGATGGTGTCAACTCTGCGATAATGAGATAATCACCTGTCTCTGCATCTTTCCACGGAAGTCCGGGAGTTTTTTTTGTCCAAATTGTAGCCATATTAAGTTGTTTTTACATTCCTGCTGTTGATATATTTCGGGCTCGAGGGGTTTCTAAAATAATTGAATGAAAAGAATGCTGTATTTGTTGCATTTATTGCCAAAGAAGGAGCCTGAAAAGTGCTTTGTATACCTGTTGTAATCCCCCCTTGTATCTCGCATTCTATACTTGGAAGGGTCGTTGTCCCAACCATAAAGCCTCCTGGCACAAATGGGGGCAGCCCAACTGGATTGGGGACCATAATAGTTGTTGGAGCTATAGGGTGCGTGTGGTTCATCAAAGTGGCATTATAAGCTATTTGAGAATCTAAGAGGCCCTTGACAACGTTTGTCACATCTTGTAGTTGTTTATTCATCCTAATTAAAGCCTCTCTTAAGTTCTCTCCTTTGGGTATTGGCTGCAAACCAGATTCGTCATTGTTAACAATTAAATTAATTTCCGGAACGCTAACTATTTGCCCTCCTCTGGAGTTGTACCTATCACCTCCAGCAATAATCTTAATACCACCATCTCTACTTATAAACCTTAAAGCATCGGCTTTTGCAACAAAAGCAGATCTATTTTTAACGTTTCCTACTGTACCATCTGCAAGTCTAAAGTCGTCATCAACGTCAGAATTAGCACTTACGTAGCAAGTTGCTGCGTCGTATTCATTACTGGGACTTGCGTAGAGTTGGTCTCCTGTGTTGATATCAACTGAAGTGGCAAAACTTCCCATGGGACCTGCGACCATTCTAATTGCGGCGCATCTTTGTTCTCCCATCCCGCCATGGCCGCTAACAATATTCCCTGGTCTATCCGCGCCGAGAACAATACGCGCTCCTGTTCCTTCATTTCCGTAAACAACTTCATTTGCAGCCTTAATATATATTGGATATGGATTAGGACGAGGATTATTGCCAACACCAGCATTCGTCGGAGGACCTTGCAATTCTCGCAAGTACTTCAATTGCTTTTCTCTTAACTTAGCAAGATCAACTTTTTTTCTTTTTTCTGCCAATTGAAAATTTCCTCAAATCATACAAATTTAATTTTATCGCCGCTACCGTACTTAACTGAAATAATCGAACGCTTGAGCTATCGTGCCACCAAAATTGCCAAGGTTAGTCTTTTTAAGTTTTTTTCCTTTAATAACAGATTTTCCCATCTCTTCCATAAGTATGTTCCACGCAGTGTCGGGGGAAATGCCCATAATCCTCAATATGGAATAAAACTCTATTACTTTTCCATCAGAATGGTGAAAATGCCCATGGGCTATAACACCTTTAGACACGCCTGGTTTTAAACCTTCCATATTACCCCATGTGTAGATCATTGAAGAATCTAAAGCTGGGAACCCTAGAGGAATGGAAGGTATAGTTGAAGTTATATGAATAATAAGTTTATAGGCTGATTCTAGTTGCTTTCTACTTGGTATTAGAATGTTGCCTTTGTGCCCTAAAGGGATTCCGGGCATAACTATGTCGGTCGGTTCAGGCGTGTTTTTGTAATTACTTGCAAGCCCTGTGTTGAATGGATTATATATTTCAATTGCAACAGATACGGGATTGAACTCTTTGGCGTGCGATAGGACCCTGTGGACAGGATCTGCAGATTGAAACACTTTACCATATCTATCAACACCAAAATGGACTCCCAAAGTATTTTTTTCCAGAGCCTTATGTGTCAATTTCCGACCTCCATCAGGTATCTTTCCTGCGTCAAACGAAACGCGACCTGCGGCGCTTTCATGAATAATGATTGTATCTGGAGGCTTTTTTCTTTTATAACCGCTGGGCTTGTTTGTGCTAAGATTCATAAAAACATCGTCAGACTGAATTGTGAGATCTCCTATCCTCATTTTATGATTTCCTCCGCCAAAGATGAACGGTTTTCTGGGAGAGGCAGGATTATTATAGAGTTCTTTCGCGGTGCGTCTAATCCCTTCGCTTAGTTGTTGTGATACTTGATCGTCTGTGCTGTTGACTGGGCCTAAATAAATTGGAAATGTAAGATTTCTTCTGTCTTCGTAATCAACCCAAACTATAGTGCCTACTTGAGGCTCAGTCATGCCTGGTTTTTTAGATACAAAAGTTGGGTGCATTTCTATACTTTTAACATCGTCCGTGTCGACAGGGTATGTATGAATTTCAGGAATCCTTGCTTTTATAAAAATTATTTCGCCCTCGACGCCATCATCAAATAAAGCTGTCCAAAATCCTGAATTAATGTTTGTACCGTCTTCTTTCCAAACGCGAAGAACTTCAGCTTTAAAAGGACCAGCGTTTGCAAAAATATCTTCTTGCGTTGCTCGGGCGGCTGCGTCACGGATAAAAGTATCAAATGTCGAATCAGAAGTATACTCTCTGGTCACTAATGCTCGAGCTTGAGGATTTAAATCACCGCTACCATACTTAGTCATTTATCCAGATTCCTTAATTAAGTCAAATATTTCGTTCTTATCGTTTTCTGTTAAACCAACATCAGATTTAGTCTTCTTTTGGATTAACGCTGCAATTTTCACCAACTGCTCGTTTGACCTTTGTAGAGTTTCAACATATTTTGCCGCAATCTGGCCAACTTGCCCATGCCTGGTTTCATCGCCGGCAAGGTATGTCATGACATCTTTCAGGAGAGATTTAGTTACATCTCTATCCTGTCTAATGTTTTCAATAGATTCTTCTAAATATTTGTCCAGCTCGCTCATATAAATCGCTCCTTACTAGTGTAATTAGAATGATTTATATTTTTCCTTCATTCCAATCTTTTTTAAAAACCTGATATCTTGCCCTCATTTTATTCAAATTGTTGACCACTTGTTTAGTGTTTAAGCCCGTCAATTCTCTCAAATAAAGATAGATAGCTTTTTTATTAAAAATCTCAATATCATCGGAATTCTCAAGTAGGATCTTTATCGCTTCTAAAACTTTTCTCTCGTTGGTGCGTAGATTTTCCTGGCTCCAAAATTCAATTTGTTTCCAAAGGTTATCCCAAAACTCAACCTGTTCTCTTTTTTTATCATAATGATCGCTAACAGACATGTGGTTGTGTTCAACGTCTTTTGACAGATCTTCAAACTGAATCTCCCTTTTATGGCGCTGTGTGTTATTCTTTACTTTGTGAATAAACCAGTTCTTTGTGATAACACTAAAATATGAGAAGGCTTTTGACCCCTTTTCTGGATCAAACTTATCAAGAATAGTTGTTAGCCAAATTTTACATTCATCTCGCAATAAATCTATATTGGGTAGGTTTGAAAATTTGTAGGTAAACACAATCTTGTCCACCAGCTCGCTAAATGCAGGCTGTATATAAACTATATAAAGTTCAGTCCTTATTTTGATATCATTTGTCTTAGCATAGTCCACTATTGCTTCTTCATGAACTTTGGTAAAATAATATCTTTTTGATTTACTCTTCCTCTTCTTCGCCATCGTTTTCCTCTATCTCCTCCAAAGAATAAACATCTTTGAATTTATTAACACCCTCTACAACACTTTTAGAATGACTTATTAAAGCCTCCAATGTAGCATCTCCATAATATGTTTCCAATTGGTATAAAGATTCTAAGTGTTGAGAAAATGAATTCAGATCATAAAATAAGTCATCAATATTCTCAGATAAGAAAACAAACTTATTAAGAATGCTCCTTATATACCAAATTAGCCCTACGTTTAACAGAGCCAACAATGTGATAATTACATAACTCATGGGTTATAATCTTTTTTTAACTCCTCTTTCTGTTTTTTAATGTCCACTTTTGTTTCTTCAATATGTGTCTTGACCACTTCGCCAACCTTTTTTTGCCCTTTTTTCTTTTTTACATTCACAGGAAATACAGGTAGTTTTTTCAAAAAACCCTCACTTCCGCACTCTTCACAGCGCTCCAATGTTTCACTCATTAGATGAAAAGTTGTAAATCTTTTATCGCAAGATTCACAATGGTAAAAATACTTAGGCATTGCCGAAGAAATCGTCCTCTCTTGGCATAATTGGATCCTCGTCTACTTCCTTTTTCGGAACTCGAACAAGTGGAGGATTTTCAACAACCAGTTGTTCATTTTCGTCGACAGAAAAGTCAAGTTCTTTTAATAGCCCAGTCATATCACTCTGATCCATGATAGATTTTTGTAGCGCCATCATTAATGCACCCATTGCTTGATTAGAAAGTTTCATTTTATTCTCCTTTTTTATTATTCAATTACTGCGCGGCCTTTCAAACCTTCCCAGTCTCGTTCAGGCCTTACTTCAAGATTTGTTTCCCAAGCTGCTTTTATAACATTCACATTCAATCCAAGATCTTCTGCAAAGCTAATGAAGGCGTTGATATCTTTTGGAAAACAGCTTCCTCCAAAACCCAACTTGCCGTCAGGCCCTGGAACATTTAAATGCGAATCTCCAATTCTACCGTCCGAGACAAAGCCATGTAAAGCTTTTTGCCAATCGACTCCGACCTCATTTGCAACTCTTTTCATTTCATTCATGAATGATACCTTAACACTAAAGAAAACATTGCCAAAATATTTTATAAATTCAGCTGTCCTGTAGTCTGTTCTAACAAAGTTATGATTTTTAAACCTCATTTTATATAATTCTTCAACCCTGGCAACGTGCTCTTTGTCTCCGCCTAAAACAATTCTAGATTGGTTTAGAAAATCAAATTTAGCTTTTCTTTCCGTTAAAAACTCTGGATTGAATACAATATTTAATTTATTATATTTTTTTGCTAACTTTTTTGTTGTACCTGGGACAACAGTAGATTTCAGTATTACAACATTGTCCTTTCTTTTGTTCACTTCGCTAATTTGTTTAAACGCATTATGAATTATATCCAAATTAATAGAACCATCAGAATTCATTGGAGTAGGAACACTGACAAAAATAATATCTGAATTATTTACTGTCTCCTCCAAAGTGTTAGCACTTCTCATAGGATCTCTATCGTATACGTATACCGGTACCACTGGACTGAATCCAAAAGATGTTGACTGGCCAACGAAGCCATGTCCTACAATTCCAATTGCCTTAATCATTTTTACTCCTTTATATTTTCCAAGTTTTATATTCGGGCTCTTTTGTCTTGTTATCGTTGTGCATCCTATAGCGATAGAATGGCATTTTCAAATAATGAATATTGTAAAATTCTCCCAATCTTTTCCTAAGTTCTTCTTCTTCTCTATGTCTCATTTTCGGATTATAACCACCCATATCAAGTAGTAAGTCTCTTCTATACATTATACCACAGGATATGTTATCTTTTTCAGCACTTTTTCTCTCAATAACATCTTCATGATTATCGACCAAAACATAATCACAAGCCAATCCGAAAGCATCATGATTCGCTTCCAAATAAGATTTCATAAAATAGCAGGTTTCTGAATTTATAAAATCATCAGCATCAACGCGGATGACGTATTGAGATCTAGATTTTTTAATCCCTGCATTTGAAGATGCGGCAACTCCCATATTTTTCTTATTACGAATTACTTTTATTTCTTCCATAAAAGGTTCTAGTACTTCTAAAGAATTATCAGTGCTACAATCATCTACAACTATAACTTCGCAATTAACATTTTGTTGGCTTAAGCAACTTCTTATACATCTAGCAAGATATTTAGAATAGTTGTAATTTGTGATAATAATAGATACTTCTGGACTAGTCATAATTCTCCTCGTACCATAGACAGAACATTAAAATAGCAAATTTAAGATACTTATCTTTTACCTTTTTGATATTAAAGTTTTTAACAAAAACTTCTGTTTTTAGAGCATTTGATTTTGAAACCCAGCCATCAAAATTATCTATCCATTCTCCCACATTTAACATAAAACCAATTTTTGATCTGTGTACAAAGTCTTTATTAAAGTATTTTTCCAATATCTTTTTTATAGGGTACTTACGTATTTTACCAAATAATTTATCATATGTTAAGCTATTTGAATATTCAACAATTCTGTGATCTAAGAACGGCACACGAACTTCCAATGAATTGGCCATGCTCAAACGATCAACTTTTTGCAAAATATCCCCCTCCAAAAAAAATCTAATATCCAGAAGTCTCAATATCTCGCTCTTATCTTCTGGGATGTAAGGCAACTTAGTTAGCATATATTCATAAGTGTCTTTATTATATTTGTCGCTAATAAAATCATTATTTGTGTTTCGAAAGAAGTTCTTGCGAATGTCTTTTAAGTTATTGTATTTATTATATCCACAAAATACTTCGTCCGCACCGTCGCCCCCAAGCGCCACTGTTACATTTTTTGATATCTCTTTGGAAATTAAATATGTTGGAACTATAGAAGAGTCTGCAAATGGCTGACCAAAATACTTTACCAAACCTCTTAGAAAATCAAGACTTATATCTTCGTAGTTGATTGGCAAGTTGGTATGTTCTGTATCGCACTTTTCTACAACTTTTTCTGCGTATTTCCTTTCATTCAACTCATCGTCATTTATTTCAGCTGTAAAAGTTTTACACCTATCATGATTGGACATATGCTTAACAACTAGAGAAGAATCAGTTCCTCCTGATAAATAAGCTCCATAAGGGACGTCGCTGCGCATTCTAAGAAAAACAGAATCACTTATCAAAGATTCCAAATATTCTAAGTCTTCGAATTTTCGCTCATCTTGTTTTAAGGACCAATATTTTTCAACCTTCACAGAACCTTTTTCAAATTTAATATAATGTCCCGGTTCTAAACTTTTTATCTCATTCCAAATAGTATCTGGAGAAGCAATATAATAAGTGTTAAAGAACATGGATACTGCTTGCGGATTGATTGTAAGATTATCGACACCGATTAAATTTTTCAACGGAGAAAGCTCAGAACAAAAACTCAGGTCTTGATCTTTCAAGTAATAAAAAAGCGGTTTAATACCAAGTCTATCTCTAACTAAAATTGTTTTGCCGTTATCATAAATTGCAAAAGAAAACATTCCATTAATGTCCTCCAGTGTTTTATAAAGGCCAAAATTTCTATAATACTCTAATAAAACTTCTGTATCCGAATCGGTCTTAAATGTGGTATTCTTTATCCTATCTCTAAGCTCTCTGTAGTTGTAAATTTCACCATTAAAAACTAATGTTAAATTGCCCTTTTCAACAACCATTGGTTGCTGACCATTCTCAACATCAATGATCGACAATCGGGTGTGACCAAGTGATATATCTTTGTTATGAAACATACCATTTGAGTTAGGACCCCTGTGGTTTAGCTCATTTAGATTGCTTTCCTCTATCTTATACGCTGTAGAGCCAATTATGCCGCACATGTTATCACCTTGCAGGAAAAATCATTTGGATAATAAAGATCTCTAACTACAGGAGTGCCACTTAAACTAGCAGCAATAACATCTTTTCTTTTGATATTATATTCTTTTCTGAAACTTGAATTAATTCCTGTTTCAGGATTGGCAGTTAAAGAATTTTTATGGAACCTTCTATAATATAGACATTCGCTTAAGTTGTGAATGTCCTCTTCTCCCAGAATTCTTATAAATAAATCAGTATCGCCTCCCACCCTAGCTTCACCATCCCAACCTCCCAATTTATAAAGAATGCTTTTTCTAAACATTACCGTGCCATTCATACAAAATTTAAACTTTATATATTTATCATAGTCATTCGTCAAGTGTGTTAAAACCGATTTAAGCTCATCCCTCTTAATCTTTTTAGCATATTTGTTTACTCTCTCATTGTTCTCGACTATCTCTATAGAGATGGTATGCGGAAACCAATCACCCTCCCAAAACTCTTTCACAGCTGTGCCGAGACAAGCAACATCATTTTTTTCCATAAACCTAATTTGTTTTTCAAATCTTTCTGGATGGCTTATATCGTCAGCATCATGTAAAGCAAGATATTTCCCGACGCCTACATTCTTCAACGCAAAGTTTTTTGCTGCATATGTGCCGATATTTTTAGAAGAAGACAATATAACGAGTCTTTCGTCATCATATTGCTTCAAAATTTCTAATGTCGAATCTTGGCTATTATCGTTGAAAACCCATAATTTAAAATCCCCATAAGTTTGATTTAAAACTGAATCCACCGCCTCCCTAATTGTAGACTCAGAATTATATGCGCACATAACAACATCAATCATTTAAATATTCTCCCAACACTTTTCTCAACTTGCCTTCTGCAACTCTAACGATTTCTTCATTTTTGTCCTTCTTTTGGAACAGTTTTCCTTTGTTTTCTAATTTATACGTCGAAATTTCACCGCTTTCCAACAAAGGCAGGTTCTCCTTCAGAAGCTCAAATCCAGCAACGCATGAACTTAGAAAAACATCATATAGATCATAGTCAACTTTTAATTCTGCTTTCTTTTGAGCAATGATATCTCCCGCATCAATTGAATTGTCAACATAATGTAAAGTAGCTCCAATTGCTTCGGGGTTCTCTTCATAAATCGCCCAAAGAGAACTGTCAACCCCTCTGTAAGATTGCACGATTCCTGTGTGTATATTAATGGTTCCTTTTGCTGCTATATTGAATATATTTTCTTTTAATAAACCGCAGCCAAAAGTTAATATAAAATCTGGTTTAACCGATTTTATTAATGATTCGTATGCTTTACCGTTTATATCTCCAATAAGGCAAGTCGCACTACTCACTGGAGAGTTCCAATTTACACAGTCTTTAAACCATTGTGTTTCCTTTTTCAGGGCATTTTCTGAATCATATTCTTTGTGTTGAAATATGATCATGCTCACATCAAAATTCTCACACAACATTTTAGCATATGCTTTATGTCGCAAATTATTAGAGGTTATGATAACACATTTCACTTTATATCTCCATCGGTATGTAAGAAGCTCTTTTGAAAGCCTCGCCGCGTTCCTTATTTATCAAATAACCTCGCACTTTCGAAATCCCATCCAAAAAATTGAATATTCCATCAATAACATTTTCTTGAGAATTGTAAATTTTCATTGCCTCTATCTTCTTTGAATATGTCTTAGATATATCAACAATAAAATCAACCTTTGGCAAAGGGTCTGTAATTTCACAAGTCCACACATCGCCAACTTTGTGAGGCTTGCCAAGTTCTTTATGTATATTTTCACTAGATTTCCAACAGGCCTCTAATACAATTTTAGCAGTCTTCCTGTGATCTCTATGTTTATCTTTTGTATAGTGAGTTATCACCAAGTCAGGCTTAATCTCTCTTATTAGTGAAATGACCTTGTGAAAGTTTTTTTTTGAATTTTTAATATTCTGGCATTCTAAATTTAAATTATGAATCTTTGAAACTCCCAAAATTTCTGCAGCCTGTTCTGCCTCTTTTTTCCTTGTAGAGACAATATCACTATCAAACCTGCCGCTTTGGTCTACGCCTGTACCTCCGTCAGTCATAAAGACAACATCAACGATTGATCCATTAGAGGACCATTTTCTAATGGTTCCCCCGCAGCCAATTGTCTCATCATCCTGATGTGCTGCGAAAACTAATATTTTATTTGGATAATCCATCACAGTATTTTCTCAGTTCGATTAATTCCTCTTGTACCATAGAGCAAACATGGGCACTTTCAGTTTTGCATTGTAAACTATGACTTAATGTGTAATGCTTCTCTAGGACTTTGGCACCTCTTCTAACAGCCTCTTTGCATGCCTCAATACCAATTGAATGATCACTGTAGCCTATTAAAGGATCATCAAATTTATCTGGCATTAGTTTGATCGCCTCTTCCAAAGAATGAGGATACTTAGCAACACAGTGCATATATTTTACATTTTCGTTGTCAAAAGGGAACTCTTCCTTATCCCATTTACCCAATGAACAGTATGTTAATAAATCTTTATTATCGACCATTTCCTGGCAAAGGTCTAAGTCCCACTCTAACATCGAGCTGGCAATTTTATTTACTCCTAATCCTGCTTCTAAAACCCACTCATAACGATCTTTGTGAAATGGAGAAGCAAAGAAATCAATTCCCAAAGTATCGCAATATTGCCTAAGATCAAGAAACTGTTTGTTTGTCATAGTCAAATATTCCCAGGCTTCTCTATTTTCACCAGGCATCCTATAGGTGTCCCACAATTGCACCTTCACAGCATCTGCTCCACCATGCATTGATTGATTAATCATTGCTTTAGCTTTATCTACAGAACCTCCCCATTGACCACAAAGTTCACTTATAATATAAACTGACATTAAACCTCCTTATAAACGTCCATTTAGTAAATTAAAAAAATTGCTCTTTGGAGAACAACTTGTTACAGTAGAAAAAGTAATATTTCTACGAGTCTCTATGCAGGCACGAGTTCCAGAGTGGAGGCCGCAAGAATCAAACAATATTATATCTCCTGCTTTTCCTGTCGCGACAAACATCTCATATTCGCTGCCTCCAATAGTTACCGGTAAATTGTTCACTCTGTTATCGGGATGAATGTCATTTGGGGCATTGTTTGGATCCAAATATCCACAATGACTGTCGGGTTTCTTTGTGGCATATTCTGGCCAATTTTCACGACTGTTTTTATATGTCTTTTGATTGCGAACAAACATATCATAAAGATGCTCTTTATCAAACTCTTTTTTTATCCGATGTGAACCCTTGGCATAAAGCATTGGCGCAGCATATTTGTCCACGTCTTCAAGTAACAGCATAGCTTTTAACTGATGAGGAACAACGTCACGGTGCCAACCATTATGATTAATTGGAGCTGGCGAAACATATTCCATATTTGATCTGCAAATTTTGACACTTTGTAAATTATTGTATAGTGCAAATATTTTACGAAAATGTAAATGTTCAGCTATAATGTGCGCTCCGGGGGGATGTAAACCCCCTATACCTTTTGATTGGAACCTCACTTGCCCATCATTAGGATACAATTCTTCAAACGAAATCGCCTTTGGAGGCAAAGGAGGTACCTGCATTAAATCTCTCCAATTAGAATAAAACAAGTCGGGATTTGGAGGCAAGCCCAAATGTATTCGACCAGAAGTGCAGCTATAGGGCATAGTCAACTGACACAATCTATCTTGAAAAGCTTTAATTTCTTCGACCTGTTCATCAAACAAGAAACCCTCTACTCTCACTATGCCCCCCAGAAAAAGCCTTTCTACAGCTCCTCTGAGTTGTCCTTCGTAATCAAATTTAGAAAAATAGTCTTCTTGTTTTTCGTCAAAAGCAGAATATAATTCAATAAATTTTTCTTTATCTTCTGATATCTGCTTCTTTATATCGCTTATCTCCTGATCTCCGAAATTTTTCTTAATAGCTTTTGCCATTTCTTTCGTATTATGATTTGCTACTGATTCGTAAACTTTATCTACAATACTTTTCATTTTTTTTCCCTATTTTCTATATATTCAACATCTTCAATTGTATGAACGTCATGCAGCTCGCAAACAACAACACCACAACTAGTACTCAAATCCTCTTGGAATACATAATCACCTTTGAAAACACGGAAAGCTGCGTTTTGCATAAGATTTGAATCTACACTGAAAACTTCATCTCTTTCATATTGTAACAAAGTATCGATACCGTTGTCAAGATCTTTTCCAGTTATTTCTGGAGAATTTGGCTGCAAAGATAAATAAATGTCAGCCGGGGCGATGTTTCTTGCGGCTTGCCTGATAACAACTTGTTTGTAAGTTTTAGAATCTGCTAACTCAGGTGATCTGTTATGTATCTTTGCCCCATACTTTAAAGCAATGTTAGCAACCTTTTCACTTTCTGTGCTAACCCAAGGCTCAATGTCGTACTTAGAATCTTTACATGCCTTTATAGCCCAATACAACATTGGCTTTCCCCAAATGGGGTGTATATTTTTTTCAAAAAGCCTCCTGGAACTTCCTTTGGCTGGTATTATTGCTACAATCTTCATTTTATCCTACATTATCTAATATGTTTTTACAAACGTCCTTTCTGTTAAAAAGATATTTTTCAGACGCTTCGTTGAATTCCGAGTCATGACTTTTATTAATTAAATCTCTCACCGCTTCTTGCAGCTCGCTAGAATTAAAATCTGTTTTCATTTGCTTACAATATGAATAATCATATAAAAAATCCAACAATAGTCTAAAAGGTTTTATATCAAAATTAATTAAAGGTTTCCTTAGTATAACACATTCTTTGATAGAAGTCGAGCTAAAATTTACAACAAAATCAGATATTTCCATTAATTCCATTGTTGTGTGCGGGTACCAAGAATTATCTATAAAATAATAGTCTCCCTTCAAGTGTTCCTGAACAAGATCTTTACCTCGGGTCTTTACTAGAATCTTATATCCCATCTCTCGCAAGCTGCGATATATTTTATTTAAATCGACTTTATTTAAGTCTCGAGTACGAGGGAATATTACCAGAGCCTTCTTGCTATCGTCCAAATTATATTTTTTATTTATTTCCTCTTTACTAAGTTCTACTCCATACTTTGGAGAACCAAGATAGAGGTTTTTATCTGACACTTTGTTATAATATTCTGCAATATGTTTGCTCGGGAATATCACATGATCAACCTTGTCAATATAGTTTTCATAACTTGTTGTGAAATCAGTCATATAGGTTATTGAGTATTTTTTATTTTCATAATTAATATAGTCTACTCCACATCCCTCAATCAAAAATGTGGTATCTGGGTAATTGTTAACTTGCGCCAACTGTAAAATATCTACATCGTGTTTATCATTTATATGCTTAAAAACATCTTGAAATCTATAAGGATTATTATATTTTGCGTTTGGTGCAATAAAGATTCTGGACTTGATGGACCTCTTGTTTCCTTCTAATATTAGTGGCATAAAATATCTCATGAAAGTCATCTCTGTGACAATAAAATTCATTTTTTAATTCCACCAACCAAAATATAAAGTTGAGGACCATCATCCCACAGGGACATCATTGTGTGGGAGGCTGTAAAATATTCTTTAATATAACTCAGATCCATAACTTTCGGGACTTCATCAAAGATAGCTTTTTTCACATCGTCATAGCCAAATTTTTTAACTCTACGTGAAAATAATTCGAATTGGTAATCTTCAAAAAATGAATCATCCCAAATTGCTGACCATAAAAAATTATCCTCTTTGTAAGCATGTTCCTGTTCCCCATCCTTTATCCATCCGATTTTGTAATTTTCAAACCTCCAGTGATCTCCCAGCCCCCAATCCACATACAATCTTCCACCGTCATTTAAGTTATCATAACATCTTTTAATCAAACCTTCTGGATCTTTTGCAAAATAAGCACATCGTGTGCAAATTATAGTGTCGTATTTTTTATCCAACTTCCATTCGGAATTAATATCCCAATTATTCAATTGTAGATCGTACAAATCTCCGTGGAAGAAATTGTTATTTGTAAAACCTAAAAGTGCCACATCACCAATTGGCGCGATATTGGTTTTATAAAAGTTGGAAATAAATGGATCTGATCTTCCCACTAAAACTTATCCATAAAACAAAACTCTACTTCATCTTTCAGCGGCGTCAAGAAATCAACTAGCTCGCTTACATATTGCTTACTTAGATAATTTCTATCCCACTCACAAGCATGGTAAACAATGCCTGTTTTCTCGTGCATTTTAAGCTCTCTGAATGGTGGGAACACATTTGAGTATGTAACTTTACCATATTCTTTATCCTTTCCTTGATAAGTCTCTAGAGCATAATCAATGTCGGAAATTGCTAACAGTTCCATATTCATATCTTTAAAAGCGTCAAACGCAGCTGGACACATCCTCCAAGCTGGTGGCCTGAACATGGACTTAAAAGTATCACCTAGGCCTGATTTTTCTACAACTTCGTACATTTGTGCAATTCTTTTTTTTGCTTGCTCATAATCAAGATGCAAGAATTCGTTATTATCATTTTTTCCGGGGATACCATGGTAATACCCGTGATAACCAATCTCAAAATTTTCCTTTGGCAGGTTTTTAATATATTCGCAAAATCCCGGATGCTGATCCAGAATCAAAGGACTTCTAGTGATTGTTATTGGCTTTTGTGTTCTCCAATAAGCAACTGGAACAAACAAACTAAATTTGATATCCGGAAACACCTCTATCAAATCATAGCATTGTTCTAAAACTTTTATCGACGATCTCGGATGTGGAGACACGTCATCTATACTTATATTAACTTTATAATTCATTTATAACTTCCACGTATTTATTAATAACATTATCAATATGATCATTATAGCACAAAACTTTATCTTTATAAAAACTGTAATTATCTGCTACTTTTTCAATTGAACTAATCATTTGTTCAAAAGTTGAATATTCTTCCCCATAATCTTCACAATAGTCTATAATACTTCCTCCGCCTTTATGGTAAACCACCGGAAGGCCAGAAGCAATTGCTTCGAGAACATGATTTGCGCCAGCCTCTTCAATCGAAGCAGTGATATATACATCATTTTGTGGCAATAATTTTGAAAGTTGCGAAGCATCAATTGGAGAAATATAATTCGAATTATGTAAAATTAAATTATC